AACAAGACACGTTACGCACATCCGTGCTCATATCTGGAACAAGGTTCCTATCCTTGGTCAGTCAATGTTCGACCGCAGAACTGTGCCTCTCGATAAGTGTACAGGTAGCACTATCAAGAAGAACATGGTGAGTTATGATGAAGTTTCTGGTAAATTACGTTATGCATCGCATCGTCATAAATGTCTCAGTTGTGCGGGCATGCGACCAAAAGATGTCAGATCAAGACGCCTAAAACTCAAGGAGGACACAAAAGCTGCTATTGATGACTGGGATCAACAAATGGATTGTGATTAAAACGGATTTATTGAATAGAAGCATTTTTGCTTATAAGATGGATCTACTAAAACGTGAAGCTAAAAAGGTATTTCAAACACTTGGAGCTGGATTCAGTGAAAAGGTGTATCACAACGCAATTGAAGTTTTATTAAAAAAGAATAGCATAAGATTTGAATCAGAACAAGTTATTCCTGTAATGTTTGAAGGAGTAGAAGTTGGCAATGTTCGTGCTGATTTGGTAATTGATAAAAAACTAGTTGTTGAACTAAAACGCGGATCATCAATAAAAGATAAACATTCTACACAATGTTACATGTATATGAAACTCCTGAAAATCCCAAACGGAATAATTATTAATTTTCCAGAGGATGATGACGATGAAGTTGATTTTCAAGATATAACTGCTAACTTCCTAAAACCCACTACAAGTGCTAAAACAGGAGCTTGTTACAGATGTGGTAGAGAAGGACATTATTCTCCAGACTGTTATGCAAAAAGACACGTAAAAGGTTATGAACTAGACTGAACGAATAAACTCCCATTTCAAATAATCACAAATCTTCTTCCAAATCTGGTCATGTGCTATTAGTCTATCACGACTTTTTAGCAAAGGAAAATACACCTTATACTCGTCCAAATCTAATAGCTCGAAGAACTTGTAAAGGATATACGAATAAGAAAGAAAATTAGTACGATCATCAGGACAATAAAGCAAAAATGGGGCTTGAATTTCCTGAAACATGGCTCGTATTTTTTCTTCGATCTCCGGTGTGATAGTTGGAGGCGGATTGCCATTGAGTCGAGAGAGGATGTGGGTTGCGTGCTCATAATACTTAGATCTGTTGAGCTTCTTTAAAATCTCTCGCATGGCAATCTCAGTAAGTTCTGCAATATTTTGAATACGCCGTTTCTTTATTTCACATATAACTTCATGCATTACCTCGTCGGGTATGATCGTACTTTCCTTTGCTTGAAATTGATTTAGAATCTCATTAAGATGATTAATCTTTTTATACGCGTAATTATTGCGTTCTTTGGGAGGATCACGAAATGATGGAAAATCAGAAACTACTAACATATATTCTTCAGATCCACATTTGGGACATACGAGTATACCTTCTTCGGAAAGTTCTTCGCGTGCGATATTACATCTATCACAGTGCTCAGTAGTATAAGTTTTTTCTGTGATTTCTACTCCTGTATTGATTTTCATGCGTGTAGTAAATTCGTCGTATAAATCTTTCTTTGATACGGAAGAGGTGTCTTGAGTAGTTTGAGTTAGATACTTAACAAATGTATTTTGATCAGCGGGTGTTGACGCCATGGCTTGAACCTTGTCAGAGCCACCGTAATATTTCAGAATGATATCGGCATTGCGAACATAGTAATCTTTTAGAGGGTCATCTTGGGCTAAGCGGCGATCTATAGTTCTAATTTCATCTTGTAGTTTTGTAGCCTTGTACATGTCTTGCATATCACCCAGCTCTCGTTCAATTTCTGCCTTTCTAGTTTGAAGTTCTTCAATGTTAGTATCTCTCATCTCCGTAATTAGTGACTGATGAATTGAGTCTAACGTTCCTGAAACTGTTTCAGAAGCCTTAGACTTTGCAGCTGTATCTCTGGACTTTTTTATACGAAATATGTTGTCCATTTAATTAAACTTAATCATCTACCTGAAAATACGAAATACAAAACTCCTAGTCCTGCGATTATAGTTGGAATTACAGATACAAGTTCTTGTTTATTCGTGAATGATTCTGGTGGAGACGCACATTGTGATGGGTCTACTTGTTGACATTGACTTGCCGCAAGATCAGGGCTCAATGATGTAGTTAAAAATCTTGACTGATTTCCAGAACCACTTACAGGACAAGACATACAAACACAAGGAGGATTTGAATCAGCTACAAGAGCTGAAAAAAGATAAAGAGGATTTAAGCCTTCAATATCATCAACTACTCCTGGAATTAGCCCATTAAAGTCAGAACCTAGTTCTGAAATAGCTGCCGGTAAAGCACCCGCACCAGTTGACATATTGTTAATATAATTATATCTCGGCTGTAGAGACCCGTTTGGGGCGGCGCACATTCCACCAGTATTCACAAAGTACTGATTACCAAGTGGAGGATTACCCGTGATTAACGCTTCAGTATAATATGCAATCGCATTAGCGTTTGTACCAAGTTGACCAAATGATCCATTTGACCCAACACCTAATGATGTCGGTCCTGTTATAGAATCAGCATAACTATACGAAGGACCCAAGAGATCTGTTTGTACGTTTGATGCTCCATTTTCTATATCAGACCATAAAGAATTGCCTCCTAGGTCTGCCATTATTAATTACTTATGTTTTTTGATATACTCAATCGCTTGTTTTTGATACTCGGTATTAGTAAACATACATGGTCGCTGGATAAGCATACTTTTTACAACTGTTTCGATACTACATCCAAACTTTAAGCACATATAAATAAGAGTTAGAAATCCACTGCGATTAATTCCACATTCACAATGAACGTAAATTGTTTTACATTCAGAATCACTTAGAAACTTATTCATCGAAGATTCAAATAGAGGATACCATTTCGTAATATCTTCTGTTTGGCGATCCAATGCATTAATACACGCGATTCTATCCGGAAACTCAGCTTTAAACCATTCTGACGTTATCCGATCTTCGGCACAGTTTACGACATGTGTGATGTTGTATGTTGCAAGTGTATACAAATCAACATTGTTAGCTGATCCAACAACAATACGGGGATGTACTAATGCCAGTGGGTCTAATTTCCATCCCTTTGAGTTGCGTCTATATTTTTCCCAAAGTTCTTCCATTTAGTACTCTTATTAAATTCATTGAAAACGTATTCGTTTTACTCAAGAATCTTTATAGTAACAAAATGATTCCAATTACTACAATGGATTACAAGCCAACACACAATGTGCATTTGCACTACGCAGAGATTTATAAGCGCAACAAGCTAATGGCATCGTCAAAGAATAAGATAGGTACTAGGTCTCGTGGATGTGGATGGTCAGACAACACTCTACACGCAGAACGGGCAGTTGTGAAGCGTTTCGGTGACACTTCACAACTTCACGGATGTATTCTGATTGTCGTACGTATTAACAAGAAGGGTGAGCTTCTTAACTCAAAGCCGTGTCCCGACTGTCAAAAGTTTCTTGAGAAGTGTATGAAGGAGTATGGTCTTTTAAAGGTAATGTACTCCTGATATACAAGGATGAGTAAGCTCTATATTGTAACATATAGAAGCGAAAGCGAACTAGAAGATTGTATTTTTACAGTAAATTGGGAGAAAGCTCTGGAGCTTCTAAATAAGAAACCGAAACAAAAGCAGATTATTGAATACACTTTTGATTCGAACGGAGTTTCAACTTTTTGGAATGCGTTTCACTATTATGTTAATGGGAATCTGATTACGGACTCTATTCAAAATAATGAGCCAAATAAAGTTCCAACTACATATGCGATCGCAACTGCGACACCAGCTAAAATCGCTGCGCCCATGTAAGACGGCACACCTCCTGCGGTGTAAGTATTAGGAATATACTGAAGAATTAGAGATCTAGGTGTGCTTAGAGAAATAATCATAGCCGCCGCAAAAAAACCAAAATATACCATCAGATTTTTTACAGCGTACCGAACGGTGTTAAATGTCTGATTATGATTTGTAAGATTCATCGCGGGTTTCTGAGCAGATGTGTTTGTAGGTGAAATAAACGGATCTACGCCTCCGGTCACAATCGGTGAGAAGGTAGTTGACTGCGGAAGTTGAGGATTTTGAACGGGACCGCTTCCAAGTAGATCGCTTAAGTCAGTCGCACCATCTGCCATTTATCTAGAAGGGAGGATTTCACATTGAGCATCCTCCGCGTGATATTGATAGCATTTATTATTGACTTTAACGGTTTTTCCTTGGACTTCGTGAACCGGAAGAGCTAACACAGCCTTGCTTTGAAACGGTTTATGAAATAAAAGAATGGCTACACCTAGACCAATAATGAATGATAGTAGTGGTAAAGTGTCCTTAGACACTGGATTCATTTGTGTTGAGATGCGATGAAATTAAGAGAGGTTGAATCTGCTCCACATGGAACTTCCTTTGTTTTAAATTTCACACATCCCGAATCAGTGTGTAGAAGGTTATCACCATCTGGCGTCGGAACTTGAGGTATATTTCTTGTCGGAGGTGTGAACACCGCAGATATAGTTAACCCAGTCAAAAACCCTACAAATAACCAAAATACTGAGAACATACTTGTTTAACTTGTTAATGTTAATTGAATAATTTCACCGGTTTCAGAATTCCAATATAACGGAGCGAAACCTGTCGGAACGGTGTCACTGCTAACCACACGAATAGGTTTTACAATAAAAGCAGGATCACTACCAGTATAGTTTAATTCCGCTCCACTGGCATTCAGAATAATACTATTCGCAGATTGATTTATTCTTCCAGCTTGATATCCTACAGCCACTGCGTTTGCACCTTGAGTAGCTTGTCCAGCCTCACGTCCTATAGCTACTGCGTTTGCACCTTGTGTGGTATTTCCTGCGCCGCCTCCTACAGCTACTGCGTTTGCACCTTGTGTGGTATTTCCTGCGCCGCCTCCTACAGCTGTTGCTACGCCACCTTGATTGGTGAATCCTGCACCAGCTCCTACAGCTACTGCTTCTTGACCTTGTGTAGTTTTTCCAGCACCAGTTCCTACAGCTACTGCTCCTCCACTTTGATTAGTTTGCCCAGCTTCTTGACCTATAGCTACTGCTGATTCGCCTTGAGTTATACTTCCAGCATTTGCTCCTACAGCTACTGCTAGTCTAGCTTGAGAATCTTCTCCAGCCTGATTTCCTATAGCTACTGCTGAATATCCTTGAGTAGTTTTTCCAGCTTCACTCCCCATAGCTACTGCTGATTCGCCTTGAGTAGTTTTTCCAGCTGTGTATCCTACAGCTACTGATGAACTACCTTGTGTAGTCATTCCAGCTTCATTCCCTACTGCTACTGCTAATGTACTTTGACCTGTTTCTGCAGCAAGAAACCCCACAGCTACTGCTGCCAGACCCTGATCTGAATATCCTGCGCCGTTTCCTACAGCTGTTGCATGCGAGCCTTGACTAGTCTTTCCAGCAGAAGCTCCTACAGCTGTTGCTGAAGTACCTTGAGTAATTCTCCCTGCGTGTCTTCCCACGGCTACTGCTTGGGCACCTTGGGTTTCCTCTCCGGCTTCTCTTCCCACGGCTACTGCTTCGGCACCTTGTCCTTCTACACCAGCCTGATGTCCTACAGCTACTGCTTCCATACCTTGTGACTCTTCTCCAGCCTGATTTCCTATAGCTACTGCTGATTCGCCTTGTGTAAGACCTCCAGCATTTGATCCTACAGCTACTGCTCGTCTAGCTTGACTATCTCTTCCAGCCTGATTTCCTATAGCTACTGCTCGTTCAGCTTGATTAGTATTTCCAGCAAAATACCCTACAGCTACTGATGACGTAGCTTGTGAAGTAAGTCCAGCTTGGTGTCCTACAGCTACTGATGACGTAGCTTGTGAAGTAAGTCCAGCTTGGTATCCTACAGCTACCGAATATTCACCTTGCGTAAAACCTCCAGCCCCACCTCCTATAGCTACCGAGTATATGCCTTGAGTAGTATTTCCAGCCTCAACTCCTATAGCCACTGCGTCGCTACCTTGATCAGTGTATCCTGCGCCACTTCCTAAAGTTATCCTAGTTGTTCCCACAGTCCACGTAGAAGTGTCGTAATCCCAATAAAGGTATTCGCCATGAGAAGTTCCTGTCATACTTAGTCCTCCGGCACCTGGGGGACCCGTGGGACCCGTAGGACCATCCGAAGGACCCGTAGGACCTATAGGACCCGTGGGACCCGTGGGACCCGTGGGACCATCCGAAGGACCCGTAGGACCTATTGGACCCGTGGGACCTGTGGAACCACCACCACCGCCGCCACCACCAGCGGGACCCGTAGGACCAGGAATACCTTGATCACCTTTAGGACCTGTAGCCCCTGTAGCCCCTGTAGCCCCTGTAGCCCCTGTAGCCCCTGTAGCCCCTGTAGCCCCTGTAGCACCTGTAGAACCTGTAGCCCCACCGCCACTACCACTACCGGGAGGACCTGTAGGACCAACTTGTCCTGTGGCACCTGTGGCACCTGTGGCACCTGTGGCACCTGTGGCTCCACCGCCACTACCACTACCAGCGGGACCTGTAGGTCCAGGAATACCTTGAGGACCCGTGGGACCTGTAGCTCCACCTCCACTACCACTACCGGGAGGACCCGTAGGACCTGTGGCACCTGTAGTGCCACCGCCAGTACCAGGGAAACTAGGATAACCCGGATAACCCATTGGACCAGGAGGACCAGGTTCGCCTCTACGGCCTCTAGGACCTGTATGACCCCTACGACCTGTATCACCTGTATCGCCCTTTGGTCCTGTACTAGCTAAACCTGTAGGACCTGTGGCACCCGTGGATCCGGTTGGACCTGTACGACCAGTAGGGCCTGTAAAACCTGTACGACCAGTGGGGCCTGTAAACCCTGTACGTCCAGTAGCTCCGGTGGCACCCGTAGGACCCGTATGACCTGTAGGGCCCGTGGCACCTGTAGAACCTGTAGCTCCAGTGGCGCCTGTAGAACCTGTAGCTCCTGTGGCTCCTGTGGCGCCTGTAGCTCCAGTAGCACCCGTGGATCCAGTAGCACCCGTGGATCCAGTAGAACCTGTACGACCCGTAGCACCTGTGGATCCAGTAGAACCTGTACGGCCCGTAGGTCCAGTAGGACCGGTATCGCCTGTATCACCTATATCGCCTGGTTCACCCATAGGACCTGTGGCACCTGTGGATCCGGTATCTCCTCTAAGACCTGGTTCACCTATACTTCCTCTAATGCCTTGAACACCCGGAGGACCTAGAGGACCTGGAGGACCTGGAGGACCCGGAGGTCCTGTACCGCCCAATTCGACACCCGATCCTCCCGATATGCCCCTAATATCTCTCCAAAAGCCTCCACCTCTAGGTCCGATTTTTAGTATATTATTTGTGATATCAAATCCAGGTTCACCTTCTTCAAGTTTTACTGTCGAGGCTAACCAATTGGCAGCAGTATCTCTGCGCAATTGAAACTTCACTACAGCAACAGGTGTTGTCATTATATATTACTTATTAATTTCCATACATTACAATTACGTAAATCATTAATAAATACAAGTTTACCTATGCGCCTCCACCAGAGGCAGTTTCAGTTGCTAATGTCGAGGCATCTCCTCCAGCTACACTTTCATCTGCTAATGTCGAGGCACCTCCACCACCTACATCTTCAACTGGTTCCGGAGGAGTCTCAATAAATACTCGCCCCGAAGCACCTCCGCCTCCTACAGTTTCGGTTGGTACTGTTGAAGCGCCCCCTCCCAATACAACTCCTGGTGTTACCAAAAAGGCACCTCCTGCGCCCAAAATTAATGTTACTTCCTCAGTAATTACCCTATCTTTTCCAACCTTAGTACAGCATAGTTTAATCAAATAAACTAATCTACTAAAATCGGGCTTACAGTTAGTTGTCGCATAAATAGGGTTATTGTTTAAGGCAATAGACCCAGGATACTGTACTTTTCGTACGGAGACTTCCGCAAGGATCCGCCGTTTGTTAGTATAACATTGGGCACTCATTTACTTTCACCTGCGGGAATTCTAAGCTTACGTTTTACTTTGACAACAGGTACAGGAAGAGTTTCAACCGGTTCACCTTTCATAGCTTCAAATCGCTGACGCACCTGTTCTACGGGAATGCCCCTGTACACCATCTCCAGTTTCAATTTGAGGAATTTGTCCATACTCTACTATAGGAACATTTCTTACGGCGTTGTTCCACATACGTGGTTCAAACTTAACTTTTTGTAGTTCTGGAGGAGTTGCCGTTCCATGACTTGCGTATAAAAAGTATGCGAATGACCCTACAACCACAATTAGCAATATGATGTTAAACCAAATCGAGAAAGCAGAGTCTCTAACGGATTTTACCCAAATAAGGTTATTTTCCATTTGAGATGCCGTATCTTTTACTAAATGAAACATCTTACTGAAACATAAGAAGATTGAATGGCATCTTTAACCACAGTCTATATGATTTCAATAATACTGACAAGTATAGCAGGAATAGGATCTGCTTTTGTTGGAAATAAGATTTACCCGATAACTGGAGGAGCTGTAGCACCTGTAGAGAAGCCTGTAGAGAAGCCTGTAGAGAAGCCTGTAGAGAAACCTATAGAGAAACCTGTAGAGAAACCTGTAGAATTAGAAGATAAACCTTCTGAACCTCTAGAAGAGACTATTAAAACCGAGTTTAATATGGACGATGAGTTTGCTAAGAATGTAGTTGCGTTTATCAAGACTCCGGTTACGCAATGGAAGAGCATCGCAGCTGATCCTCGTGAACTAAAGCAAAAGTTTATGAGAGCTCTTACTCATCCAAATCTTAACAAATGTCCTGCGAGATTACTTGACATATGTAAAATTGTAAATATAAAGTATTCTAACATGTCTGATTTTATTAACGAGAAGCCGTATACCCCATATGGGGATCAAAGCGTTGATGCTGTTGCTGTTCTGTCTGGCAGTCGGTAAGTATTATATTTAATTTATCGAGTAGCACATCGATATATTTATTTGTAGAATTGTGTTTACATATTGTTATCTTTTCAGTCTTACTCTCAAGAATAATACGAATAACTTCGTACTGTTCTTGGGGCGTTATAGTTGACATACATATCGTCAATGGTGAATTCTTATACATAAGATGTTCTCTGATAACATCCATTAAGTATTCATACTAAAGTTTGTTAAAACGCATTAAGCTTTTGCGCAAGAGGATTACTATTGAACGCATTGAGAATACTGGGATGATTTCTCTCGACGTGAATGTCTTCTTGTAGGGGGCGATTGAATTTGTATGAGCCAAGATGCTCAGCAGAAGCTGCGTTGGCCGATTTACCAGGGTGGAAGCGTGTTGCATCAATAATTGCCTGCTCATTACGATTAGATGTTACACCAACATTTTCAGGACCTAGTGCGATACCGTTTCCTGCTGTACCAGCCGGTCCAGGACGACCTTCAGCTGTGAGTCTCATGAACTCTGCGTATGGCTCAGTAAATGCGCGAATATACGGGGCAAGAATGGCAATAGTACCACCAACAGACCCGAAGTATTCCCTTCCAGTTGTCTCACGAGCCTGAGCCTTCATCGGTTGCTCTGAGTAGATTCTGGGCGCAGTTTGAGCTCCTACAGCTGTGTTGGCACGATCCATTCCAAGAACAACAAAACGATCGGGTTTATTCTTTGTTACGTCAGCCTGAATACCCGGTAGTGTTACATTATGGGCTCCGGGTATGGCAGGCGGTTCATATGATAGTTTAGGTTTAGTAACTACTCGTAGTTCATCAGTTGTTCTCGGAAGAGTAAAGTTACGAAGTTGATCCTGCTGAAATCCGCCCTTGGGGATATTTGTGTATCCATCATCTGCGCCAGGACCAACCTGAACCTGGTCAATTGGAAACACATTCTTCATGTTTTGCCCACTTACCATACGAGACTGTTCAAACTCCGTCTCAGACTGTCTACCGAATGGATTTCCTGTTCCGGGTTTAGCATCATACAGAGACTGTACCTCACGCTTCTGAAAATACTCTTTGCCAGCTCCTGTATGATGATCTAGTATGGAATCTGTGGCACCCGAATACATGCTCTGGGTTGTACGCGGTCCAAAAAACGGTACTTCATTATTGTGGCCATCTTGCTGTTGAGAGTGTACTACGTGGTCCTGATGGACTTCAACTGGACGGGGATCGGCATTACCATTTGTAAACTTCTCAGATTCGGTAGTGGTTCCACTAGATTGGTCTTTTGCTAACATATATCCAACTGCGCCCAATCCTAATAGAAGTGCTGCTTCAATCATCTTTGTATTTGCCGTTTACTTTTTCTTGTCTAGTCTTGCGGATTGTGGTTTAGGCTGTGTTCCCACAACCTTCTGACGATTATCATGTTGCCATGTCATTGTACGATGAGTCTGATCTGTTTCAGCCGCATTTGGTGGAATAAAGGCTGGAGCAAATGGTACATCATTTTCTGGAACGAATACATTTCGTCGCACAGGAGTATTTAAAGCGTAATTCATTTCTTATACTAACTATGCGTTCTTTTTAAGTGTTGGTGTATGAGAATCAACATTCCATTCAGACCATCCGGTACGATTAAAGGCAGAAACGGTCATTCGACTGAGCATACCCTTATACTTGTCAACTAGTCTCTCGAATGAAGCACTATCTGTTCCAGGCACAGGTAGAGGAAATTTGGTAGATTTATTAGTGGGTTTTACACCATAACAGTTGACACCAAACTTATTAGAAGGGTTGAAATAACCACCATTTACTCCAGGTCTTCCACATCCGGTACGCTTCGCAGCATCACTCTCTTGCTGTAGAGATTCCCACGTGGATTGCTGTGTAGGAAACAGAGCCATTCCGCCCTGTGTCCATCCATAGCCACACCATTCACCGCCTGCGTTATATGCGTCATTTACCTGATCGTATGTGGCAAGCTCTGAATTATACGCTGCGCATACGGCTGGAGCATCATCATAAGTATAATCATTTCCACTTACGAAAAAAACTTCATTCTTTTCTAGAGATTGTGGTTGAGGAGTAATTGATATGGCTTCTGCGGGAGCCGGTGTTTTTTCATAGAATCCGATATCGATTCCGTTAGGAGAAGTTTTGATGTTAAGTACTCCCATTTTGAATAGTACAAATCCGATCAAACCGACTAGAACAATTACCACCAGTAATGAGACTACACTACCAGTTGAAACCAAAACTACTACAGAAAGCAGAGCTAAACCCGCCATGGATACCATAAGTATTGTTGGAACAGGAATCATCTTTGTTAATTCTCTAGACGATAATAAATCAGTAATCTCATCTTATTTGAAATCGGAAACTGTTTTGGACCATGTTCTTGGAGGTGACTATCATTAATGGTATACCACGATGAACCCGGTGGCATATTCCTACCGTATCCCCACCAATGCATTCCATTATAGCAACTCACCGACACAAGAGCGTAGTGCCTCTTATTTAACGCAAGAATACTTGAATAGTCTACAGACCCATTTGTAGGAATCATATGAAACATCATCACCTTTGGAAATGATCCAATAAGCTGCTGCTTCTTACATCCCTGTTTTCCACACTTCTCACACTTCCATCCATCAATTGTATTCTCTTTTACTGCGTCCGTAATACAGTCAATCATAGGACGATTTTTGGCATCGCTTGATATAGGAAATTCAATAACAGAATCCTCTCTTACCTGTTTCGCATCACAATTGACACATTGAATAGAATCAGCAATCTTAAAGCGCATCAGCTTATCTAGAAAGGGTAGCTTATCGCATAAATAGTGTAGAAGTTCATGTGAATCTCCGATCCCATTTCCTGCTGGCATTACCTCTGTTCTGACTGCCTCAAATAATTGCTTCAGTCCATCTTCTCCCTTTGTTCTCCAAATTTTACACAAACATTCGTCAATTACATTGCCCTTGTCGAACGCTTCTGTGTTGTAACGCTCTTGTACTTCTGGGATACGAAATACAGCTTGAATACATGTATTTACCCAGCAACTCCCTCTATGATTGTGAAGTCCGAACATATTGTCTTTTAATGTTGAAATTTAGAGAAGTCTGCTAAGAACGGTTGCGGTTCGTTTTCCTCCATTGGAAATGCTTTTGCTAAATCCGGATTAAACTTGTATGTATCTTCATCTTCAATATCATCGGATGCGTGGTGACCAGCAGGCTTGACATTGGTCTTAGATTTAGATTTAGATTTATTTCTATTTAATGCTCCCGGAATAGGTGTGATTTCGGGTCCATAAATGTCAGGATACATATTTGTTCCGTCTTCTCCTCCGTTTGATGACGCGGGAGCTGGCTCTTCTAGTTTGGGAACCTTAGGGCCATAAATTGGTTCTTCGTTTGGAGTTAAGCTTGGTGTCTTATCCTTTGTTCCAAATGTACGTAATGTCGCAAGAAGATCTTTATTCGTCATCTTTTCGAGATTAGGTTTGTAAAATACAATAATCGCAATCGCAAGAAGTAAACCCCATATCCATACGTACTCCATTCTCTTTGTTCAAAGCAAAGAAATCTAAGCACACAGAAGTTCTGTAGTTGACACTTTCTCCTCAGTTACAGGAGGCGTATTAAATTTTTTCGCGAACCAGTGTTTGGGGTGTAGTGTCTCACATGTTAGATTGTTTACGATTATTTTTTCATGCTCGTCCATTAAAATATTATACATTAATTCACCATTGTATTCTACTTTCACTACATTTTCAACATGATCTAGAAGTTTGTAGGCTGGATACATTTCACCATTGTATTCTACTCCGTGATGCTTACTCGTTATAGTATCTTCGCTAGGAACATTTTCGCCTAATGAGTCTTTCTTAAAACACACCATAAACGTATTTTCATCTATTGTTTTGGTTACTGTGACAATCCGCTTATTGTTGATTGTATGTGTCCCGGCAATAAGTTTGTCGATAGCTATAATTCCTTGATCAGTATTGATAGGGGTGTATCCTGGGAAACAGATTCCCGATACAGGTGGAAATCCTAGACTAGACATTGTACTCTCTATTTCAAAAGTAACTGCTCCAACGCCACTTGATTGAGCTCCAGCGTAAGCGGCACCAGGATCAGGAACGCTAGGACCCTCAAATGTGATATTTTCATAAGCAATAAAAACACCCTGTAGCGTAGCTGTAGTACCTACATCTACAGTAATTGAACTTTTTGCTACCCAATAAACGGACTGAGGAGTCGCAGGGCCCATGTTAAGTGTTGATACTGTATTGAACGTTATGCTACTATTTGAAATAAATACCCATTGGGGATTTGCAATATTAAATGGGTTGACAAGATTTATTGTACTACCAATTGGAAAATCAATAACACTTATAAGATGTGTGATGGGTCCGAATGTAAAAGTCGGGCCACTTCCAACAGTCGTAGATGAAAATCCGATAGGTAGTTGTGTAGTAAGAAAATTATAAAGAGCTTGACGTTGAGTACGCGCAGTGGCGTCTTGTGAGACATTATTTCCAGTTGTAACTGTGGCACCGTTTACAAGTCCGGTAACAGTTGCTGTTGGATTAGAGCCATAATATGTAGTGGAAGGAGATAGTGTAGTACCGGGTGAAGCGGGAAAATTAACGCCTGAACCACCTAATACAGTATATGACGCAAGTGTACTATACGCTGATTCAGCTATATACGTTGCCATATTTACACTATTGTGATATTTTTAGTATTTGAAGATAGATAAAGAATGGCATCTAAAAAAACGCGCAAGCAAACGAAGAGAAACCGGCGGCGCACTCTTCGTAGAAAGACACGCAAAGGTGGCTCAACTTCACAGTCATTGGTTCCACCTACTTCTGCGTTTAAGTATGCTGCACCTGTGAATTCGGATAATGCGTGGCATAAAATAGCTTGATTGTTTAACAAACATGCTACAGGGCTACAAACCAGGTGGCGGTGTATGTAATATTGGAGTACAAATTAAGAATGTGGGTCCTACAGGTCCAATGGGTCCAATGGGTCCAATGGGTCCCGTAGCCCCAGGATTAGTCGGCGATCCAGGAGAACCAGGCCCAACAGGTCCCACTGGTCCCATTGGTCCTACCGGGAAACCGGGTAGTGCTACGTTAACTGGTGCTACAGGTCCTAGAGGAGGCAGAGGTTTTACCGGTGATACTGGACCTACAGGTAGTACAGGTCCTACTGGTCGTGGCCGTACAGGACCTATAGGTCCTACCGGTGAAACTGGACCTACTGGCAATACAGGTCCGACAGGTCCTACTGGCAATACAGGTCCCACCGGATACACGGGTCCTACAGGATATACTGGTAGTTCTGGACTTTCTGGTGGACTTAGTTTTTTCTTAGACGCTGGAGATACTCCAACTGTAGGAGTATTGGATGGAGTTCTTACAGCTGATCCAGTTATAGGGTCTCAAACAATTCTTGATTCTGGATTACAGTCTACTGCTGGAAATGTCTTGATGGGAACGTTTACACTAGCTGCTGGAAATATTGGTGTTGTAGGATTGATTGGCGGATTTTGGCAGACAAACTTATACACATTCGCATCGGATGATACTAGCGTAAGGTATTATACTAATATTTTTTATGCTGACGATGAATTATCTCCACTAAGTGCTTTATCTATTGGAAATGAACTGAGTGCTATTCATGTTTTTTCATCTCAAAACATAATTCCATACACTAACTATGTGCCAGATGATCCCTTTCTGGATCTTACCACAAAAGTAGTCGTAATTGAAATATGGGCTGTATTTTCTGGAACACCTAATTCGTGGATGAGAATAGAATTCAGAGATGCAACTGTGAGTCATATTCATACTACATTAGCAGCAGCTCCATTGGTAGGTCCACAAGGTCCTCCTGGCCCAGCCGGTATAAATGGTCCACCTGGGCCTACTGGGCCTACAGGTCCTATGGGAGTAGATGGTGGAGCAGGCGATATTGGTCCTACTGGCCCTACAGGTGCTGGTGCCACTGGACCTACAGGTACTACAGGTTATACTGGACCTACTGGGCCTACGGGTGCTGGTGCTACTGGACCTACAGGTACTACAGGTTATACTGGACCTACTGGGCCTACGGGTGCTGGTGCTACTGGACCTACAGGTACTACAGGTTATACTGGTCCCACTGGTCCTACAGGTGGTGGTTCTACTGGGCCTACTGGGCCTACAGGTCCTAAAGGTGATACTGGTAGTGGGGTAGGACCTACGGGACCTACAGGTACTACAGGTACTACAGGTTATACTGGTCCCACTGGTCCTACAGGTGCTGGTGCTACTGGACCTACAGGTGCTGGTGCTACTGGACCTACCGGTACTACAGGTGCTACAGGACCTACGGGACCTAATGGTCTTGATGGTGCTACTGGACCTACCGGTTCTTATCATACATCTATATACGCTTCTGCGTATTCTACGGCTGACCAAAGTATTTCAGCAGGAATAGCATCAAATGTTGCGCATGATACAGCAGGGGTATCTAGTGGTATTACTATAACAACTGGGGCATCCGGATATTTTACAATCCTAGAAACAGGTATTTATAAGATTATATACTCTGTTCAAGTACTTGGAGCTGGTAATGGTGGTATATCCGTTTGGTTAAAGGTAGATGGAGTAAATGTCCCAGATAGTACGACATTCACACTATACAAGAATGGTGAAGAAAGTGTTATATGTACAGAGTATCTGTTAAGTTTGACAGCTGGTCAAGAACTTCAAGTTTGGGCGGCATCTAGTGGAGCGACATGTATTATTAACTATATTCCACCAGGAGGCACTTCTCCCAATAACTATCCAGCTGCACCAGGAATCATAACAAATATATATAGAATTGCTTCTTCTACTCCAGTGTAAATAAATACAGTGTCTGATTTAGATCTGCTATAATCTCATCACGAATGTTTAGAAGATCTGTATCGGTATTCTTCAAATGTTTAGGAAGTTTATGAGTTAGCCAATCAATCGCAGATTGTAAAAGAGCAGGTGCTTCCTTATCATGAAAATTACGAATCTTAATTGTACCAGTGCGTCCACTCAGCTTTGGGCGACCATACTTTCCCATATATACTTCTACAAACTTGTCGATGTTATCATCAAGTTTGCCGACTAGTTCATCTGTAGCTTTATGACGAGGAAAACTCATTGTCTGCCAGTGATAAATCTTAACTTGATCACGTAAAGTCATCATGAGACACACGATTTCACCCGACATTTATTAATAATCAAAGAAAGTAATGGATTTGAATACAGTATTTTTATCTATGTTTGGTCTTATGTTTGTATACGCAAGTTATACCGCATGGACAGCTCCTATTCCCGTTACATTTAATCCTGTGCGAAATGGTCTTCTTGTCGCACAAGATGTTGGTAAATCAAAACAGATTCAATCAAAAACAGGAGACGCATCGCTACATATAGAAAAGCTACGACGACAGGCAATCAAAACAGTTGGAAGCTCTAAACCATTCTCAATTAAAGAATCAACATATCAAGTTGGGTCAACAACTGGTGCGATTGAAGCATTTCTTATCGGGCGGAATAAGGCATAAATTCTGTTCTATCACTTTTTTGCTTTAATGTAGCTTTCTCAGAAGCAGAAACACCTTCCCATGATCCAGCCATCGCATCATATCGTGGTTGAAATTGAGCACTTGTACTTGTGGGTTTTAGATCTAAAAATCCAGATACTCCAATTTTTGTAGTCGACGTCTGAAACGGGATAGAATTAGTGGAAGATGGTGTACTGGATTTTCCTAATGCGTTTAAATATCCACTCCAATGATTCTTTATATCGCTCATTTATAGTCTGGATTCCAAGAGTTTTCTCCCTCGATAAACTCTTCGAGAAACCAAGAAATAAGCTCGTTAGGTTTAGTATACTTTGCGTCTCCAAAGTCAACCATATATATTCTGTTATCTTTTTCAATAAAGTTATATGGAGTAATGTCTATATACTCAATACCCTCCTCATAGAGTAAAGTTTTCACCATCGTTCGAATTCTATCCCATATCCACGTTGGAATATCGTCTGGATCTTCACCATACACATCAGCTAAGCAATCGGCATCTAAATTCTCCATAAAGATAAGGCATACATTATCCTGCGTTGAAGTACTAATAATCTTCGGCGAAAATCCGTGTCTAGCTGCGATTGTTTGAAGCTCTACTTCATTTTCAGAAGAATCGGCAGATACTTGCTTAACAAACATCTTAATTGGAATCTACATGAAGATGAAATAAACATTCCGTTTTACTTAGTAATGGCAGAAGAGCCCGATTTACAGACCAATGGTACTAAGCTTGTTAGACTTAAAGATACTAAAGAGGTAAGAAAGCTACTTACTTCTTCAGGACCACTAATGGTTGTTGTCTACGCCAAATGGTGTGGGCATTGCCAGAGTATGTTTGACACATGGAAAGAATTAGCCTCCAAAGTAGATGGCAAAGCAAAGGTGTATGTAATTGAAGCAGCTAATTATACAGATAAGGATGTTTCTGGATATCCCAGTATGCGTTTAGTTAAGAATGGAAAGGCAAAAGAATATGAAGGTGGGCGTTCTACAGAAGAACTCTCGTCTGCTTTACTTGGAAACACTCTTGGCGGGAAGCGGTCCAGAAGGCGTCGCACCGGTAGGCTTGTCCGTAGAGTTAGAAAGGTTACGCATAGAACCCTTCGCCGCAACGTGACCCTCGTTTAGAATCTTTGCAAACCTAGCAGGTGCAGTTGATGAATAATCAGGCTTATCCATATCCTTTGCTAGCCACTTCTTGAACCCATCTAGGTCATTTGGCACCATCGCAGACTGTAATGTGTGAAACGTGCGCATTGCCTGTGTCTGGTCAAAGAGATCAGATGTGTCCATATAGATATCAGATGTTTCCTTAAAACTCTTCATTACTTCAAGTTTTACATCTCTTCGATTTGTAGGCGCTGCGTCTGGTCTATTGGGGTCATCATTAATCTCTGTTAAAAGAACATTCATAAACGGATTTTCTTTTGATGGCATAGTGTTAGCTTTTCCTATCTTTTCGTCTTCTGTCGCGATGAACGATTCAATAGTTTTTCCATTGGGGAAAAGATTGTGAAGTAGAATGGTAACTACCATTACAATTGGAATAGCCATCACATACCCACCCACACCTGTAGCCATAAATAGAATTAACGAGAAATATGTTGAGAATCTGACAACTGAATTTAATGCTTCTGCGGTTGTCATTTCTTTGGTAGGTACGAACTTGCTCCAAGTATCTCTATCAAAGAGAACTGTTGGATTCTTAAACCAGATTTGATCGGGCATCTTATATTACTTTGAGTTTTTCTCTTGAAGCTTTCGTTGCATTCGAGCAATCATACGTTGCCTACGAGCTTCGGGAGAGTTACCCATAATTGTAGCTGCGGGTACATTTCCTTGTCTACGTCCGCCTAGTGCGTCATTAAATACATTGCCAAAAAGACTCATTACCTTCGATTTGATTGCCTCAATCTCTCTAGTGATTGTGTTTTGATCAAATTCTCCACGGCGAATCTTATCTTTGATTGTGTTCTGAATCTTAGTCACAATTTTCTTGATAGCCGGATTTTCCGGGTTCTTCATCATTTCAATAAGCTCTGCGGGATCTTCAATATTAAGTTCAAACTCAGACATATCAAACGACTCCATGAGACTCTTAAAAATCTTTACCAGACGAGACTGTAGGATAAAATCAAGAATGTCCTTAAAGCGTCCCTCGGAGGCTTCGTCATTAAGAATACTGCTTACCGCGTCATTCTGTTGACCACTGGCATTCCATAGGTTCTTAATAATTTCAGAAATCTTCCCAACCTTCTTTCTGATATCACCATGAAAGAACGATGCGATCATACATGGTACTAGATTCTTAAAAATGAGATCACGCTTTGTCTCGTCGAGTTTACTTAGATTTCTTCCAAAAACAGTTCGGTCTTCATTAAAAAATGAACTGTCCTTTTGAATGATTAGACTTACATAAGGATAGAATAGCTCAAATTCTGCTACCGACGCATCTGTATTTATTTCAATTGTTTCGCCAGGGAATATATCTACTGTAAATTGTTTAAAAACTCCAGTAACGTCCATTTATATTAATATGAAGCTAGTCTGTTTAAGCACGATTTCCAGCGCGGCTGCCCATAAAATTCTTGTCCTGCTCGCTTAGGCATACGCATCCAGTGTCGGTCGTAAACGCCGCAGGGCAGCACTCGGGATCAACTTTGTTACCAACTAGAAACATTAGCTTACCATCCTCAGACTGAGAAGGTAGGGGTGATGCGCCAACGGGAGCAGATGAGTGCGGTTCATTGGCAGCCCAACCAGATACTCCGCCGTCTAGAGATACGCTGTCATAGGGACCAATACCGGGACCATTCATAGGTGCGCCGACGGACTTCTGCATGAAGTTTTCCTTAGATGAACCTACCGGAAGACTAGAACCAGTATATTGTACAAAGACGCCGGCTAGGATAGCCGCAAGTAGAAATGCCATTACTAAACTAGTCTTATCCATTCTTTATTATGACAACCGTGATTTTTTCACAGGAACCCAGAAGCTCCTAACATTGATGCTATCGTTATTGCAAATACTAGGAGTTCGGGTTGAAATAGTGCCAGTATAATTGAGATCGCCAGTAATGCATAAACAAAGCCTTTGATAATTGAGATACATAGCATAACGAATGCGACAGCAGAATCAATCATAGTATTTGCTAAGAACACCGCGATCCACCCTTCTCCTGCGAAACGCTGTAGAACATCTCGAATCTTAATTAGAATATATGAAATTGAACTAGCCGAGTTAGCTATCTTTCCAAATGTCATCGCTGCGAATGATAACATAAATTTACGAATTCTGCTAAAGACTTCTCTGAAGACAGTTAATGGACCACTTATCTCTGATATTCCTGACCCCAGATCTTTGAACATCGACATAAGAGCATCAATAACAAATCTAAATATGCTCTGTCCGAACATGTTCATACAATGTTGAAAGTTCTCTTCAACGCCTATGTCTGGGCGAATAACACCTGCTAAGGGAATATATAACGGATTACATCTGTATTCATTCCAGTGACGTCTAACTTTATCAATAGACTCGCTAGCATGGATTACTCCCATCAAAAATACTGCTAGAATTGGGATGGCATAGAACAACCACATTTCACTACTCTTTTATCAGGAAACTTATAATGCCCTTATTACTCCCATAATTGGTCCATTCATTACAGATTGTCCAGTTTCCATTCCAGTATAGAAAATTAGCATGAATGACATCATGACACCCATGATGCGACTTAGAAGTGTTCGCATACGAATAATAATATATTGAACACTGCTCATTAAATTTTGGATCTTACCAAATACACTTCCAACAATACCCAGGAATCCACCCCTTACACTAGACATTGTGGTTCTCATATCTCTGAGAGCACCGCCTAGTTCACCTACGGTTTCTCCTACTGTATCGAACTCTGCCATAATGGGATCCATCATAAATCCAGCATAATCATGAAAGCCTTTCATGGTACATTTTGTAAAATTTGTGAATACATCCTGACCAACTAATCCAGCCATAGGCATATAAATTGGATTACATCTGTATTGTACCCAATTACGTTTCAGGTGGTCAACTTGACTCAACGCAAATAAATACAAAGACGCGGATACTGCGACAATTGTTGTTACTGCGAATATAATCGTATCCATTACTTATCTAAAACGGATTTCTTACGCCATAAAAACACATCTATTCTATCCAACATGGACTATCATTCAATGAGCCTCGTAGATCTCAAACAAGCCGCAAAGAATCATGAACCTAAGATTAAGCAATATTATGTTAAGTCCCGAGTTGAGCTAATCAAATTACTGACGATGAAAGAGTTTCCCATGGAAATGCTTGTTTCTAAGAAGACTATTGTTCAGCTTCGTAAGGAAGCACAGGATCGTAAGTTACCCAATATCTGGAAGCTTCGTCGAGCTGAACTAGTTGAACTATTGTATCCTAGCTTTGAGCAAAATAACCAGGATGACAATCGTCGAGAGAAACATGATAACCCAGAGAAGAGTCAACGCGATGAGATAGGGGTAGACGTATTGAAAAACGCGGAGTAGTATCGGTCTAAGTATATTTTGTTCGAAATATGCTTGGAATTCAGCAGATGAAAAAATTGCCAGAATGTCGCTGGGTGCTTTTTTCATTCTGATTTTTGTCTTCGTTTGGATATAAACATAACGATGAAACAATCGCAGACAGTTCGTTTAGCACTTGTACTTGGCGGTGTCCTAGTTGTAGCTTACTTAATGACCAATTACTCATCCGCTAAAGGTGTACTCGGCGAGGGCATGGAGCAACTAACTGGTGCACTTGGTGTTCAGGGTCCTCTTGCCGACGGCGGACCTATGGGGTCATCATCTCACAGTCAGGGTGGAAACGCAGTGCCCTCTGAGTCTCTACAGTCTCGCAAGGCCTCTAGCCAGTCTCAGTATACCGAGACTCACCTAGCTAAGGATGAGCTTCTACCCAAGGGCGGGCTAGGCGCATCCTGGGCGGCTGTAAACCCTTCTAGCCTAGGTGATCTAAAGGGCCAGAACTTCCTAAGTGCTGGCAGCCACACCAACACGGCTGTAGCGGGAGTATCTCAGACTAACAGAAATGCTTCTTGGGATGTACGTTCTGAGCACCCTAACCCTCAGGTAAAGGTTGGTCCCTTTATCAACACCACCATTGAGGCCAACCCCTTCAAGCGTGGACTAGATGCCTAAAGAAAAATTACTATACGACAAACATCGTATAGGAATGTTATGTTAAATACTGTTTGATCCTTCTACAAACATTCAAACTCATTGAAGGCAGTATGTGTGTCCCCGTATTATAACATTTGGTATCATGGCTTACGTCAACACACTCCCCTACACCATAATATTTATCCAATGCTGAGAGCAACTTGTGCCCCCAGTATTGAATACTATTTAATTTTAAAGAATCCGTTTTAAACAATATGATACCTGCTGCCTTGTTAACCGCAGGAGTAGCTATTGCTCTTGTGTCAAATAGCGGTCCTAAAAATACAGTAGAAGTTCGGAGCAGGAGAGATGGTAATGTATATCGTGTCCAGAATTTACCTGATAAGCAAGAAGCGTGTGAACGTATTTCAAAAATAAGAGAAAACCTTACTAAACTTGTTGATAACTATAAATCCGATCCTTCTGCTATGGGGGATCCTCGTGTAAAAGTTCTGGTTTCTCGCTTCAATCCGGAGAACTTTAGCGAAAATGATGTTACTGCGGATACGACGTCTTACTCTGAGAATAAAGGTGAGCGTATAGTAGTCTGTATTCGCGATAAATCACCACCATATCGGTTCGTTGATGAAAATACAGTTATGTTTGTGTTGCTACATGAAATGGCTCATCTAATGACTTTAACTGTTGGACACACTCCTGAATTTTGGACTAATTTTAAACGTATTCTTCATGATGCCGTTCAATGTGGAATTTATACACCTGTTAACTATACCAAGACACCGACACCATACTGCGGTATGACAATTACTGATTCTCCTATCTAATGAATAAGATGTTAAAGGGAGAAGTTATCGACCTTTCCTCAAAGAATAAATACAATGTATCATTCTTTGATGATGATTCAATTGATGTAGTGCGCCAGAAGATTGGTGCGGCTATAGATATTCATCCTGATCGTTTACATATTTTAATTGGCCTCAAGTTACCTGCGGATTATTATAGTAGAGATCCTCGGCACTGGGAAGCTTTATTTGAACGTCTTTCTTACAATAATGATCCTTTAGAGCAGGACATATTCAGCGAATATCAGTTACAATATCGAACACCTAATACTGCTATACCATTCACTGCCTATGACAAGGCTGAGTGGATGTCTAAGCCGGAATCACTACGCTCAATATACGAACCCACTTCTGACTTCTTAGAGTATCGTATTTTGGGAGTTGAAGAATCCAGATCCTACGTACTACCTCTCTCCAACCTTTCTAGTAACCTTGTATCTCGCATTACATCTGTCAAGCTACCTATACCCGAAAATACGAAACTGTTCAATACATTTTACGAAGGTGAGCAATTTGTGCGTTTTGTCGTAAGGACATACGATGAAACAGCGGAATCTACTGTAGCAGTGTACTACCCTTTATTACGCTCTACAACTCCGTCTAAGATGACAGAAGAAGCTATTCGGTTGCTACTAAAGACATCAAAAACGCTTGAGGATCTACTTCAGCTAAAAGTGCCCGAACCATCTGAAGTGTCAATAATTCGCACACGGTTTTATATTCCATGGGTTGATACAGATTTTGGGGCTGCGGTGAGAACAAGATTTGAACAAATATTTTATGGAATTACTGTGTCTAAGGAAGTTCCATGTATTACACTTTTTACATCAAAAGATCAGGTAAGCAGACACAAGTTCTTTACAGAAGATTCAAAAAATAAACAACCTTTACTTGATATGTCAATTTGGGGCTCTTGGTGGTCAGTAAAACCAGCTCGCAATATCCCTTCACTCATTTTATTTCGAGGCAAATCAAAGCATCACTTTGATCGCATAACCATTACCGCAGGAGATATGGTAATAGCAACTCATCGCCCTGAAGGAAACTCGGAAACAATCGACCAACTTAAGAGACAGGTAGCAGACTGGTTATCGGGCTTTGATGCTATCATGCCGTTCTTGGCAGAAAGTGATCTATATAAGACCAGATGGGAACTCCAGGATATGTCATTTCTTGCTAAGTATTCTGACAAACTGGAAGATTTTGATTTGCTTAGATTCAATTGTATCTCTAGTATTTTTGACATCGCAGATAAATCCAAGTCACAGTTCAGTCTTATGCGTACAGACCACACAAATAACGGGCTATCTGCTGTTGAGGTGAAAGTTCTTCAGATGATGAAGGATGCGAGTGGAAGATTAGATTCCGAAGCTGTTTCTACTGAACTATCTATACCACTTCAAACTGCGCGTGATTTGATTCGACATGTTCAATCTCGCATAGATGAAGATCCTCGTATCGGAGAAAAGGCATTTCGCGGATATCCTACTATGCGATTAGGCCCCGATTATGTTATCGCATCTTCTATCTCGAAATACGAGAAAACATTACAGTATTCAAATCTTCTGAGATATATTCTTTCAAGTCCAGATTCTGAAGAACTAAACAGAATATGTCCAAAGCGAGCAGAACGAGTAGCCGCAGAGTCCGCAGTGGTATCTACAGAACCGCTTAAGGTAGACGCAGCGCTAGAAGAAGAGTACTCCGACCTATTTGCTTTTCTAGAGCAAGAAGAGGAGTCGCCTGAAACAGAAAGCTTAGCAGAAACAGTAGATACAACTGCCACAGCCCAACGTATATCCACCGAGCAGAAGCAGGGAACAACCTACAACTATTTTAAGTCTCGTCTACAAAAATTTGATCCTGTAACATTTGACCCAACTGGATCACAATATCCTAAAAAATGCGAGCAGAAACATCAGCCCATTATTTTAAGTGATACGGACCTTAAACGCTTGGCAGGAGGACCATACGATGTAAAGAATGGGAAGCTTCCTGAGGATAGACTTGAAGATGTTCAAGATCCAGATGGTACAGTTATTTGCCCCGACTATTGGTGTATGCGTGATCAGATTCCATTAAGTGACGACCAGCTTGATAAATCAGATGGCGAGATCAGATGCCCAGTATGTCATGGAAAGTTACAGACACGCACAACAGATAACCCCCGTGATTTTCCCCTAATAAAGAGAGAAACTGGATTTATCTACCCAGGCTACGTGGACTATAAGTCACCCCGTAACGGACGCTCTATGCCGTGTTGCTTCAAGAAATCCAGAAGTAAGAAGAATGATAAAACGGAGAAGGCTATGGAGGACAAGTACTATGTGCTTGGAGTTGATAAGACTGCCAAACCAGAACGTATAGCCTTTCTTCCCCAAAACGTTCTGAGCGCATTACATATTAATGAAAAATATGAATCGTTTAAAAATGAAGGAGTTCGCAGATTAATGAGCCCAAATAAGGGATTCTTTAGAACAGGACTAGGAAGCGCGTCTGAAAATCTTTCCAAGTTTTTGGGATTAAAGGTCAAGATTCCATCTCCCAGAGAGTCTGTAGAGACAGTTCTAAAATGTTCCTTTTTACATAACTGGAAACGTGTAGGAGCAGCACATCTAGAATCAATTGAAAATGAGATTAAAAAGGTAAATACCGATCCGCTAGTACAGACCGAATTAGCAAGGCTGATTTCTGGAATTGATGAAGCATTTCATAAGAAAGAACTTACTCCTCTTGAAGATTTAGAATATACTACATTAGCACTACAATGTGACGTGTTTCGTATTTTTACAAACTCTTCAACACTAGGGTGTATGTTCTATGCTCCAATGGTAAGACCAAGATCTAGAGGAATTATAGTACTTCAAAATGAAGATGAGATTGATGTTCTTGCTTATACCGAACGCAAGACTCGTGGTTTCGAGTTTCGTTGTAATATTTATGAGTCACCATTCCTAAAAGAAACATACGTTGAACTTGAAAAGTTACGCAATCAATCTTGTAAGTTAAAAATACCGTCGTATAACGAAGCACTTCTTGCGATTCAACAGTTACTACCAATGATAGATGCGGATGATTATGAAATCATTCTAGATCCGTATAATCGTGGACAAGCATTGTATGTTCCGAGTAAACTAATACTTCCATTCCAAAGCACACCTTTACCCGACGTGTTACAGGCAAAGATAAGTGGATATAAGGAAGTATCAAATGAGAATCTTCCAGACTATGAATCTATGAAGACATTGTTGGAGACTGCGGCAAAAATATCAAGTGGATTTGCCTACAAAGAAGACCTATTTAACAACAGTCGGCAGAAGGTTGAGATACTTCTCGAGAGTGGATTACGTATACCTGTAAAACCAGTCCAGATGGAAGCTCGCGAAGCAAGCGAGGTAATAGAAACTACTCGTGAGATAGGTGAATCTGAATTAGCTTTTGGAAAAGAGTCTAGTGAACTAAAAGAACATCAACGTGAAATTTCTTACTCCGCAGAGGTATATGAATTCCTGCTCTTCCAACTTACCAAGGATATAGAAGTAGATTACAGAGAACTAGGTGACGCGTTACGAGATGTATCTCCGAAGATAGCAACCGTTCAGCCATTATTACAGAAATGGTTTGAAGAAACAACTCAATTTGTAGAAATCAGAGAACCCAAACAATTCTTATCAAAGATCCGTGAACCATGTAATGATTCATGCGAAGGAGAATTGTGTGGCTGGGATGGTGATGTATGTAAAGTACAAATCAACTCAGGAATAAAAAAGGAGAAGCTATTTCATCGTCTTCTCTCAACTCTTATAGATAATTCAAAAATCCGTTCTATGGTTTTAGATGGACGCACAACGCCCTTTTTTAGTACTATTTTATATTTAGAGTTGCCACATGAGCTAATTGTAACTGATTATGAATTACCTGCCTAGATGTCATCTAGGTCGATCTCCTCCTCCGCCTCCTCTGCCTCCTCTCCCTTATCAAACTCGAACCCACCATCGAGACCCAGGCGATCAGTCTTGAGGACATCCTTATCAACATTCGTGATATCGAGAATGCGAGGGTCTAGAACAGTCTCTCGTCGCAGAGTATCGATGTCATCCTGAGCCAGCACTGCCATAATCTCAAACTGAGCAGATCCTCCGATCCCTGAGTCTGCGATCACAACAATCGAGCCGATGTCAATCCATACACTGCGTTTACCCTTTCCGCGAAAGCTACCGCGAATTACAGCCTGAGCAGTCTGCGGCTTGTTCTTGGAGTCAATATAGAATATATCCATACGTCCAACACCCAACCGAGCAATTACACGTGCCACGTAAACATCACTCACTTTACCATCACTACGAAGATCATCTAGATAACTCTGAATGAATCGCGAATTCTTGGTTTGAACTCCAGAGACTCGCTTGGAAGCCTTTGCACCTGCGTTCTTTTGAGGGGGCATATTGATTGATTGATTGAAATTAATTGGTTGTGTAAGATCCTCTTGAATAGTCTTAATGAATCCGTTTTCAACGAGGACTCATAACACAAATCTTACCATTCTTATTAAAGAAAACCCAAGCAGCATTAGAATCAACACATGTTTCCTCATCAAGGATTCCAAAAGATTGATTCTCTACAAGATGACATAGCCTATTTATCCAGTTGCGTTGGTCAATGGAAAGCTTCTCAAAACACTCTTTATTCCATTGAATAAACTCATCGTACGATTTATCTTGATAAAATGACTCGTAATCCTGAGTAAGATATTGCAGACGGTGGTATGCATATTTGCTAAGTTGGCACATTGACATGGACTCCATTTGTCGATATATCATCAGTATCTAATAGTAATCCGTTTTAAATAAATTGAATTACCATATGGTCTCTCAATTTATTTTGTTTTATTTTTTTTAGATATTAATACCATCTACGTCTTCCGCCAAACATAGGGGGAGGTATTACAGGTGCGGTAATTCCACTCCAAGCCCAGAATGCGAGACCACCTCCAATAGCAGCAGTGATTCCATTTACAATCCAACCAGACTGATTTCCAGCCATCACAATGTTATAGATAGATGAACCAACCAGGTACAACGCAACGAGTAATACTAGGTAGTGATACCACATTTATCATTAACCGCTAAAACTTTACGCGACAACCGCGGGCTTCACGAAGTGAACCTTTAGGAAGCTCTGAAGGTTGAGGTAGGTCACCTCCTGACCATCCTTTACGCGAAGTAGCTTGCTTAGCTTCGTGTCGGGAATGATGCGGCGCTTGAAGTTAGGGTCGAAGCAGTTGTGCGTCTTTACGTAGGTAGACACAAACTTCGTCACATCCGTCTGGCTGCGCTGGCTCTTCGCGGGGAGACCCATGAAGGAGCATAGCTCATCCGTAAGAGGGCGCATCTTGAGGAACGCATTGTTGGCGCGGCGAGCCTCCCAAGCGGCCTTCTCCTCAGGGTTTAGCGTCGCGGGATCAACCTTGCGGCGCTTCTTGGAGTCACGAGCATCACGCTTGATGGCCTTTACAGCCTCCTGCGCATCGTGTACGGCGGCGCGCACACGAGAGGATAGCTCGGAGCCAAGCGTCTTTAGCGTCTCCTGTAGAGCAGCTAGGAGCTCAGGAGCAGTGCGGGTCTCGGCAGGAGCAGCCTCACCAGCTGCGGGGGCAACTACGGGTACAGTTACCTCAGACTTGGCAGCCGCCTTACGGGGCGCCTTTGCGGCACTGGGAGCTGCGGGGGCGGGGGTGGCAGGGGCCTCTACGGGCTTCTTGGCGGTCTTCTTATCGGCGGGCATCGTGTTTGAATTAACGGTGGACTTTGAGGCAGGCATTTCTAACGCGTTGGTATACTACTATGTATCCTTACCTGTTTAAATCACAATCCGACCTCGGCAATCCAGTTTGTTACAATCTGTGTAGAGCACTCATAATTATAAAACAAATTTCATAATTATTCGAACAGTCGTTAAGTATGGTCACAAGAACTCGTCCTGTTAGATATACTAATCTGGTAGCATCGTTTTCGTTAAAAAATTCACTAAGTAATCGCTTCATCCAAAATACATATCGGTGTCTTCGAGAAAGTTTTGATGTATGCTGTGCCGCCCATGCTATAAGATCTTTCTGTATTATTGTATTAAAAACTAATAGACGAGTCTTATTGAGAGATGTAAAATAAAGAGGAGACATATCAAAGAACCCATTTTCAATTATAATCTGACATACATGAGTCCACGTTGTTAATATAATTTCATCAACAGATCTCTTATCAGAAATGTTATGCATATTGGGAAGATTCTTGCGATGTCTCTTGATACATACCTCTCTAAGACGGCGACGTGTTTCAATAGTGAGTGGCTCTCTGGTATATGGATTAGTTGGTTCAACTTTTAACATACATGTCTCGGATAAACTTCGAACATCAAACCAGTACACTTTTCCACCTTCCTCAAATGAAAAATAGTCAAACGGATTAACACTCGTCTTTTCATCCATAGTTACCAACTCTTCCTCGTTATGACATATACTTCTATTCAGCACACCAGGGCCCGCAATCTTTAACCAATGTCTCACCAAAAATCCTCTCCAGACTTTTTGAATAATAACAATTCTATCATCGAGATTATTTACATCTTTCCATAATCTTAGATTTCTAGTCTTAGCATGTTTACCACATAGTATCATTCCCTTTAGTGCTACATTAGTACACTGATCGGTGCTAGTTTTATTCTTACATGAAGCACACTTCATTTCTTATTACTAGATCTGGAAACCTTCGTTGAAAACGGATTTACGGTAAGCCAGTATACTATATACCACAGCAACAATCAATCAAAATGAGCCGCCCAATTTCAATTCGCAACCTAGATATCAACAAGGTCAGCTTCGTGCCTGGACCTACTAAGCCTGGTCGTAACCCTGCAATCAATCTAAAGTATGATGGTCAGAATATGCAGATTCTTGTGCCTCGACTAGCCTTTCCGGGCGGTGTAATGGTTCGTACTGACGAGAAGTCTGGTACGACGGCTTATACTCTAATGGGTACTCTAGCAGGATGTGATTCTTATGGAAAGGATCATGCGCCTGATGGTACCGACATCCAGAAGTTCTATAACTTTCTGGTCGATCTGGAGGAGCGTATTATCGCCGCAGCTGTGGAGAACAGCGTCAAGTGGTTCGGTAAGAAGCGTTCCGAGGAGGGTATTCGTGAGGGATTCAATCGCATCGTAGGTACGTCTAAGGACAATATCGATGGCGAGTGGGTTCCTAACGGTAAGTACCCACCTAGTTTCAAGACTAAGGTTCCCGTATACGACGGTCGCGTATCTACTGAGATTGTAGATGGTTCTCGCAACCCCGTATATGCTACTCCCGATACGCTAACTTCTATCTTTACGAAGGGTGTAGAGGGTAATCTGGTAGTCAGCGGCAGCATCTATGTGATCGCTGGCGGTGGCTTCGGTGTAACGTGGCGTCTACAGACCGCACAGGTATTCGCACGTGCTCGCGTGACTGCGGCTGACATCTTCAGCGCAGAGGATGATGAGGATGCTGCTCCTGCTCAGGCTACTCAGCTTGATGAGACTCAACAGGCTGAGTCTGAGCGTCCGTCGACTCCTGTTGATCAGCCGACGTCTTCTGCTCCTCCTGCTGCTCCGGCTCGGAAGCGTCGAGTTGCTGTTGGGGGTGCTCAGTAGACTTCTTGTAGATCACAAAATCATCATCTAAAAACAAAATAGAAAATTCACTAAAAACTAAATCAGAAACTGTTGCCTGGTGACAATTATCACTAGCCACTAGTGATTTTTTGTTACATTTTTCACATGTGTATAAAACTGGTTTATTGATGAGCATATCTGGAGTGATTAATAGGACACCACTGTTCAGGGCTTGGCAGGTGACGGTCTTGAAATCTGTATCAAGACAATCCTGATATGCTTCGTTGGAAAGCTTAGACCATAGTGTTGTACCCGTTGACTTCCATAAACTATCTTGAAAGAGAGTAGCATATGGGTTATCGTAAAACCAAAGAGCCTTGAAGGAAGCAGGGTCATCGGATTCATGCTCTGCTAATCCTACTCTTTTCGAGTCATCATCGTATAACCAAAATACATTAAGATTGTGTTTAAGATACTCGGAGTCGACAGACCCACGATATACATCTTTTCCATCGTAGGACCACTGGTCAGCGTCAATATCTAAATCATGTTCTACTATATCGGACGATAGATTTGTATATATGACTCCTTTGCGAAGCACAGAAAACATTTAGTTAGATAACATAGAATAACTAACTAAATGACACGAATGAAGACTAAAATCGTAGAAGGAAAAACTTATGAAATGACACGATTTTTGTATCGATGCGATATGTGTAATGATACTATAGAATCGATCCATGAACATGTTATTGTAAGATGTGAATGTAAAAACTTAACACTAACAGGAGGAATCAAGTATGGTGGACTAATTGCCAGTTTATACGATAAGATAACGGATCTCTCGGAGTGGAAGTTAATTAATTAATGTATAGAACTTACAATGTATTCCATAGACAGTATAAGTGTCTACATTTTCAACTGGAAAAAAGTAACTAATAATAGTTTGAAATTATATAAAAAAATCAAAAAAATCGTTGATGACACAACAATTGTTAACTGTGATGAGACACGCCCGATAGATGGTAGCATACAGTTAGATGATTCACATTATTATGGATCACAATACGACACCGCTATTAAACATGTGAAACCCGATAAGATATTTTGTGTGATAGTTGGGGACAATATACATGAGAACGATTTTGAATTAATTTTCAAAACTGCGTTGAATACATTTAATTCACATAAAGTTGGGATATATTCTCCGAACGATAAACGATCTTCTCATAAACGTATATTAAATAATTATTTAGATACTCTTTTTAGTGTAGAAAACACAGACTGCGGATTTTGGTTTATCAACCCAGAAATAGTTTCAAAACTAAAGCACATAGATTACGGAGTTTCAACATATGGATGGATGATAGATGTGTTAACAATAAAATACTGTAGAAAACATGGTTATCTAGTTTTACGAGATTATTCTATTTCAACAGACCAACTCGATCATACGTGTGGATATAATCGTTCTAAGGCATTAACATGTGGAACGGAATTAACCAAGCTGTTCGAGTTAGTCAAATGATATCTTCACTCTAACATCGTGTTTTGCTATTGACTTAGTAGCAGAATTTGATAGCTCATGACGTTTCTTGCGAGGCGTACTTTCCTCTTTTTGTTCATGAAGACGTGCCTCCATATCGGCGTGGACTTCTTTGTGATGTTGCTCTAAGTATTCAAGAATATCATCTGTGATTGCCCATTCAAAAAAGTTGAGTTGGCCTACAGTTGTATTCATTTCATTAAATGTGATTCGCTTCCATCTACAAAACGGGTCAAACATTTTCTTACTGTAAGCCTTGAGGTGAGACTTGTATGACAGGTATACGATAACGTGCTTTTGCGTTCGACTCAGATAGGCAACGTTGTATTTCTTTGCGTAATTCGTTACAAACCAGTCGATCAACCGGAGCGACAGATGAGATGTTCCGTCTATAATAGATTTCACTTTTTCGAGATTCTGGGGGTTGGCGTAAAACCGTTCGAGACGATATAGTACCCATTGTTCTTGAGATTGGATTTGTTGTGTCATTAAACTAACTAAAATGCTTACATGTAAAATGGTATTCACACAAAACGAATAATACAGTAAATAGATAGGTTTCTATAAATGGACCTTCAAGAAAAAGTCAAAGCACTTATTGCTCAATATGGCCAAAACGACCAACGAACAGACGCGTGGCATCTTAAGCGTGGTGAAATGCTAACAGCTTCGGAAATTTATAAAGCCCTACCTGATGCTACTCCTGCTCAAAAGCATGAAATTATCATGGGAAAGCTAGTTCCTCGTCCGCGTAGTGAAGGACCTGGACCACGCGCACTTGTTTGGGGTACACGGTTTGAACCAATCGCAAAAGAAATCTACTGTAAGTTATCTGACTTCCCAATGGAAATTGTAGACACAACATGTATTCCTCATCCTACAGTATCTTTTCTTGGAGCATCCCCGGATGGAATTATTCTAACCAATGGAATTCGTCACGGAAGATTAGTAGAATTTAAGTGTCCTATTTCTCGTGTATTTTCAGATGATACAGAAGTTCCTAAATCATATTATCACCAAATGCAGCTCCAGATGGAATGTACTGGTTTGGAGATATGCGAGTATATTGAGTTTCAATTTAAGACACCCGCCTACTCTGAATGGGTAGATAGTAAATGTGATTTTAAGGGATTCTATGCGGTGTCCGACGATGAGATCCGAGTAAAGTATAAGGATCTTTCAGATACACGTGATCCGGCTACATGGCGTCGTGAAGTTCTTGAAACCTCAGATGACTGGAATCTAGTCTATTGGACACTCGAGAAGTATCGTATGAAACTCGTTGATCATGAGAAAGACTGGCTTGAAAAGAATCTACCGAGTATCACTGAGGTATGGAATACAATCGTACAACATCGTACAAATTCTACTCTGCCAGAGCACCCTAAGGAAAAGACAACTTTAACGCTATGATCTGATTGAATATAAATGCCGTTTGCGTTAATTTTAATGATCAAAAATGAAGAAAAAATTTTGAGACGGTGTTTAGAATCAGTAGAAAACTTGGTTGATTATTTTTGTATAACAGACACAGGTTCTACAGATAATTCAGTTGCGATAGCCGAAGAGTTTTTACAAACACACAAGGGAAAGGTTTTCAAAGATGAGTGGAAAAATTTTGGTCATAATCGTACTCTAAGTTTTTCAAACGCAACAGAGTATCTAGCTGCGATGAAATGTGATCTTACAACAGTATACGGTCTGCTACTTGATGCTGATATGGTATTCATTCAAGGAACACTGCGTGAACAGAAGTTAACGGCTGTTGGATATAAATTTATTCAGGTGAACGGCAGTCTGGAATACTATAACACTCGTCTTGTTCGAATGGATTACCCGTGGAAGTGCGTGGGTGTAACACATGAATACTGGGACGGACCTACTGGAGATCTTACTAAGAATATTTGTTTTATAGATGACCATAATGACGGTGGCTGTAAGAGCGATAAATTTGAGCGAGACGAGAGACTATTGTTGGAGGGTGTCCAGAGTGAACCAACAAATGTGAGATATGTATTCTATCTTGCTCAGACATATAAATGTCTTGCTAAATGGAACGATGCGATCACGATGTATAAAAGACGTATTTCTATGGGTGGATGGGCAGATGAAGTATGGTATTCAATGTATATGATAGGATTATGTCATAAGGAATTGAACAACATTCATAAGTTTGAATACTGGATGCAAAAGGCACATGATGAACGCCCGTGGAGATCAGAGCCGATATATGAACTCGCAAAATACTTTCGTGAAGTTAGTAAGCACCACAAGGCATACTACTATTGTCTAGTTGGTTCTGCTATTAAGTTTCCGGATAATGATGTATTGTTTGTAGATAAGATACCTTATACCGATGGGTTTCTATATGAGAAATCTATATTAGACTACTACATACACACGGATAAAAAGATAGGTGTTCGCGATAGTATCGCATACCTCATCAAAAGTTGTAGTCTATCACCAAGTGTCTTGCGCAATTTGTCATTTTATGTTGAACCCATATCTACAAATATCGCACAACTAAATATTCCAAAGCCATTTGGAGAAGACTTTAGACCATCTGGAATAAATGTTCTACGATACCCATACGCAAATGTACGTTATGTTAATTATTTAATTCCGGAAAATAACCATTATAGAACAAGAGATGGAAGTCATATTCAAACGCATAACGCACTTATAGATCTTGAGAAGGGTGCGGTTGTGACAAAGATGGATGATTCAAGTATTACATTGCCCCGTATCGATACTAACGTGAAAGGTCTTGAAGATATTCGCTTATTTACGATTGGAACTCAAGTTAAGTTTTTAGCTACAAACATTCGCGAATACGATGCTAATATTCGAATGATAACTGGAAACTACGATATTAACACGGGATTGTATTCGGATGTTTTGGTGCTACCTTCTCCTGAGAATCGAGACTGTGAGAAAAACTGGCTTCCTATTTCGGAGACAGAGCATGTAATTTACGAGTGGAGTCCGCTAACTGTAATGAAACTCGACTCTACTGTTATAAGCAAGCATTCTGTTCCACCAATCTTTTCATTATTTCGTGGATCTGCTCGTCCGATTGAAGTGAATAATAAATGGATTGTGATGGTACATATTGTGGATTATAATACAACTCGCAAGTATTATCATTTATTTGTGGAACTTGATAAGGATACGTATCGTCCCAACAAGATTTCATTACCATTTATCTTCAAACAGGCAACAATTGAATATTGTACATCTATGTATCTCTGCGATTCAAGTATTATATGTTATCCATCTATCATGGATAGCGACCCTTATCAAATTTCTATTGATATGCGATCCATTGAATGGGTTAATGTTTAGATATATGTATTGTAACTAAATAATCCAATGATAGTATCAATTCTAATACCAGTATGTTCGAGAAATCAAACCTATTCGTGTTTTGAAGATACACCTTTTATGAAAAAATTTTATCCATCATTTTTAGCTACTAAGTCATCTTCATTCACATATAACATCTATATAGGTTACGACGATGATGACACATTTTACGTTGAGAATATTGCCAAATTTAAACCAATAACCGAGAATCTATTTTGCTTGAGTGGCTGTCAGCATGCCCCGGCTAAGGCATGGAATATTCTAGCAGAGAAGGCATATTCTACATCAGACTATCTATTTCAAATTGGAGACGATGTAATTCTGGAAACTACTGGATGGACAGAACGGTTTATTGAACGTCTGCTATCCAACAATAATATAGGTGTAGTTGGTCCTTGTAATTTAATAAATTATAATCAGCGAAAAAATGCCGATAGACTATTTGTTATCGAGAATGCCTTTGTTAGTAAAAAACATCTCGAAATATTTGGATACTTCTTTCATCCATCTATTAAGAATTGGTATTGTGATGACTGGATAACGCGAATCTATGATCCATATTTTTCTGAAATTCAATTGAATTTTACATGTAGCAATACGATAGTAGATGCTAGATATAAAATAGAAACACCTCATAATTTTTATACGTTAGTAAATGAGGGTATTCTTAAGATTAAGAAATCTATTCAGTAACATATCTGTGCTTTAATAGGTTTGTATAACATTCTCTTGAAGGAAAATTTTCTATATATGGCTTATGTATCCCGCATGGGCTTTCATAAAATATGGTTTCTACAGAAAACTTCTTTGCTTCCTCTTTAGAAGGTATTCTAAAATTCAGCCTTAGACATTCTTTACTAAAGTATATATCTTCTTCATAGCACCAGTTTTCTGATCTAGGATAATTTGTTGCGATAAAGTACATTTTATTCACATTTCTTAGTGAAAACCCACCATTTCCAACATAAACTCCAGCTCTCCACTCTTGAATCCAAGGAGCACCAATGTAATCGTATTGTAGGTAGTTATCAACATCAGCTTTTAGCAATAACACATCTGTCTGAAATATCAGTGAATGTTTACATCCCATATCTAGTAATTCTTTCCAGAAGTTTGAGCTGGCAAACAGATCGCTATAGTCTGAAATTGTTAAATTATCAACCTTTATGTTCACATAACAAATATTAGGAATATCGGCTAGCTCATTTCGCACAAACTCTTCATTCTCTGACCCATGATAAACTATTAATCCCCACCCTTTCAATAGAAACATAAAGTTTTTACACACCAGTTTTAGAAGAGGATGTTTCCTCGGTTCAACTATAACACAGCATTTTTCAGAAAATTTTGGAACATGTGTAAAATATGATGGACCAACATCAAATTGTTTTAAGTAGTTTGACCATTCTGGTTCATAACGACTATCCATTTACTTGTTACACTAGTCTCTAGTGTAAATGCACGAGCAAGCTAAAAACTTTACAATCCATATTAAGAATTCGCTTCCGGAGTTTTTTGTAAATAAAGAAGTTCTAGATGTGGGTTCTGGAGATATTAATGGAAATAATAGATTTCTCTTTGAGAACTGTAGATATCATGGAAATGATGTCTTTCGAGCCCCAAATGTTACAGTTGTAAGTAAGACAAGTTCTCTGTCATTTAATGACGAGACATTTGATACAATTTGCTCAACAGAATGCTTTGAACACGATCCGGAATATAAGGAGTCTTTTCAAAAAATTATTAAGATGCTAAAGCCTGGTGGTCTTTTCTTTTTCACTTGTGCTTCAACTGGTAGACCAGAACATGGAACTCGTAGGACATCTCCAGGAAACTCATATGCGGCCATTGGAAATGTTGAAGGGTGGGCAGATCACTATAAGAATCTAACATTTAAGGATTTGGATGAATCAGTTAATGTGGCAAATACATTTAGTTCTTACTCGGCATGGTTTTCTCCTGAAAATCAGGACCTATATTTTTATGGAATTAAGAATGGAGGATCAACCAACTATCCTATCCTACAATATAGTCAAAACTCATCTGTTCAAACAGGCTGAAACGAATTAAACATATTTACACGAAATGGTGTTTCCATTCCAACAATTGGTTCGGGTTGAGAAGGGGTGGGAATCACATGGTTTGTTCGTTGAGCGTAAGAAGAATTAGCCGTCTCTGCTGTCCGTCTAACGTTACCTTGTTCTAAAAACTCAGGAACAAATGTCTCTTGAGTTTTGTGTCCAGATAAGTACCATACAAGTAAAAGTCCGGCAACTATAACAGCATACTCTAACCCTTTCATTTAATTGTAAGCACACAGAAAACGGAATCGGATTTTCATATCCTGTATGTAGTTAAACAATGGAGGAACGTGCTCTTTCAACTCTTAAAGTAATTCTAACTGAACGTGGTATCACTGGCAACAATTTTGAATCTGTTTCATCGAATCTAGATGATACAAAGATGTATACATTTGGAGGAATTCTAATTATATTTAGCACAAAGGCTCGAATCTCAGAGAAGGATCTAAACACCTTCATCGAGTACGCGAGCGAGAACAGTTATTCAAGTGGAACAATTGTAGTGGGTCTATCTCGTCTATCTGACGCAGTTATTACTTCTCTACGTAATCACGTGAATCAAAAAGACGTCCCGCTACTTCAGGTGTTTGAAATTAGACATCTTCAGCTACTATACGGGCATCACGTAAAAGTTCCAAAGCATCGCATCGTTGCTATGAATGAACTGGAAGGAATCCTCAAGGCTACGAACGCAAAAGATCCGTCGGTATTTCGTAAGATCGACTCTCAGGATCCTATGGCTAAGTGGACGGGTGCTCGTCCAGGAGACGTTCTTGAAGTGACGGGCATGTGTGAAAGTTCTGCCGAGAATAAGCGTTATCTATTTTGTATGGCGGATGTAACAAATGGATAGTCAATTTAATTCGCTTGTACAAAGTTACAGTAGTAATTATGTACAATATAAAGTGACTGGCAGTCCTTCTTACCAAAACGGGTATATGGCTGCTCAACAAGGATTAGATGCTATTATTGGGCAATTACAGAATGATGTAAATACCGGAAAGCAGCAAGTAGCTGCTTTTTACAAGTCAGGTGTTGAACAGAAGCTAACGGATCTTAATTTAAAGAATCGTAAACTACAGCGTGGTATTCTTGTAGAAAAGGATGACATTACTGCGGCTAAAATTAGAGGAGAGCAACACCTTCCTCCACCCACACCCTCTACTACTCCCATAACAACTAGTCAATATGTCGCCTTAGGAGTATTGGGTCTCACAATGGTGGGGCTAATGGTCGTCTAGTGAAGAGACTACGTAAGCTTTGAGCCCATGAAGTTGTTATTACGAGATAGGCAGCATACAGTGTAAGGACAAGGAGTGCTGCGATATAAACATAATACATGAATGTAGCATTATTCAATTTTTGAGATGTTGTTTGGCTTATACGTTTAAGAGTATCAACCTTATCCTTAGATTTTTCAATTTCAGCATATTCGTGTTGATACTTGATGAGGTCGTTTGTCAGATCATCAAGTTCCTTCGGTTCAAACTCACTTGTACCCTTATTGAGTATACTTATAATCCCACGAAGTTCTTCTGCTAGTTGAGCGTTAATCTGCTGAACTCTCTCAATTAAAATTAGTTGTTGGCTAGGGTCAGGTTCTTGAATAGCAGCTGATAACGCAGCCGAATATTCTCCCTTCAAAAATTGATATTGTTGTCTAAAACCAACAAGTTCTGCGTTTCGAGAATCCTGAAACTTCTTTACGTCCATTACTTTTGTTTGATACTAAATAAATGTCAACAATAATTCGTGGAGCTAACAGCAAGGGTTCATTTTATGGCGATGCGTCTTATCGTACGGCTTACCTACGTAGGCAATCGATTCTTAAGTTACAGCTTCAAAAAACAGGCGATCCTCCTGTTCTGGCAAATGTGATGTCTGGCGCAAATCAGGCTAAGAAGCCCCTAATCGCAGAGCATCATTTAACAAAGGGATCAACGAATGGTAGTATGGAATTCATTCAGATAAAGAATAACTCTGGAATCTTTTAAGTGAAAAGAATAACATGGCAACGTTTCAGTCGGAATATGAAGCATCAACAAACGCAATTGATAGTATTGTATCAACGCAATTATCATCTGTGTTAAATTGGACTGGCGTACCAGGTAGTCTGGTGAAAGCATCCTCATCTGCAGTAGGATTCGTCTGGGGCTACAATAGTGGAGGAACTGTTTATATTTGTCAGCTTCCGTGTACAGGAAACTGGAATGCGGTTGACTTTAGCGAGTATCAGGTGTCAAATGTATTAGATCTGACTACCGACCAGACAAATGTATATTTATTATACACGAACTCAGCTGGTGCTATCAGTCTGCTCGTAACCCCCGCAACGAACCAGGGAACTCGCACTGTCATCGCAGTACCATTCTCTGCGACAACTATATTTTCAACTCATACCTACATTTGGGCACAAGATGGATCAAATAACAAGCAACGGTGCGCAAAACCATGTAGTATGTCAAATTGGCAGGTATCAACAGATAATAGGGTAACTATTACATCATCAGATGATGGAATGCTATACGGAAAAGACGCAAGTGGACAGGCAATGCAAACAGATGAAACACTTCAATCTCCATGGCAACCAATAGGTAATGTTCGTGGAACAATATATGGTAGAGGATCTGATGGAACTCTTTATGGAGTAGATTCTTCTCAAAACGCTTTTCAGTATAATGGTACATCAACTTCCTTATACACTGGTGGCTTACCCCCGTCAAACATTACCATAGATGACAACACAATGTGGATGACAACTTCTACATCTGGTAGCGTTGGAAACATTTTTACTCGGTTACAAAAACCAGATTATACAGCGATCATGAACACTGTAACTCCTATTGATCGAACTCGTGACAAAATAGCCGACACAGTAGAAAACAAATTTCAACGTCAGACGGACGTTATGATAGTAAATAAACAGTCAAATGATGTTATTTCATTCTTTAAACAAATTTTCAATATAGATAGAGATACGGCAAAGAGAGCAAAAGCCCAAGCAGGACATCTTAGTGAAAGAATTCGCGAATCTCAGAAACAACTAGATCAGATTTCCGCAGTTGAACCAACTATTCTTGGAGTCATTGCTATATTATTAATTGTAATCTCACTATACGTATTCGCATCACCTATGCTTGGCAGTTATGTTCATTATGTCGCACTAACAGTTATGGGTGTAGGAATAGCGTTACTTATGAACTTTTCAGACGCTATTAAGTAATGGGTAATCAACCGTCTGCTCCCGCTCCTCCGTCAGCACCCCCGCCTCCACCACCTCCACCACCTCCACCACCATGTGATCCAAATTGTCAAAAACAAAAAGACTTAGTGCTTCTTAAAGCAGCACTAGATACTGCTACCGAAAATCAAGATGAAGATCCGGTCGGCTACGAGAAAGCACGCATTGCCTATTATACACTTCTTAATGGACAAGGATGGCTGAATACTGAAAAGCAACGTATTGCTACAGATGAAGTTCAACCTGTGCTGAATAATTACACTACGCAATATAACGCCCTAAAAGGTGAGAAGCAATCTCAGTCTATATTCACAAATCTATCTAATGCTCTTATAGCTCAAGAAGGTGCGGATACAGCTGATAACGCATTCTTAAGGAAACAGCTAGACAGTGAAAAGGATAAGGCCGATGTTATCAATAGGTTAAATGAGCTTGCGACAGGTACGCCTCAATCTAACTCCGGATCTGGATCATACATACCGTTAATTGTTGATATCATCATTGGACTATTAATTGTCGTAGTCTTATATCTTGGGTTTACGAAGATGAACTCAATCAGAAATATGTTCGTAGCTCCTCCTACTAGCGTAACAGGTATTACAACATAAAGTATGTATAATAACAAATGAAATTAGAGTACATTTTTTTAGCTGTACTCGTATTTTTAATGTATGGCATTACGCTATGGGTTTCAGGACAAGAAGGCTTCGAAAACGAAGGTTCTGTAACATATGAAGATGCCACCGAAATATATGATGATGTATATGCCAGCATATATGATCTACTATGGAATCCACAGGACATGTTGAAATATCAGCAGGTATCTATGCAAGATATATCGCTAGCTGATTGGAACACCAAGAATGTACATGTATTAGATATGGCTTGTGGAACGGGACCACATGCCACATGGTTTAAAAACTTAGGCGTTGACTACACAGGAGTTGATATTTCCGAAAGCATGTTAAAGAAGGCTCGTGAGAACAATCCGTCTGCTACATTTCAAAAAGGAGACATAACACAAGTTCATCTTTTTCCACAAAAATCAATGTCACACTGCGTTCTAACAGGATTTTCGGTATATCAATTTCAGAATCCTAAGATAGTTTCCGATAACGCATATCAATGGCTACAACCAGGTGGTTACTTCATCGTTCATCTAGTAGATCCTGATAAGTATGATCCCCTTCATGACCTAGCATCACCTTTCGCTGCTTTCTCTCTCCAAAAGTATTCACTTGAGCGCCAGACTGCTTCCAATGTATTCTTTGATAAGTTCAAGTATACCGGACGTCTCAATAAGAAGAGTGATGAAGATAAAGCTACATATGAAGAAGTGTTATCTTTTTACGATAAAAATGATAATAACGGAATAAAATATCGCGAAAATAAGCACCATTGGAATATGCCTTCTAAGGAACGTATGATTGATATTTTTAAGACATCCGGTTTCCGTCATGTAGAGAATGTGGATCTAGTGAGATGTGGAAAGGAATACCAGTACCTGTGTTATTTTTCAAAGTAACATACAAATGAATTTCGTTAAGAATTACAACAAACCTCCGGTATTTACGAAAACCTATCCTCAGTCTCTAGCAGTAGCAGATAAGTATCAAGATGCGACCGATAAAGTAACTAGGCAATACGGTAACAGTAAATTAGACAGTGATAAGATAACTCTTAAGAACATTCTTGCGTCAATTGAAGGATTAAAGGCAGAAGAAGCAGATGGTGAAATTGGCCCAGAAGAAGCGACTAGAACTTTGACTGCACTAATCGCAAAGCATATCGGGGGACGCAGGAAGAAGACTGGGCGTTCAGGACGTTCAAAACGTTCAAAGACACATCGTCGTAGAAAGTAATGGATATATATGATTCGCGTACAGTCGTGGATTTTCAAAAATTTACATTTTCAGGGCATCTAAGAGGTCATGTTTATAAGGTCTTAGATGAAAACATTAAATTAGGTCACGCAGATTATTCTTGCTATTGGGCATTAGAATTGCTTTGCTCTGGACTTACGCATTCTTTATGGCAGACATTCTTTGAATCAGCTGCCAAACATATTAATCGTGGTGGCCCAAATGTATTTTTATATTTGGTTAGAATGTATGAAAAGTTCGCACCATATGAAGGTCAATATGATGTAATACATATGACCGAACTCAGAAACAATTCAGATGTTCGAAATATGATATGTGAAGTAGCCGCATCACTTGCCTTATGTCGTAAGAATAAACTACCTGCTCTACCAAAAATTAAACCAGAGCATGATTTTAAACAGACGACAATTCAGGAAAATTTGAAATCACCATCTGCTAACTATGCTCGCCATTTAGTAAAACAACAAGATCCATTGGAGATATATATTCCACTAAATGAATTAGTATATTGTCTAAGACCAGAAACTCGTGATATTACTCGAGGACTCTATTGGGTAGCTTGGATTCTTAAATACGCAAGTCAGTACAAAAAGCAGAATAAGACGGATTTACTATGCTCTGCGAGATCAAATGATTTTATTGAAAATAAGTTTTATACTCACGCAATCTGGGTTATTTGGGACGCAGTGTTAGACGCGGCCAAAACGTCGCCTCAGAGTGGAATATTGCGTCAATATGTTGATGCTCTATACAAGATACACTGTCTAAGATGGTCACCTGCTTTGCTAAAAACTCGTCTATCATTTCTAGTTGTCACCATCCAATATATATGTGAAAGTACGACACTCGATATTCATTACGCAGTTCCACAAGATATGTCGGTTGTACAAAATGTAGTATCAAATATTCCTCAATGGATTCAGGCAATCATTCAAACTCAAAAAACTTTCTCGTGACAATAAACCAAATGCTAAGTTCAAAGGTTAAACACGCAGTTGCACTCGCTCTACTGTTCTTCGTGGTTTCATCCCCCTATACATACAAGCTTGTAGATAGTCTAGTTGGCGGAGTTCTTGCGTCTGTAGCCCCTCAGCTAGCATACATGTTCAAGGTCGCTGACGCAGGCTGCCCTACCACCTACGGTCTAGCCGTACACTCTGCTGTATTCGGTGTAGCAGCGTACCTTCTACATAATGCGTAAGAAACGGATTTAGTTATGCTGACCCCAAGCATAACAAATGAAGCTTCTAATATTTGATACTGAAACAACTGGTCTTCCAAAGTCGCGAACAGCCGCGATCGAGAAACCCGACAACTGGCCACATATTGTGTCTGTTTCTTGGGTTATATTACATGACAATAAGATCATAAAACAACGCGAATATATTGTTAAACCGGAGAATTGGGTTATACCAGATGATTCAATTAAAATCCACGGAATCACGAACGAACTAGCATCCGCAAACGGAGTGTCTTTACAGAGTGCTATGTCTGAATTTATGGGAGAACAATGTGACATGATGGTAGCACATAATATGGATTTTGATTATAACGTTATTGTGAATGCTATTAAATGGGATCTCGAATTTGACTTTAATGGATTTAATATTCCCAGAAAGTGTACCATGCAGTTATCAAGAAATCAGTGTAAACTTTCGGGTAGATTTGGATTTAAAGTTCCTAAACTGAAAGAACTCTATGAATTTATATTTAAGAGAAAGCCAAATGAATCTAGACTTCACGGATCACTGTATGACACGCTTATCCTTGCCGAATGTATTCAACACTGTAGTTGGTTACAGGCAGCATTAGGTTTACCTGTAAGCAACCCTGTACTAGGTAATGGAATACACACGCTCAACTTTAATTTCAACGAAACCAATTGAGAGTAAAAATGTTACACTCATTTGGGCAAAAGACGGATGGTGTTACATCCCACAATTAAAATTACGTCAACGTTTCACAGAAACGCATTACACAAAAGAAGAATGGCTAGGTATTATCGCAATGCCTGAAAACATTGAAGAAGTTACTTGGGCACTTCACTCGAAGGATCCTCTGGTTTGGCAGGAGAACGAGGAGCTCTACTCGCTGAAAGTGTCCAACCAAAGAGCCCGCAAGAACAAGCAGCGCCAGCGAGAGCCTGGTCAACAATCTCAACGGCCTTAGCAGCCTGAGGAACGCGCTCAATTAGCTTATTCATCGCATCACTGGCTAGAGCATCAACCTGGTTTACCGCATCCTCCACCTTATCTGCTAGTTCAGGCACTACTTCCTCCACTTTTTCAGCTACTTCCTCTACTTTATCTAGAACTGCTTCTTCAACCTTCTCTGCCATCTGATTAAGTTTTTCCTTGGGGCTCTCAGGTAGTTCCATTGCGTATTTGTATACTACATAGAAAACCATTGTGTAAACAAATGATTGTACAGGATATCCTGTATCTCGCAATGTCAACTATATTGGTCATGGCAGTATTACAGATCGCAACGTTTATGGTAACTAGAATGCTGTATCCTCCTGAACCAAAAATAATTTATAGAGACGTTCCCGTACAGCAATATGTACAACCTCCTCCGCCAGTAGCGCAACCACCGTTATTTCCAGCTGTTCAACAACTTCCTACGCAAAACGGACCTGCTTTAACACAACCACCGACTGAAGTACAATTACCAGAATATGAACCTCGCAAACCGGCTTCAACATCAGTACGGATGGACCTCGAATTACCGCCTGGTATTCAAGAAACCCGTCCCCCAGGGACTTAGTACATTTAAAGTACCACAAACAAAAGGAACACCTGGTTGGATTGTATTCACATATGATCAGAAAACTCCAGTATGTCTATGGATTTCTAATAACGAATGTAAAAAGGTTCCATGTATCGTCGATGAACGCATATGTGGAGATACATTTCTAAAGGTTGAAAAAATCGGACCATTAGATTTCGTAGTAGCAGATATTTGGATGTATAATACAAATTGTGTCTTTGCCTGTTCAACTTTCAAGCAAAGATACGAGTGGCTTTACCAACTTCTTGGAACATTTACAACCTTTGTTGAAGGTGTTACAATTGATCTGATTCATAAGAAAGACCTAAGTGACGATATTGAGATTCAAGGATACGAAGAACATTCGGATGAGACAATTGGAAAACCCGGATATTTTGTCGAGAAAGACGACAGCGAAGTAGTAACTGTAGTACGTATGCTTATACCGGATTGTTATGAAATAAATGGGAAAGGTTATCTACAAGTTCCTGACCTAAGGACATCTATGTATCTGCGTTCTAAAGGAGAGCGATTTGAATGTAGGTGTATCAAACAAGACGACGAGTTTTGGACAGTGACAGAAAACATTCCCGAAGTAGAAGTAAATGCCTCCTAAGAAAGGATCTAAACGTAAGACCCTAAAAAAGGGAGGATTCTATAGTTTTTCAGGTGATCTTGGCGCACCGGGAGCAGCTAACTGGACTAGACATTCCGAAATGGGACCATACGCAGTGAGTGACAGAGGAGGTAATACTCACTACGGAAGAGGTCGTAAGGGTAAGAAGGGTAAGAAGGGTGGAAAGACACGCAGAGCGAAGCGTGGTGGTGGTTCATATGGCGCAGTGTCTGCCTCATACCAAGGAACAGGTGCGCGTGGAATTGCCGATGTCGTGGGCATTTCTCCGAACAAACCTGGTTTTGCCACGCAGGGTGAATTTAATTACTATGGTGGAAAGCCGGGCGATGGACTCCCAAATTTTATAAGCCCTGGAAGTAAGTAAAGATGAACCTAGACACAGTAATTGGAGGAGGGCTTTTCCTCGCAGCAACTGTTTTTTTAATGCAGCGTAATTTAGTTCACGTAGTAGTATGGCTTGCATTAATCTATATCGTCGCATCGCAGGCAATGTCGGCGGTACTATCCGTGTTAACTGCGATCGTTGGCGTGTATCTGATTTCTCGTGTGACAACCGAAACATTTGAGAACGAGAAACCCGCTCAAAAGAAGGAATCAGACCCTACACCTGCCCCTCCTAAGACATCTGATCCTCATGTAGACATTGGAACAACAATTCTACATGCATACCGTAACCTATCTCCTGAGCAGATTGGTGGTATGCGTAGGGATACGAAGGAGCTGATGAGCCTTCAGAAGGAACTCATGGGATCCCTAGCAGAGATGAAGCCGGCTATTGAACAGGGCGCAGAACTTCTAAAGACCTTTGGTACCTTTTTTGGAAAGGAAGGTGGGGAACAGGCGGTTGCGTAATCTCTGCATACCATCCGCGAATACATACATAATATAAGTATCATCATTAGTTGATATATTTGGACCGCCTGTGGAATTTACTATCTCCTTCCATGTATCAGTTTCGGACTTAAGTTGTAGATATCGTAAATATTGTTGCCACTTTGTTACTGCCTTGTGAATAGATATAACGGTAAATATACCAATTTGTTGGTTATAGAGAATAATTGATAATAAATTGATAATCGGATAGATTACCATATCAATCCAAAAACTCAACTTTTCAAAAATGGTATCCTTTTTGAAAAGCTGTTCGAGCATAATAAACTCTTCTGCTACCGCGAAGTAATCTGTATTATTAAGTATTAGATACTGATTTACGTGAAGTGTCATCCTCTATTACGATTCCTTCGGGAGGAAAATCTTTCTCTTCTAACGTTTTAGAATCCACGTATTTCCAGATAGCATCGTCATCAATATGTGTGAGTTCACTTAAAAGTTTTGAAGTAATTGGTGTGTTGTATCTTACATATTTATTAACAATTTCAGTTACACAAATAGTCTTATCGGCACGTTTAGCTCCTACCCAAAACCAAGGTAACTTACTCGCAGGGATTGATGGTATTTCACGTTTAGTATGAGGACATAGTCGTCTTTTACAGTAAAATAATTGACTGTATATCCAAGTGATCCAACTCATTTAATTTTAATACATAGACGATGTTGAAACGGGTGACGCGTCTTGCTGCTTTAAATGAGATACCACCTGGTCTCTGTTTTGCAGATTATCGCCCGTTAGAGGATTAGCAAACCCATCTCTGATAAGGTTGGCCGCCATTCTATCCATGCCAAGTCCTAGAGATATCGAAGAAGCTAATGCTACCATGATAAATGGAGTAGCAACGATTACCCATGACACGACACCTAGATCAACACTACATAGTGCGTCAAGAATTACTACACCGGCAACACCCATTACAGTCTTAATAGCCGCAGTGGCGAAACGACCAAGTGCTAAATCAAGCCCAGTATGGATGACTACATAAAGTAAATATAGAAGCGCCGGGGGACATAATGCATCAATAAAACGCATATTAACAGTATTTACTTATAAGCAGTAAAAAATGAGTGACCGAGATGTTGAGCGAGTTATGATGTTGGTTTCTTGTTCTGAAGAAGAAGCTAGACAGGCTCTTCTTAAGACAGAAGATGTTGTTGAGGCAGCCGATATGCTCATGTCTGTTCCTGTAACGCGAGGAGCTCCCAAACAAAAGCCTGTATCAAAGGAACAGGCTACATTCGCGGAAATTCGTAAAAATATGGAGTCTATGGATAGGTTACTCCACACTAATCTCACGAGGTCAAATCAACCCGATTCTTCTTGTCGAGTGTTGCCGGATACCCGCGTCCAGGAAGAAATGACGCTACGTTCTGACTGTATTCAGAGTAGTCATCTTCCAGCTCAGGAAGAAGAGGAGCAAAAACAGGGAACTGCTTGTCAGTAACCGTCTGAATACTTTTGCGATTAGCAGTAGAATGGCCGAACACAACCTTATTCTGATCATCAATTCCTTCAATAGTTCCTAGCCCAAGAAAGGGTGTGGTAGCCCAAGGGCGAGCAAATAGCTGCTTAGGGCCCGCCTGACGAGCAGTACCAGGTGCTCCAAATAGTAAACTGGTGTGGGTATCGATTCCACAACCTCCCTCGGGAGAGTTACCATAATTGCCCTTACCGATCATTCCTGGATTCGCAGCTACATTCTGTACAGCCCAGTTATTTCCACATCCAGTTTGAGTAGCATGACCAACAGGGGCTCCTCTGCGACCGTCTACATCGCGTGCGGCATCTCCTTGACGAGTATTCTCATAGAAAGTTAGATATGACATCTTTACATGTCATTTAGAAAGTAAATGCGTAAATGATCAAATGTCTTACTGGGGATACCATCTTGTGGCAAATTTTGGCAGATGTAATCCAGAAATGATCCGATGTGCGCCTAACATTAGTTTGTTTGCGAAGACTTTAGTTAAGAAAATTAACATGGTGCCTTATGGCGAACCGCTAGTTCAACATTTTGGATCTGGAAATAAAGCCGGATATACTCTAGTTCAACTTATTGAAACATCAAATATAACTGCGCATTTTGTGGAACAGACAAATGATCTGTATCTAGATGTTTTTAGTTGTAAACGTTTTGATAAGATGGATGTATATGATGCAGTCCACGCATTTTTCAGCCCATCGTGTGGAAAAATGATGCTAATAAAGCGACAGGCTCCTGTGGAAAACGAACTATCATCTTACCAAATAGTTAAGCTGAAATAAGAATGCCATTCCTACAACCAGCTGATTGGCTAGAACAAGATATTCAATACAAGTATGTCGTAGATGTATTTGGTAGAACTGACAAAGGCGAAGTCGCGCAAGTACGGCTTACGGGATTTCAGCCTTATTTCTACCTTCGCATGGTAGATGGTGAAACACACGGACTAATTCAGTCCACTCTAGAGCAATCTTCTGGAAAGCAACTACGCGGACTTAAGATTACACTAGAATCTAAGTTAGATGCTATGCGGGGATTTAATGGTCTTACTCCTATCAAAGTTTGGAAACTATCGTTTCCTGCTATGTGGATGTTTAAGACAGTTCAAAAAACCATTAAGAATTCATTTCGAATTGGAAGTCGTCGTGTAGTAACAGAGGATATCTTTGAAGCCAATCTTCCACCGTTCATTCGTCTCTTTCATGAGATGGATCTTTCTCCTGCTTCTCCATTTGAGTTTGAAGCAGATGATTATGATCCCGATGATGGAGTACATGTAGATGTGTTTTATGAGGTGAGATACGATGAGATTAAATCAGCAGCTACTAAGAATATTCCGCTTCTTGTAGCAGGGTATGATATTGAGACGTACTCTGTATCGGGGCTATTTCCAGTAGCTACGAATCCCGGCGATGAGATTATGCAAATTGGTGTAGCTTTTCGTTACTCTAATGATTTGCTGGCAGCCGGCAAGCGTATCGTATTCAGTAATGGAACGATTACTCCCTCACAAGATCCTGGAGTTGAATTTGTAGCATGTAAGAATGAGCGCGATCTTCTGCTAAAGTTTGAGAAGTGTATTCAAGATGAGAATCCAGATGTTATCGCAGGATTTAATACGTTTGGTTTTGATGACCCATATATCGCAGATAGGGCTGAGAAGCATAGAGTACATCTGAACTTTGGACGTGTAGAGGGTAGTGCGTGGAAGAATGATTGCGTAAAGACCGAGAAGAAGACATTCGAACTAGCATCCGGTAAGTTCGCAGTTCGATACTTTGAGATGCCTGGACGTCTTCCGGTTGATCTACTTCTCAGCGTTCGCCGTGAGCAGAACCTAGACTCCTACAAGCTTGATAATGTAGCTAACACATTCCTGCGTGATAAGGTTACGGAGTTTGTAATTATTAGCGGAGCATCAACTCGGCAATACGAAATCCACACAAAGAGTACACGTGGACTATTTGTTGGAAATCTAGTACGATTTGATGTTGTTGGAAATACGATTAACTCATATGCGAATGGTATGAAATTCAAGGTAAAATCGGTATTTCCTAAGAAGTTTATTGTTGAACTGGAGGAACACAACTATCTGTGTACATTTGATGATATTTCTGTGGAGGACAGAAAGAAACTCGAATGGTCTTTCGGTAAGGATGACATTAGTTTCAAGGATATGCTAGAAGCACATACTGGAACACCAGACCAACGCGCTGCGGTAGCAAAGTATAACATTCAGGACTGCGATCTTGTACTGACATTGATGGCTAAACTAGATACTCTAGTGAATGCTCGTGGTATGGCAGATGTATGTAAGGTTCCGATTCAGTATATCTTTCTGCGTGGGCAGGGTATCAAGATCTTCTCAGCCGTTGTTTACAACGCATCTAAGCGTAATCAAGTAATTATGACTCAGGAGAGTCTAGAAGGTGATTCCTCGTATGAAGGTGCGATTGTTCTGCCTCCAAAGATTGGAATGTATCTAGATCAACCTATCGCTGTTCTTGATTTCAATTCACTCTATCCGTCGAATATGATCGCATTTAATCTCTCACCGGATACATTGGTTTATGTAAAGACATACGACTCAAAGGGTAAGAAGGTCAATCAAGAGGGTGGTGACGGAGACGATCTTAAATCAGCCGGGTATACAATTGATGAAATTGGTTACGATACATATGACGACGACAAAAACCCAACTGGACGTACAGTGTGTGGATTTGTCCAACCAACTTCAGATGTTCGTACCATCGGGGTTCTGCCTCTCACGTTGGACATTCTTCTCAAGAAGCGGAAAGAAACGCGGAAGATCATGGAGTCTGTAGAAGATGAAGCACAGAAGGCTGTTCTAAATGGTCTTCAACTCGCATATAAGGTTGTTGCTAATTCAGTCTATGGGCAATGTGGCTCTCGTACATCGCCAATTCGTAAGATGGAGGTAGCCGCGTGTACAACAGCCGCAGGACGTGATCGTATCTATTTTGCCAAGAGCGTTGTAGAGAAGGAGTTTAATGGAGAAGTAATCTACGGCGATACTGATTCAATCTTCATCAAGTTTGCTACTAAAGACCTAGCTGAGTCAATTCGTCTAGGTCAAGAATCGGCTGCGCGTATTACTAGTCTATGCCGCAAAGCTCATAAGATTGAATATGAGAAGACTATGTTTCCATTCATTCTATTCTGCCGCAAGCGTTACGTAGGAATGCTGTATGAGACTGATGTAACTAAGTGCTATCGTAAGACCATGGGTGTCGCTCTAAAGCGTCGAGATAATGCACCTATTGTAAAGGATGTATTTGGCGGTGCTTTAGACATCCTCATGGACAAGCGAGATATTCGTCCTGCCCAAGAGTTTGTAAAAGATATGCTAGTTCGTGTTCTAAAGAATGAGCTTCCTATGGAGAAGTATATTATCACAAAGCAGCTACGCGATGACTATAAGAACCCTGGGCAGATTGCTCACCGTGTTCTAGCTGATCGCATGGGAGAGCGTGATCCCGGTACAGCTCCGCAAGTCGGTGACCGTCTGCCGTACATTTATGTTGCGAGTCGCAAGGATGAGAAAAAGCAGGGAGATAAGATTGAACACGTGGATTATGTTCGAGCAAAAGGATTGAAGCCCGATACAGAGTTCTATATTTCAAACCAAATTCAAAACCCAGTCGCACAGTTATTCGCACTTGCTATTGAGAATCTTGATGGATACAAATCAAAGGTAAACTACGAGAAACTACATAGAGAGTTTATGGAAACAATGGATGAGGAGGAAGCGACCCTCAAGGTTCTTGATAAGAAAGAGAAAGAACTAGATTCCATTCTGTTTCTTACAGCGCCATATTTAACAAAACATAAGAGAGGTCCAATGGATATGTTCCTAAAGCGGCAGTGATTTTCAGTAATTAATCGTTGTTAAGCTTAAATGGCAGATGATGTTCCCGACGTTCTTTCACTATTAGAAGATATGATTACAGGGCGAAATACTTTTTTATCCAATGATGTGATACGTGCTCTTCCCTTCAATCACAGACCTACTCTTGTAGCTCGATATTTGAATAATGAAGCATCCTATATGGAACTTATTAATCGTATTTACACCAATAATATTCAAGAGTCTCAAGCTCATGCCGCCGCTAGAACGCTAATCGCATTTACTATGCCGATTGGTGGATCATTTTTAGATCCTGTTACTGTCGCTCCTACACGAGCACAGATAGCCAGTTCAATTGAAGATTTTCCTAATGCGACATCAAATTGTGCGATTTGCCAGGAAGCAATTTCCTCGGGAGGCTGTCGAATTCGCCAGTGTGGGCATGTTTATCACCGCGCTTGCGCGTTAAGCTGGTTTTCGATGTCGGTTCGGTGTCCTGTATGCCGCTACGATATTCGTGAAGGGAATCCGGTAAGTCAAACATCTTCTGCCGAAGCAGGAATGTCCTCTCCAATGTCAAACCCGTCGGGGGAGCAAGATACTTAGGAATTGGATCAGATGCGCCGTATTGAACCATGTGAATTAACTTTCGAATGTCATGTTGGCATTCCTTAATAGATTCAGTGATATCTACATGTAAAAATAGAGACTGTATATCAGACGCTCTAGGTGGAAAACATCTTATAATGTCAATGAAGTCCTTATTGCGTTTGAATATAGTAGGAAGCTCATTTCCTGTACATATTATAGGAACTTTACGATTTATATCTTTTATCCATTCAACAATACGTGCCTGAGCATGTGGATCTGACCCATCTACCTCATCTAATATAACACATGTTTTGCGATTAATATCTCCCTTCATAAATGAAAATATATTAACAGCAGACCTACATGCGTCTTTAATTTTTTCAACGTCTTCATAACTTCTAATTGATCGAGATGCGTTAATTTCAAGTGGGTCAAATTCCATAGTTTTTGCGGCTGCTATAGCTAATGTGGTTTTTCCGATACCAGGTGAACCAGTCAACATGATAGCTTTAGGGAATCCCACAGTAGTCAAATATGTACGAAGTGTTTTCTTTGCGTCATCATGTCCGATTATATCAGCAAGGTTATTTGGTCTGTATGTTTCTGCGTACATTATCAACTATTAACAAGTTATTCCGTAAGTCATATATCATTTACAGGGTGGTATTATCATAGAAGTATGGTGACGTAGCTCAGCTGGTTAGAGCACCCGACTGTTAATCGGGAGGTCGTGGGTTCGAACCCCACCGACACCGCCAAAGCCTCTATAGCTCAGTGGTAGAGCACCAGCTTTGTAAGCTGTAGGTCGTGAGTTCAATCCTCACTGGAGGCATAAGTCTTATCGTACAATGGTTAGTACATCAGACTCTGAATCTGAAAATCCGAGTTCGATTCTCGGTAAGACTAAACAGCACGCATAGCTCAGTTGGTAGAGCATCGGTCTTATGAGCTGAGGGTCGTGGGTTCAAATCCCACTGTGTGCACCATGTGAAGCAAACGCTTTTACATGATGCATTAACCACACATACCCGACCAAGTAGTTCCACACGAACGAGCTAAATTACACTTAGCAACTGCGGATTGAATTGTAGAGGCGTCAGGATCAAATGGCATACAACTCGTTGATGCGTTTGGCTTACATAGGTTACTGGCAGAATCGTATGTCCAACTGTCGGGGCATTTTGCCATTTTTGTAGGGTCTAATCGTAATACTATTTGCGGATTGATTACATACTTGTAAACTATAAGCAGAATCACTGTAAACAAGACAGTTAAAGCGGCAGTACTTACATACTCCATTCTTTCTTTGTTACAAGGAAAGGAATGGATATTGCTAGACACGTATTAGACACATATTTCAAAGATACGTCGAACCCATTAGTTCGGCATCATTTAGATTCGTTTAGCGATATGTTATCTGTCAAGATCCCCAATTTTATCGCTGGTATGAATCCGTTGACATTAAATCTAGGCGATACGCGTTTCATCAAGGTCTATATTGGAGGAAAGAAAGGTGGAGACTTGTTTTATTCTCCACCAGTTGATGAAATTGGTAACGCAGTACTACCTCATCAATGTCGTTTGGATAACAAAACATACGCTCTTGATATTCGCATGAATGTTGATATTGAATATGTATTTGACACAGTAACTGAAACAAAGCGTTTTGAAAATGTTATGCTGGGGCAACTTCCTCTTATGTTGAAGAGCTCTCTTTGCTATCTAACTCCTATGACATCCGACCAACTGTATGGCTCTGGTGAATGTAGATTTGAACTTGGAGGATACTTCGTCATTAGTGGAGCAGAGAAAGCACTTTTGACTCAGGAGAGACTCGCAGAAAACATGTTCTATGCCTCGAAGCGTAAAGAAGTTAGCTCAGGAAGCGCTGGAACAAAAACATTAGTAGAAAAGGAAACCGAAAGTAAACTCGAAGAAGCTACTAAGGCTGAACCATTCGAATACATAGCAGGAATTCGGTCGAGTTCAGAAGATGGAACAAAGGGCCCATATTCTCACTTTTTGATTATCCCACCTGCGAATAGAAAACCAGATGATCCTAAGAAACTCGCTGGTGTATCTGATCTATCAGACTTTTCTACTCGTCGCTTGGCAGTAATCACACTTCCCGATTTTACTCAGCCTGTTCCCGTTATAAGCGTGTTTTATGCTCTGGGACTCACAAATGATAGAGATATTTACGATACAATCTTAGCTGGTATTCCATTAGTTGAACGAACTTCTTATGATGAATTGTTCGCAGAGTTAGTACTATCGCATGAAAAGTTCACCCGTCAGGAAATGGCAAAAGAGAAGGATCAGAATCAAGATCCCAATCTGCTATTTCTAAAACGCCAGACACGTACTAGATCTGAAGGCGGAGTATACAATAATCTTTTTGATAAGCTATTTCCTCATTGTGCCCAACTTGAAGGAGAATCTCCTGCCTCCTTCTACCGAAGAAAGGCATATTTATTGGGATATATGGCTCGAATGGCTATGGACGTGGCTCTAGATATCAAGCCCAAGACTGATCGTGATCATTTTAGATTCAAACGTCTATACGCTTCGGGGGATCTTATGTTTCAGGAGTTTCGTCGTATTTTTAAGGAGACGTCAAAGCGTATGCTAACAGAGATGGATTCCCGTATTCACTTTGAACAGCAACAATACGCAGGAAAGAAGCTAGCTGAACTAGTTCAGGAGGAAAATATTGGATATTACTGGCGTGCGTCTAGCTTCATGTATGACATTGAAAAATCATTCAAAGGAAGGTGGGGAGGAAAGGATGGTATTTCACAGGAACTCAGTCGTTACGCATATTTGGGAACAGTAGCACAACTACGGCGTGTTAATATGGATGTAGATAAGGGTGGAAAGATTGTAGAAATGAGACGTATTCATTCATCTACTTGGGGTATTATGTGCCCCATTGATAATCCTGATGGACGCAACATTGGACTAATTAAATCAATGACACTTCTATGCTCTATTTCTACTGCCTCGCCTTCCAAGACAATCTATGATATTGTTAAACAAAATTCAGAGTTCATTCCGCTATCACTGATTAATGCGAGCATGTGGGAGCCTAAGTGGACACGTGTTTACTTAAACTCAGATTTGATAGGTGTTCTAAGAAAGAACTCAGATTCTCTTCACGAAACTCTTATTGATCAACGCAGAGCTGGAAGGATTAGCAAGTTTGTTTCAGTCTCATGGAATCGTCTAGAAAACGAGTATTTAATCTATACCGACGCAGGTCGCCCATCAAGACCTATATACCAAGAGGGTACTAAACCGGAACAAATAAAGAAACTCACGACATGGGATTCAATTGTTAAAAAACACATGGACTATATTGACGCAGCTGAGACTGAAAATATTCGAATCAGCATGGAACCATTTAATCCAGAGCTTCCTTCTGAGATTCATGGATTAGCTATATTATCCGCTTCTGCTTCTGTGTCACCGAATTGTGATTTTGATCCTGGTACTCGTAACGCATTTAGCTGTCAACAACTAAAGCAGGCCTGTAGTTGGTATAATACTGCGTTTAGCAAGAGATTTGACACTATAGCTACGTGGTTAAACTACGCACAAAGACCGTTATCTCAAACATGGACATACAATCATATTTTAGGTTGCCTTCCGTACGGCGAGAACCCAATGGTAGCTCTCATGATATATTCCGGATATAACCAGGAAGATTCTGTGCTGCTTAATGAATCCGCATTGAATCGTGGCATGTTCCACACAACATACTATCACTCGTATGATTTTGAAGAAGAGCCTATCAATATGGGATTTGATAAGGGAGAAGTTAAGGTATTTGAATCTACAGAATTTGGAAATATCGCGACTGATCCAAAGTACCGTGAAACAGTAACACGCAAGGAAGGGTATAACTATGACCTGCTAGATTCAGACGGTATCATTCGTGCTGGTGTAGAAGTTGATGATAAAACCATTTTGGTTGGTATTGTTCACCCAATGAAGAATTCAAGTGGTGTAGTAACTGGGTATTCTGATTCATCTAAGTTTACTAAGAAAGGACAAACTGGATTTGTAGATTCTGTATACCGATATGTTACCAAAGATGGACTTCGCGCAGCTAAGATCCGCATCGCAGAACATCGTATTCCTGTTCTAGGTGATAAGTTTAGTGCTCGTCACGGACAAAAGGGTACAGTTGGTCTGCGTATCAAGGAAGAAGACATGCCGTATACTTCGAGCGGTATTCGCCCTGATATGATAGTAAATCCTCACGCATTTCCTTCTCGTATGACTATTGGACAATTTATTGAATCAATGTCTACTAAGTTAGGTTTAGAAATGGGTTCTCTAGTTGACTCAACACCGTTCAGTACGCAGAATAGAGTGTCTGAGACATCAGAGTTACTTCTAAAGGCTGGATTTCACCCATACGGTCATGAAGTTCTATATAATGGTCAAACTGGTGAAATGATGGAAGCAGAAATATTCATGGCTCCTACATATTACATTCGTTCTAAGCTGATGGTAGAAGACAAACTAAACTATCGCGCAACTGGACCTAAAAAGTTACTTACTCATCAGCCTGTTGAAGGAAGAGCAAATGATGGTGGTCTGCGTATTGGTGAGATGGAACGCGATTGCTTGATCACGCATGGTGTTTCAAGATTCTTAAATGAATCTCTAATGGAACGCTCAGATAAGACAGAGTTACTGTTTCAACCTGAGAGTGGATTATTAGATGCGAATCCTGAATTAGAATCTATTACTCTTACGACACCATATGCTCTCGGATTAACAATTCATGAATTAGAATCAATGCACATTTCTGTGAAGCTTACGAGTTAGTCTCTTGCCTCCTTCCAATCGAGTAAAGTTTGTTGCGAGATCGGTGGCCATTTTAACAGCTAAATTCATAGCATCTGCCACAGGCATTCCATTGGTGATTTTTTGAATGACAGTAGTTATATCATCCTTATATGCCTTAAGAGTTGATACATAGCTTTCTGGTAATTTACTAAACGCAAGAATACACGATAATGTTATATTAATAGAATTTAACATCAGTTGCATATCTAATATTGGCTTATCAGCTTGCTTTCCGGCAAATCCAAAATCTATTAAATATGCGTGTTTAGTTCTTTCATCGTACATAATGTTTCCTTCATGAGCATCTCTGTGATAAAACCCAGCCATGTTCATTGCGTGCATTTTTACCATAAGATTGGCAAGAGCTGACACTATATCTTTTGATGAGTTAACGTCAAATGTTGTACTACTTTGAACAATAGAATCAATAGATCTTCCTACGTATTTATAGTTTAAAAATTTGAGAGTTGTAAGATCTTTTCCAGTCAGCGACGGGCATTTTGCTAGCTCTGCTTGAGAAATTGCTTTGACATTAATTGGATTCATATCGTATTGTACGGCAGTAAATGATTGCCTAGGATCTATTTCTTTCAGAATAAAATCGTTATTTTCTTTTTCGTCATTAAAGTATTTATCTTCAAAGAATAGTTTCGTAATATAATTTACATTACGAGTCTTTTTAGCATCAATTACTAGTGACGGAATAGTTACACATCCCTGCTGTCCTTGAATAGCCATACCTCCGCGCTTCTTAGAAAATCGCCCTTTCTTGTAAAACTTACTGAGTTTACGAGTTCTCATTATTCATTGACAACGGATTTTCTTGTAGGAAACCTATAGAAACATAAAATGGCTGAGCATTTATATGTAACCAAGCGCAATGGGACTCGTGAGCCCGTATCATTCGATCAAATTCTTCAACGCATTCGTAAGCTATCTGATGGGCTAGAGCATGTAAATCCAGATCTTGTAGCACAAAAGGTGTGTATGCAACTAAGCGATGGAATTAAGACCTCAGAGCTAGATGAGTTTGCCGCAGAGACATGTGCGATGATGCAGTCTCGCTATCATCCTAATTATGGCATGCTTGCGGCTCGTATTCTGATTGATAATCACCATAAGAATACTCCTACAACTCTACTTGATTGTATGGAGACTCTTCATCACGAGCAAGAAATCACATCAGAGGAGTATCATGATCTTGTATGTAAGAATTCTGGAGCCTACGAGGCTATGATTGACTATTCTCGTGACTTTATGTTTGACTACTTTGGATTCAAAACACTAGAGCGAGCATATCTACTCAAGAAGGATGGTAAGGTTATTGAACGTCCTCAGCATATGTGGATGCGGGTTTCTATTCAACTTCATGGCAATGACATGAAACACGTAAAGCAAACGTATGACGCTCTTTCAGAGGGATACTTCATTCATGCGACTCCAACTCTGTTTAACGCAAGTACTCCTCATCCGCAACTATCTTCTTGCTTTCTTCTCACGATGAACTCTGATTCAATTCAGGGAATCTATAAGACTCTTGGTGATTGCGCACAGATTTCAAAGTGGGCTGGTGGTATTGGTCTTTCGGTACATAACATTCGTGCTCGTGGTTCTAGAATTAAGGGAACGAATGGTGAGGCTACTGGACTTGTGCCAATGCTCAAGGTATTCAACGATACTGCGAAGTATGTGAATCAGGGTGGAAAGCGTAATGGTTCATTCGCAATCTATCTAGAGCCTTGGCACGCAGATATTGAGGAGTTTCTACGCCTAAAGCTGAACCAAGGAGCAGAAGAGGATCGTGCTCGTGATCTATTCTATGGTCTTTGGATTCCCGACCTATTTATGCAGCGTGTCGAGTCGGGAGAAGATTGGACTCTGATGTGCCCACATGAGTGCCCTGGTCTAGCGGATGTTCATGGTATTCAGTTCAATGATCTATATCGTAAGTATGAGCGAGATGGAAAGGGACGTCGTAGTGTTCCCGCTAAGAAGCTATGGCAAATGATTCTGGACGCTCAAATCCAGACTGGGACACCCTATCTCTGCTATAAGGACGCTGCGAACAGCAAGAGTAATCAACAACATCTGGGAACTATCAAGAGTTCCAATCTGTGTACAGAGATTATGGAGTTTACGTCTCCTGATGAGACGGCTGTATGTAATCTCGGGTCTCTCGCTCTAACAAAGTTTGTAGAATATCAACCAATGTATGAGGCATATTACTTTAATTTTACGAAGCTTCGAGAGTATACTCACATTCTAACTCGTAATCTAGATATTGTAATCGATAAGAATTACTACCCTACACCAGAATGCCGCAACTCTAACATGAGGCATCGTCCTATTGGAGTAGGTGTTCAAGGTCTAGCAGACGTATTTGCTAAGCTAAAGATATCGTGGACTTCAGATGAGGCAAAGCAGCTGAATCGTGAGATTTTCGAGAACATTTACTACGCTGCGCTAGAGGAGTCTATGATGAGGACACTTGAACTAGCCGAGACTCAGCATTGCGGATACGTAGAAACTAAGCCGCATACGTCATTCGAGGGCTCACCAATGTCTGAAGGAAAGCTACAATATCATCTCTGGAATGATCCTCCCAGGTATACTCGTCATCTAGATTGGGAGACTCTAGCATTGAATGCGTCAACACATGGTGTTCGTAATTCGCTACTCATTGCTCCCATGCCTACTGCGTCAACGTCACAGATTCTAGGTAATAACGAGTGTATTGAGCCATTCACATCTAACCTGTATACTCGACGTGTTCTAGCTGGCGACTTCATGGTCGTTAATAAGTATCTGGTAGATGAACTGACAAAGCTAGGAATGTGGACTCCTGAGATTCGAACTCAGATCATCGCAGATAACGGGAGTGTTCAAAATATTGTAGGAATCCCACTGAAGATTCGCGACGTCTATAAAACTGTATGGGAGATTCCTCAGAAGGTGCTAATCGATATGGCAGCTGATCGAGCCCCTTTCATCTGCCAGTCGCAGTCACTAAATCTATTCCTTTCCGAACCCACATATGCTAAGATGTCGTCTATGCACATGTATGCTTGGAAGAAAGGTCTAAAAACAGGTTGTTATTATCTGAGAACTAAGGCTGCTTCATCGGCTCAAAAATTTACAGTCGAGCCCCCTGCGTCAAATAATTGTCTGACTTGTTCATCCTAAAATTTCTCTGTTTGGAAGTATAAAACAAATGCCTGAAGGATACGCTAACCCCACTGTTCTAAATGGTACTCCCGGTGGCTCTGCCCCTGTTCCTCCTTTTACCGGCGGTCGCCGTCGCAAGCTTCAGCTAGTAACGAAGAAGCAGGCTCGCAAGATGCTAAAGAAGCTAGGCAAGAAGCTTCGCGGTGGCGCAGAGTCTGACCCCGTGGTGATGGAGGCTCCCGCTGCTCCTGCGCCCAAGTCTGGTGGCAAGAAGACCCGCCGCCGCTCTGCCTCACGCCGTGCTTCCCTCTTCGGGCTTTAAAGACTCACCAATCTCTGAAACCATCGCAAACAATTTTTCATTGAATCCAAAGTGGCATCCATTGGGTTCTTTGAAATCAGGAATCTTACGAGAAGATGTGTTTGTAGAATGAGTTAAACTTACAATAACCTCCTGGGGAGACAACTCCCGACACATGTGCTCGCGATCGCGAATAAATGCGTCACCCTCTGCGATTTGAACATCTTCGAACTTACGAGCTTCCCAAAAACTTCTAGTAAAAATTAGAGTAGCCTCTGAAACACGCTGTGACATAGGAAGGTCTAGAGGAGGAGCATTCATGAACGATGAATACTTCATAATATCATAGCAAGGAATCACTGAGCAAAATGCGCAGTCCTTTGCTGGAGTCTTTAGCATCATAGCTGTACGCTCAATAATACTATTATCGGGGTATACATCATCGTCATCCATAAATGCGATAACATCATACATTGCCTTAGAAATACCAATGTTTCGCTTTTCCCCAATTGATGTCTTTTCATTGAGACGCACATATACGACATTCGGAACACCAATTAGCGTATCTTCAATAGGATCGTCGCCGTCATCTACAATCACCAATTCCATCTTTTCTTCGGGATAAGATTGAATCATATAAGAATACTTCAGAATAGGCATAAAGAGACGGCGATTACGCGTCACACATACTACTGAAACATTTGGTAGTGCATCTTCCTTAGGGAGTGTCTCAATAAGATTATACGCAGGTTCTACATGTAGAACCTTAGGTAACAACTCTTTCATACCTCGTAGCCATAGTTTGTGATTTTCTTCATAAATACGACGCATAACATTACCTCCTGCTTTCTTGTCCTCCTCGCTTGAGTCGATATACCGTTGAAGCTGTTCAACTAGTGAATCAAGATCTGATGATACTAGTGACCCAAAGAACTTACCATTGGGTTTAGTTTCACTAGATTTACAGAAAAGAGCACCTGCGTTTACCTCACCTACCACATCTTCGAGAAACGGAGCAATAGAAGAGACAATCAGATTACACCCAGATGCCATGGCTTCATTTACTGCGTGTCCAAACCCTTCAGCCTTTGAAAGACAAATACATACACCAGACTCTCTAAGAAGAGCATCGTATTCTTCATCAGAAAGCTTATCGTGAACTACTACACGGTCGGAGATAGCTGATGGGACTTGAATAGATGCCCATGAAACTACGTGTAGAATAGGAAGCTTACAGAAATCAATAGGCCCAATCGAGTGAATCTTTTCATATGCGTTAAAGAGAACATCAACTTCACGATTATAATTTTTTCCAAGCGGAACAATCGCCTTGAAGTAATTCTTAGTAGAAGGAGTTTCCTTATTCAGAGAAGTCCAACCAATATAACGAACAGTTGTAGGTGTTAGATCACTAATAATGCGTTCTGCCTCGTGAGTCTTTACCCAAATCTCATTTACCATATTCATATATGGTACCCACGTAAGAGGAGTACATTCAACATTCGGAACCCAAATATTCTTGAATGCGTATGCGAATAGAGAGGGATTCAATACTTCAACAAAAATATTAACATCTGCTTCCTGGCACTGAGGTTGTACATACTGTACAAGTTGAACTTGAACATCTTTGTCAAAAATAGCAGTAAGAAGACCACACAGAATTTTCACGTCTTGTGACAGTCCGGTATTCTTACGATGATTGCTAATTATATTAATTCGCATTTATATATGTGATTCACTTTCGTACTAAACGTTTTGTCGCACGTCCATTATACGGACGTCTAAGTGTTCTTGCCCGAACCTCAAGATATTTTAGATATTTCTTCCATGATTCCGAGTCACGAGATACGCATTTACTAACAAATACACACGGACGATCTCGCCACCATTCAACATTTTTCTCACCATACCATCGCCATAATTGAATAGATGTTACTATTTCGTCTGCTTTGGATAATTCTGTTTCCTGAGTTAATCGTTTACATTCAGCCTTTATCTCAGCACTTCCATAACCATAATGAGGACTGAACAAATCTGTTTTATACTCATCATCAATCGGCACTAGCAGTTTACCATTCCACCCAATTCCATTAATAGGTCGAAAAGAGTCCCACGTTGTTTCAAACGTATACAACCTACCATTTAATTTTCCATAAATACGATCGTGAAATGTTATTAACTCCATTACATGCCTAAAAGAAGGATTTCAGCTCACCAGTACGCGTTCCATGAACTGCAACATTCATAGGATTTGCGATAGGAGCTGCGAACTCCTGAAGATCTTTCAGATAGAACTGGTGAAAGTCTACCTCAGAATAAACTTTAGTGGCAGCAAAGCCAATCACACGACCATTTAGGTCAGATAGTTCTTCTGAAATACGAGAAGCATTATTCTGCGAATAAGTCAGATAGTAGCTACGCATGATAATCTTAACCTGTTGAACATCTTGAGGACCCACCGCATACTTACCACCACTCATAGCAAGTACCTGCTCCTGGATGCCTCGCTGAATAGTTTCAATATTCGCATCGCTGAAAAACAGCTCATTTAATGGAGTAGAAGAGTGTATATGACCCACTAAGTCACGGCGATTTGACTCTCCAAATAAATGAGACCCATGGGGCGTAGATTTATATGGCTGTGAGGCATAAGTATTATCTTTATCCAAAATATTGGGAACTCTACCACCATGCTGAGGAGCAGGATACAGATGATTACTGGACGTCAGATTGTAGTGACTTTGAACACTTTTAGGATCAACAAACTGAGTTCTATCCATTTATAAAACAGGTCTAGGAATTTTCAGAGCATCATAAATCTCATAGATTCGCTGTTTTTCAGCTAGTGATAAATCACTGGTTGGATAACGTTCATTATAAGCTTTTTCATATAAGTACATAACAAACCCTGCCATAGTAAGTGTAACAACTTCGCTCTCTGCCGCAATTGTGTCATATTCGAGTACATTCGTAACTGTTTTTCCTGAAGTCACTGGCTTACAAGCGCAACAATCTATTAACAGTTTTTTCACATTTGATATGATCGCACTCATGAAATTACACTCTTTTTTTCGTATTGCGAACACACTGTTCGAGAATCCCATAATTAATATCTGTATTAAGATTATAAACCAAAAATGTCAGGGAGACCGCTGGCATTTCGTTACCTGTATAAATCAGGTGTAATTAAAGAGAACACCGTAACCGTGTTTGGCGAGCTCGGTAAAGTGTTTGAAAAAGGAACAGACTACGATGAAGAAGTTGACCTAACTGTTCCATACATGGATCTTTCAAACTTAGTTATGTACTACACCGGTACAGTCGCAGACGGCACGGTCGGATCCACAGAGGAGGGCTCTCTACGAAACCTAAATGCCCCTATAAGCAACGTTCCTCATTTCCGTAGATTCAGCAACGCCGACAACGCAACCGGAGCAAATCACTACTATGTGGGTGACATCGTGCTATTTGATCCTATCACGGGAAGTGGAAACAGCACCCAGGCATCCTGCTGGACATGTATAAGGACGACGAGTGATCTTACATCTCCCATTCCTGAACTAGCTAATGAGATTGCCGCAGCTTCTGCTGCTGATGGGTCATACAACACTAACTTTAATGGAGTTGCTGGCAGATCCGGTCCTGGTATGACGGGCATCGATAATCGCGGACAGCGTTTTATTGTAGGTGTAATGCCTGCGCTATATAGTGCAGCGACAGGAGTCACTGTCAGCCCATACTGGCGTGAGAGTGCCCTTGCTAAGTCATATTTTACCGAGGGTAACTACTACCAGGGTGAGATTGTCGTGTTCAATGCCAACGTATACAGATGTAAGTCTACAAATGGTCTGATGGCTGATCCTCCGCTCTATCAGCGTCAGAGATATACGGTGGCACAAGAACTCGATCCTGACACTATTCCTAGACTTGATCTTGCTCTAGCACCTAGCGGCGCATTTGGGTTTGATTCATCCGGAACTCGCTATCTAATGGGAGTTCCTCCTTTTGGAGGGCTATTCTCTGGATTATTCTGGGAGCCCGCAACTCTACCCAAGACACCCTCAGGCTCATACCTAAATATCAACTGGGATAACACTTCTATTACGGATAAGATACAGTTTTATGATGCGAATGTAGTTGGTGGAGCTGGCGGTCAGGCAATTCCCACATTTACCGACGATCTGGGCAACACGTCTTCAACTCTTCGTAAAATATACGACGACAACGAAAAGAACTTCGTACTTACGGTTGCGAACCAGATTCTATCAACTATCCCCGCTGCTGCCATTAAGTCCCAGGCCATAAACGCAAGAGTAGATCCGGACAACACACTTCTTGAACTAGTAAACCTTGGCCCAACAAACAGCAAACCTACTCAATACACACCAGCTGTACAGGGACTATTTGAGGAATCTCTTGCGCGTGATATGTTGCGTATTTCTGGATATACTAACACTATTACAGAGATTGTAGTAACTGATGGGTCAACTGGCTACCGCTCGGTACCAAGCGTACAAATTACTGGAGGGCTAGCAGCAAATCCCAAACTAGTTCCGTACGCTGCGAGGGCAGTCGCAAAACTGGGTGTAAAAGGTATTAAGATTAACAAGTCTGATCCTACATGGAATTCTACTACTACAGGGGTTCGCTTTGCGATTGGAGATGTTGTTACTCTAACTCCTACGACAGCTCCAACTGTTGCGTGTACCGCGAAGGTGTATCGTGTAGACTCTGCTGGTAACATCTTATCGATACTTATTACGAACAAAGGGTCTGGTTACTCTGATGTCGCATCCGTTACAGTAAGGGGAGTTACTCGTACCTTTTTAGAACCTGATCTTGAAGTAGTGAGTGTAGACCTAGAATCTCGTGATACTGGATTTTATGGGGGGATGAAGGTTGCGGTAGAGTATGGAAGTGGTGGAGGCGCAGTGGGTTATGCTGTTGTAGAAACAGTCAACGGTGTGGTACGTCTATCTGGAGTTAACTTCGATGGTCCAACTCAGACAGATCCTACCAGTAATGAAGTCTTTAATGTCAGTCGTGGTGCAAACTATGTGTCTGGTAATTTTAAGAAAGATGTTGTCGCGCTACAAGGCTATGTGTATGACGCAGCAACATCAGCCTTTATCCCGCTACCAACTGCAAGAGCAATTGGATTTGTAACAAAGACTCAAGGAAATGCTATCGCTGAAATTGATGTGATTAATAATGGCTCTGGATACACGTCTAAACCTCTAGTACAGATTGCGCCTCCAGGGGCTGATGTACGCAATAATGGTAGTATTGAGACTACACTAACGGGTTACCTGGCAACAATTATATCCAGTGGTGCATATCCTTCAGCTCCACCCGTTAGTTTTAATCCAACTACTACTCCTGCCCAGGAAGTTCAAGGTACAGCATATCTGGGTTTGACCAGTGCAGATGTTAAACTCGGAGGAAGCGGGTTTTCTCAAGGAGAAGTCATGAGTGTAAGTGGTGGCGGTATAGTGCCTGCTAAATTCAATGTAACACACAATTCGGGAACCGATACATATTCTGCTCTAGTGATGGAGGGTGGAGACGGGTATTCCGTTGACAGCACCAAGACATATATGAACCAGATTATTTTACAAAATGATGTTATTGGTGCCCCTGTTGGAGACGAATTAAGAGCAGAGATTTTAAGTGTAGGTGGTGGAATTGTCGACATACAGTTCAATGCTGGAAGACCTACTGGAGCAGGGTTTACAGTTGGCGATGTCATTTCAGTTGCCGACCCGGTAGGTGGAGACTTTAGATTCACAGTTACAGGTGTTGGTAATGAAGGAACAATCGCCCCAACTGGATTCACTGTTGTAGATGAACAGTCGATAACTGCTGGCGGATTCAGTGTTAACCAAACACTTGTTGCCAGATCAAAATTCCTCTCAGTTGATACAATAACTCTTAACACACCCCAACCAATCAGTCAAACTCAGCCTACTGTAGTTATTGAAGCTCCGACTGGAAGCCATACCGATGGGTTGGGACAAACTCTTCCCACGACACAGGCTACTGCTATCGTTTCACTAAAAATTGATAATATTTCAGTTGCCAACGGAGGATCAGGGTATCGTCTAGGAGATATAATTACGTTAACACAGACAGGAGCAGTAACATGTGAAGCTATAGTACTTGCGCTGGCCAACAATGACACTGGAAGCGTAGGAGTTGTCGCAGTTCGCACTAGTGGATCTCTATTTGATTTAAGTAAGACGGGCAATGACGCAATAAGAGTGAACCTACCTACAAATAGTGGAACAGGTCTTGCTGTGGGTATAACGTATGCAATTGATAGAATAGTCGTAACAAATCCCGGAGTGGGGTATTTAGTGAATCCAGTAGCAACTCTTGACGTTGGTGGTAGTTCAGCTACACTCGCAGTGACAACAAAGAAATTTGGTGGATCTACGGCTACATTTCGTGTTACAGCAGTTGATGCCCTTGGAATGCCCACTATTACACCGTTATCTCCTGGTAGTGGGTACTTAGTTGGTGATATCTTATCTCTACTTGATTCCGGTAGTGGTGTGACAAGTGGAGCATTTATTACTGTAAATTCTACGCAGTCACGTGGACTAAGGACTGGAACAATGATACCCGGGTACAGGGGTTCGGGACATGTTGTTTCAGACAACCTAATAACAGGGACGTGTACTAAGATCGGATCACCTGGCACGGTATTCCCTCCTATATTATACTCCGTTACCAAAGTAACCCCTCCCAACTCGATTAGCAGACTTAGAATAGTAGACTACAAGCCAGCATCTGCCAGATATGCTAACCCTACTTCGCTAAGCCACAAGCCCCATGCAGTAGTAAAGGTTGCCAGTGTAGATGCGTTAGGTTCAATACTATCCCTAGTTGTTGAATCCAAGGGTTATGGTTACACCAGTCTTCCTACCATCAAACCACTCCCGCAAACACGTGGAACTGGCGCTTCACTATTCGCAGTATCATTAGGCGTATCCCGAGTAGAATTCACAGGAGCACCTCTTAACACTATAACGGGTCCAGAGATAGTAGTGAATGGTAGGGGACTTCCTGATGCGATTTCCAATAGCGCAGCAACCGCTGTTGCTCAATTAGCCGGTGATCTAAACACGATAAGTACCGATGGTCTAAAAAATCCCAACATCTTAGACACTCTCGAGACTCTAAAACCGGGAAGTACAAGTGGTTATGCGCAGGCCAAGCCAAACATGGGAGTAAGCTCAGTTACAGTTGTTGCTGGTGGTGGAAATTATAATGCGACAAATGACAGTAATGGAAATCCAGTTACTTATGTAGAGGTAACAGCCCCTGATCTACCCAATGGTGTCCTCCCCACTTTTGCTATTCAATTCGATGGACTTTTCGGAATTGCTAGTATAAATGTGCTCACATCTGGCAGCGGTTACTCCAAGCTTCCTAAGGCACAAATAAAAATGAGTTCAAATCAACAGCCTTCACGAGTCGCCGAAGTTACTCTAAACATGAAGCTGCTAGACGGTTACGTAATATCCGGCGGCGAAGGTTATACCAACCCACCTACCGTTACTGTCAGTCCTCCAGATCTAAACCTTACCTCCTCACAGGCCACTCTGATACCAACACTGCGAAAAAATATCAATGGATTTGAAATCGTATCTGCTGGCTCGCAATATATAAGTCCCCCGACAGCTCTAGTTGTTGGGCCAGGAGGTGGAGCTGCAGCAACTGCAACTATGGGTATATCCGATATTTATGTCGTAAAAGGTGGTTCAGGTTACGCTGTTGGAGACATGCTTGTATTCCCAACTCCATCGGGTGGCAAGTCCGCAATCGCAACAGTTGTGGCTGTTACTGAGGGAACAGGTGCTATTCGACGTGTAACATTCACAAGATCAATGTTCCCGATTGTCGCAGCAACGTTATCCACCAGAAAAAACGATTTCTTACTAAACGGCGGGTCGGGTTACTTAACAATACCCACAGTATCTCCTACCGCAAAGGTACCATCTGGCTCCACTGCTGACTTATATAACGCTGATGGAACTATAGCTGATGGACTAGTAAGTAGCACTGGAACAGGGGCAGAATTTTCAGTGCGTCTTGGTGTACAAAATCTAACATTTACATCAGCAGGTAATAACTATGAGTCAGACGCAACTGTACTCATACAGGAACCACCGTCAAGTCAGGCCGCAAACTTCTCTGCGATAATCAACGGCGCAGGACAGTTGAATGCTTTTGTAAAGTTAACTAGTGGAAGTGGATATACAAGACCACCTGGAGTTATTGTTCAAGGAGGAAATGGCGCGGGTGCTAGTGTTACACCATTAATGGGTGTGTCTGAGGTAGCAATAGTAAATCCCGGACTCGGATACAGTGTAGGTGATCTTGTAACATTTACCGGAGGTGATCCTATCGAAGCTGCTAGAGGTGTTGTGACAGTTCTCGATAAAGGTACGCCCACTCTTGGACGCGACCTAGAGGTAACTGTAGAAAGAACTACAGATGATGTTCTTGTAAGTGTTGATGCTACTGGAAATCTCAGCGGTAAAATTGGCACTATAACTGAGTTAGGAATTCTTGTTCGCGGAAATGAGTTTGAAATCGGTGATGTTATTACAGTAAAACCGGAAAGAATATTGCCTTCACAAACGTCATTAAATGCACTTCGTGCTATTCGTGGACACACAACCTTAGTGGGCGGTAAACTTGCTACAATAGGATTATTTATTAGTCCAGGCACACCCGAAGAAATGACTTATAAAGCTGGTATGATCCTCAAGGTTACATCAAATAACCCATCATTATCAACAGCAGTTGCATATATTCGTATAAACTCAGTCTATAATGAAAGAACATGGGGTGCAGGTTATGAATCATCTTGGTTTAGCGTGCAGCCATTTATTGATGATTCTACTGGAGCTGTGGTAACTACTAGAAGTAATAGTCTTTACATTTCGGACCCTACAAAGAAATATGGTACAATATACCCTGGGCAATATTGGGACTTTAATGCTGGTACACGGGCTGTTAGAGGAGGCACGGCGGGGGGGATAGAGATGATGACAGTTATAGCAAGTAATGCTGAATGGGGAACTGATCGTGAACTCCTTACAAGCGGGGACTATAGTTTTCCTAAAAAGCTCAATTTTGAAGTGATGACACATGATAATGTAAGATATCCTGGTAGCCAACCTTATTTCAAGATAGTTAATGCAGATTCAGGGGGTGCAGTATTTATTGCATCGCCATGTACAGAAACTGGTACACTTACTGCTAGCACAGGGCTGTTTTTTAGTGGCTATGACCTACTCGAATATACAGCCGCACCTCGTGGACGCATCTCATTTGTTCAGATTTTAAATCCTGGAAGTGGCTACCAGTCTATGCCTACCGCATCTGTCTCAGTTAGTGGTTCGGGGGCAGAGAACGCTCAACTACTAGCAACTCTTGGAGTTGTTGGACTCAGAATAGACCAGAGAGGAGCTGGTTATCTATCAAATCCGGAGATAGTAATTGAAGCACCCCATCACCGTTCCCTAGTAGCACAGGCTTACGCAAGATCGGGTGTATTTGATATTGATGTACATACATATGACGTTATTGACCAAGGTTCTGGATACACTGGTAATTCGCTAACCGCCGATGGCGAAGAAGAACCGGGTGGTGTATACAGATTAGTTGGTGGCGCACTTCATCAGACAGATGGAGCTGCTCAAAGCGTAGATACGGAACTAATTATGTTACCCGGTGCTTTTGTCGGCGGAAAACTTTCTACTACTCCTGGCACTGTAGCAGCGGCTACAACTATTTCAATTCGTGGTTCAAACTATCGTGTAGGGGACATTGTATCAATAACACCTGTCAAGTCGACAACCAGCGGAAACCAAGCAAGACCTGCGAGAATTCGTATAAAGCAAATCTCTAAGATGTTAGATATTAACAATGGCCTGAGTAACAATGGAGCAAATAGGACTGGCGCAGGTATTCTTGACTACGGTCTACAACAAAATGGTGAAGATATTGGAGCATATGGTACTGGATATTACCAACCTCCTAAGGTTACAATCTTCGGTGGAAACCAAGGTGTAACTCTTGCGACAAGTCTGGGTGTTGTCGCGATTGACCTGCGGCCTGATGAGGGCGCCACATCATATGCAGGTAGCGACTACCAAGTCGGGGATCTTGTCCAGATGATAAGTCCCGAATTTTCAAATCCGGTAGATATAGGAGTAGTGAGTCGGGTTGGTATTAATTTTGGTACATTCGAAGCTGCGACACTATACGAGCCATTCAGCAAGGGATTAAAAGAGCTACCAACTCTCAGCATTAAGCGTAGAGATCCTACATACATACATCCGGGCAATGCTGGCACGGGTTTTGAACAAGGAGAAGCAGCCCTAACGCCCGTACTTGGTGTAACAGTTGCGGGGACAACTACATCCATAGATGGTTTCATTGGAGACCCATATATATATGTTAGTAATCCAACCGGACTTGGATATGTCCAGCAGCCTAGAACTGCTATGATTAAAGCTAATCTAGTAACTGAGGTTTCTCGAGTAGATGTTTTTTACACTAGCACTCCACCTGAATATGTAACAACGGTGCCAAGAATCACAATTGCCGAACCTCCTTCAATTGAACGGTTTTCTGGATGGCGTAGTGTTCGTTTCAATAAGAACGATAGCTTTGAGGTTGTTGTTCAGTACACAATCGCTAAAGCTATATCATTCCAAGTTGATCCGGACGCATCGCTTCCTAGCAGCTACTTCACAGCAACTTCTATCACAATTGGTGGAGTTAACATTCCTCTTCGCCAAGCAGGTGGTAAGGGTATGCAGGGTAGGGAGTTATCTGCGAATAGAATCATCAGAAGATACAAGATCAAATTTATTGCAGTATAAAATTTATATGACAAATGATAAGACACAATGCCGGGAAATTTGAATTTCTCGTACGCATATAACAAAAATGCTACATCTACGACCACAACAACCGTCATAGACCAACAGAGCGATATTTATTATCTCACTGTAGGTATACCTGTTAATCTTCTATCTACTATTCTTTGGTTTGTAACAGATACTACTGGTGCTATACAACTTGATGTTGTACCGCTAAAACCATATTTAGATACTATTGATCCCAAACTGGTAAGTAAAACAAACCTGTCATTTTTAGATAATGAATCACCTCCAAATACAATTCAAAATTTAGTATATTATTTAAATAATCTTGGCAATTCTGCCAATGATCCCATTTCAAGTCTACCAGCAGCTGCTATTGTTGAATCAAGTACAGGCGACTTACAAACGGAGAGTTTATTTTCAACTATATCAGCTGGTCCAATAAACACAAATGGGGGCGCATCAGATTACACTGCTCTAAGAAATCTATTAAGAGATGCTCTAGCTTATAACATGCCTGTTCAACAGGATGGATCTAGAAAGCGAGTAATATTCTCAGTAGGCGATAGTTTGTCGATGAGGGTTAATTTCACAGTTAGTAAAACTAGAAGATTTCGTCTACAAACGCAGAATGGACTAAATAGCATAGTAATTGGAGGACAAACTATAAATCTAAACACGTCATATCCGTTAAGTAGTGCATCTGTGACATATGTGTTAACATTTAAGGGAATTGAAAGTACAGGTTCTACAGGTACTACAGGTACTACGGGTACTACGGGTACTACGGGTACTACGGGTACTACGGGTACTACGGGTACTACAGGTACTACAGGTACTACAGGTACTACGGGCACTACGGGCACTACGGGCACTACGGGCACTACGGGCACTACGGGCACTACAGGTACTACGGGTACTACAGGTACTACGGGTACTACAGGAACTACAGGAACTACAGGAACTACAGGTACTACAGGTTCTACAGGTTCTACAGGTTCTACAGGTTCTACAGGTGCTACAGGTACTACAGGCACTACAGGTACTACGGGTACTACGGGTACTACGGGTACTACGGGTACTACGGGCACTACAGGCACTACAGGTACTACAGGTACTACGGGCACTACAGGCACTACAGGTACTACAGGTACTACAGGTACTACAGGTAGTACAGGAACTACAGGATCTACAGGTACTACAGGTACTACAGGCACTACAGGTACTACGGGTACTACAGGTAGTACGGGCACTACAGGTACTACAGGTACTACGGGCACTACAGGTACTACAGGTAATCCCGATTATGAATACCTACAGGGTGTTAATGAATCAACCCAGTTGTCAACTAGTGACACTGGAACCTTTGGATATTTAGCAACTGTTGGTCTCTGGGAGGAGGGACAATACGTTTCAATGGCGGATGATAGCGGGCAATCAACTCTTGTATACTTTGGAACTCTCAAATTTCAGATTACGCCTCCCGACACTACTCGTTACGTATTACTTGATCCAATCTTGGATGTACAAGGGGAACCTCGTATAGGAGTCGTTGCATCTAGTAATTGGCTCATGACATATATTAGTGATACTCCACCTGCTGGCCCTATGTAATAATATTTCGTATAATCAAATGTTACAAGTGTCTAGGACCAAAAAAAGAACTCATTTTGATCCGGAATCGGAAAAAATAGATGATTTCCTCAGAGCCCAGAAAGATGCTCTTCTATTAACTGTATCGCAATATATAGCTAAAACTCAAACAAAAGATGAAACACTTGCTAGCCTAACAACAATTGAAGAACAACTTCCTAAATTATGTAGCGCATTTACTACTGCTAAGTAATTGGCTCTGTTAGAGTATTATATAACGCATGATTTACCACTTCCACTACTTCTAGTGAAAATGAGAAATTTAATCCTTGAATATCAACTACTTCGTTGTAGGCATCTAGTACTTTGATGTGTACGTGTGTTAGATCCTTTGGTTGTGGAAATGTGTACTCCTTTGTTATCATGTTTGAACCATTATCGGTTAAGATAGCATTCTTAGCAACGTTTACTAATACTTTTGCAAAGGCAGGGACATATGTATTATTGTAAAAATGTGTGAGAACAGGATATTCTGTACCAAGTGATAGAAATATATAGTTTGGACCAATTGTGTCTACAACAGCTTCACCCGTATACGAAAATTGACTGGCATAAGTTGTATTGCGAAATCCCATATTAAATCCAATTCCATTATCAGTTGATTGAATAGCAGTGAGTGGTGTTGTAAAGTCCAATGAAAATACCGTTGATGTTGAATTTGTTATTGTTAGTTTGGCAGTATTTTCACCTAATGTAACCAAAAAATCTGTTGTAGGGAATTCTGCGTTAAGAAGTGTTTGAATTCTATCCGCAAACACATATGGGTCTTCGTAGTTTCCATCCGGAATAGTAATTACCTTAGCAGGATTTGATCCAACTACTATAGAAAAATATGTATTATTCTTGAGAGCTGTGAATACATAATATGAATTTGGAATTTCAATGCCAGATGCGCGCATGGATATAACATTCTTGATTTTGTTCGGAAAGGTAAATGTAAAATTAGTAGGAGTTTGTAAAGTCTGCTTATAGGGGTCTCTTACTGATCTAAATTTACTATCTATGTTAAACTGATGAAGCTTAATTTGCTTTTGTTTGTAAGTTACACTAGTGGTAGTACGATCTACAAATGTATCAATATCTGCTAGCCTTCCAGCTTCATGTCGGCTACCGTGCTGCTTATTAAAATCTTCTTGGTTTTCAAGTTCATTAGGAAGCTTATCCTCGGGAAGAACTTCTTCAGTATATTCGGTTTGATGAACAAGCGGTGTTGCTCCAATTTCTTCATACACATCGGCTAATACCTGTTGATATGTAAGATTATCCATTACTTGTAAGAACTTGAATTATTAAAATGACATTATACAACATAAAAAAATGAGCACAGTTTCGTATAGTTCTTTCTTAAATATGGCACAAAACCCACGTTGTCCTGGACCGACTGGTCCAGCGGGTCCCCCGGGTCCTCCTGGAAATGGGCCTACAGGATCTACTGGTCCTATGGGTCCTACAGGTCCTAGAGGACCCGCCGGTACAAACGGAATAGCAGGTTCTACAGGACGTACTGGGCCTGCGGGTACACCCGGTTCTACAGGGCCACCTGGTAGAACTGGAGCGACAGGTACACCTGGAACAAATGGACTCGCAGGACCTACAGGACCCACAGGAACCCCAGGTTCTATAGGGCCTACAGGTTATACAGGTTATACAGGACCTACAGGAGCTACAGGAGCACCCGGTACAAATGGAGTTACAGGACCTACAGGACCGGCATTTCCGAATTCACTATCGAGTCTAACATATGTACCCCCGGGCGACCCCCCTGGACCATTTCCTGACACCATAACACTTGCTTCGGGGGTAACGGATAATCCAACGTTTCCGATTCCTACAAATGGAGCCAGAGGATTTATAACGGTATGTGGTGATGCAACAACACGTACAACTGCTGGGGTAGGCTATGCTTTTGATGTTTTTCTAAATGATAGTGATCCTGCCAGGCCCGAAGTCTTAGCTGCACGTGAAAAAGTACAACTTACAGCAAATGTAGCATATGATGTTGGTGGAGTAGGAGGGTTTACACTTTATTCACCTTGTCTCCCAACATCAGATTTTCAGTTAGTAATTTCTTATCCGGTAACACCAGAAGACGTACAAATTATTATGTCAGTGTATCTACATACTTAGTTTTTTCAGCTCGCTTAGCCACATTCCTCTGGAAGTTTGAGCCTCTAGGTCTATAATGTTCTGACGAAGTTCTGCTAGATCCTTCTCATGCTTCAACGCATGTTTGAGAGTAAGTGATGCGATAGGTAGATTCATGAGATAGTCAAAGCTGTCCTTAATACGAGCAAACTTCTGCTCAGTCAGCAACTCATCACACTTCTCTGGACTCTTACGCCGCAGATCAGGCAGAGGAGTATCCTCACACTGTTGCTTGATAAACCGTACAACATTCTCATGGTAGGGAAGCTTATCGCGAAGTGCTTTCAACATATACTCGCGACGCTTTCCGTATAGCTCCAAGCGAACACCTACAAACTCATTAAGAATCGCATTTGGTGAATCATACTTGTGAATTACACACTTGCTGTTAAATGCGTGCATATTGGTGAGTTTAATCTTCTCGATCATCAGCTTCTCAACAGCAGGAACACCACCGGTTCCAATCTTCACTTTCACAAGTACATCTGTATCCGTAGATGTATCTGTGTAATCCTTGATAATACCATCCGTACATAGCTTATCTAGTGTCTCTCGAAAGTCAGATGTCCAAGTGCCGATAGGAAGCTCAGTGATAGTGACAGTATCGCCATCCGTCTTCCAAACACCTTCAACAAGGTAATCCTGCTTATCAATCTTGCTAATCTTACCCTTGAATCCACGAGTCCATGGTGCGAACTCACGATCAAGACCAGTGCCCTTCTCAAGCCACTCCACAATCGCAGACTTCAGCTCAGCCGGATTGAATGATGGTATGAATGTCGAGTAACCAGTACCAATGCCACGTGATCCATTAACAAGAAGCATAGGAAGCACAGGAGCATACCACTCAGGCTCTACAAGCACACCATCGTCATCGCGATATGTCAGCACATCGAAATCATCAGATGGTACAAGCTGTGAAACATGTGGCTGTAGATACGTGTGAATATAACGAGGAGATGCGGAATCCTTGCCGCCTTGTAGACGAGTACCAAACTGTCCCTGAGGCACCAACCATGCCAGATTGTTAGATCCAACGAAGTCCTGTGCCATACCTACAATCGCATCATTCAGAGATGCTTCGCCATGATGATACCCAGAATGCTCAGAAACATAGCCTGCGAACTGTGCGACACGAATTTCGGACTTTAGGTTTCGCTTAAACGCAGAGTAGAGAATCTTACGCTGAGATGTCTTGAGACCATCCATGACATTAGGAATACTACGCTCCAGATTGTAGTTCGAGAAGTGAATCAAATCCTTGTTCACAAAGTCCTCATAGATAAGGTTCTCTCCTGGGCCAGCATTTACAATATCCGCACGGTCATACGTCTTCAACCAATCCTTGCGATTGTCTGCCTTAGCTTTGTTAAACGCAAGATCGATAGACTTATCAGATGCGTCGCCAGAGTAGGTATAGTTTACAATATTCAGTGTCTTGAAATACTCCTTTGCCTCATCGCGAGTAGAAGTACCCAATCCCTTATAATACTTGACCTTCCAACCATTAGAGGCAGCAGTCTTACGCCACTCCTCATACTCGTACTGAGTATAGAACGACTTGTTTAGCTTTCCCTTGTTGGCCTTTACAATCGGCGTAGCCATGTAAGTAATGAACCCAGGAATCTTGATGAGTTCATGCCACAGCTCGTGAAACATATTAATGAGCAGACCACGAATGTGCGACCCGTCATAATCCTGATCAGTCATGATAAGAATCTTACCGTAGCGTAGAGAACGAACATCGGCATACTTCTTGCCAGATTCCAGTCCCACAATCTTCTTAAGATTCGCAATCTCCTCTGTTGCCTCCACCTTCTTCGCAGAGATATCCTTTACATTGAGAAGCTTACCCTTTAGCGGAAACACCCCGTAATACTTACGCTGCTCCTGAGATAGACCACTGATAGCCATGGCCTTAGCTGAATCCCCCTCAGTAAGAATTAGAACACACTCGTGACTCTTAGCCGTTCCAGCATACACTGCGTCGTCTAGCTTCGGGAGACCTGTCAAGCGTGACTGCTTCTTTCCATCTGTCTTCTTCATGTCCTTTGCGTCCTTCGCATCTTGTGCTTCTAGAACTTTGTTTACAACTTGTAGCTTTGTTACTACCTTCTTAAGGAATGCCTCATCTAGCTTACACGAAACCTTGGAAGTGAGTACCTCCTTAGTTTGAGAACTAAATGATGGATTCTCAACGGAGCAGCAGATAAATACCGCGAGAGAATCCCGAACAAGAGCTGGTTTAACTTTGATTTTCTTCTTTGTCTCCAAATATGTAACAATATGCGACACAATCTGGTTCGTAATTTCGTCAACATGTTTTCCACTCTTCGTCCAAATCCCGTTAACAAAGGACACACTAAATGCCCCGTCAAAACAACTATCCGCGACTGCAATATGCCACCCGACATGCGGAATGTCTGTAAGGATCGTTGCATCTTTTGGGAGATACCAGGAAGCATACGATGTAAGATCGCGAAACTTAATAAGTGTGTCGCACCATGTAACACGAACATCCTTCCCAACTGTCATTGCCAAATCATAGACACGCCTCTCAATAACCTTAAGTAGTTGAGCCGGAATTTTATTCTCCTTCCACCCAAACCTAGCAAAATCCGGAGTCCAAGCTACCTCAACATAAGGCTTATTCTTACATGCCGCGATCTTTGGTGTACCGACTACAGACATATTATCCTCAAACGTCTGAGTATACTTCAGATGGCGTACACCGTCTACAACAGTAAGAGTGAGCTTCTTTGCGAAGATGTTCACAAGTTTTACACCATAACCATTCTTGCCTCCAACTAGCTTCTTTTCTGTCTTATCATAATTCGTAGATGTCAGTAGCTCACCAAAGATCATCTGTGGAATATATACACCATACTCTGGGTGCTTCTCTACATCAATAGACTCTCCGTCGTTCTTCATAACAATGGTAGTTCCATCTACAACTGAAATCTCAATGTGCTTCACAGGATTCTCAGAATTACGCTGCTTTAGTCGCACAACGTGATCATGTGCGTTAACAAGTAGCTCGTCAAATAGCTTGTAGAATCCGGGGTTGAAATTGGTAACCGTATCTGGAGTAAAGCTCTCGCCATTTACGATATAGAGTTCCTCAGTTGTATTCTCAATTGAACCAATGTACGTATCCGGTAGCGACAAAATGTGCTCGCGGTGCGTATGCTTGCGGTATTGCTTTGATAGATCTGCCATATTGTATGTACCGTTCCTGGAACATGGTCTATGTAAATTCGTTTTGAACCATAGTATAAATGAACGCTATTTTCTGTGCTATACTCGCACTTGGACTGTTATATGTTATAATACGATTAACTCGCGTACAATCAAACATGATTCTGTCAGATGATTTATGGTCAAGCAATTATTCTATTCAAACTCCTTGGAGAGGAAGATACAAGCACTGATTTTGACAGATTCAGCATTTTTACAGTAAATGCCACCAAGAAAGGCAAAAACATCGCAGAAGGAACAACCTGTTACAGTAAGAGAAGCTCCCGTTATATTTTTCCTTAAGATTGGCGATGAAAGCCTCACGCAGGATGTCATTCCTGCTGATGAAGGCCTAGTATCTTATGCTGATATTTTGAATACGGTTGAAGTATCTCGCGTCACAGAGAGATTTAATACGGATCTACTGAAGAGTGTTCTAGAAAAGGTAACCTGTAACAGATACACGCCTCAAACCGTGTGTTTCTGGTGTTGCCACGATTTTAGCTGGACGTCATGTGTTCTTCCTAAATCTTACGACGCATACAAGAACATATATTCTGCGGAAGGAAACTTTTGCTCTCCCGAATGTGCTCTCGCATACAACTATTCTGATAATAAGATTTCTGATTCAACTCGTTGGTTACAACATGTACTTCTATCTACGGTATATTCGGAACTATATAAAACACGACTATTATCTCCTGCTTTGCCGCGTACAATGCTTCGTATGTTTGGCGGACCACTTGATATTGAACAGTATCGCGATTATACCACTGGTGCAAACGATATTGTTCTTTCCGATCTTCCCCCGATTCGTCTACAGTTTCCATCTATGAATGTACAAGGGCCTCTTCGAGATATAAAGAAGTATGTTTCACTATCAGTAGATGTGGTTGAAAAGGCAAGTGAGCAGCTTCGTCTAAAGAGATCTAAACCCGTAAATTCAAATATTCAAACACTTGACATGTGTATCAATAAGTCTTAAACTCCTCCCACTGTAATTTTTACAACTGGTTTTCCGTCTCCGTCACTTTCAAGTCTTGTTATGTTATGCGACTCAACATCATATAACGCTCTATTGATTTTCACTTTTGCGATTCCCTGTGTCATTTCTGGGTGAGAAATTTCATTAGTGTTCTTGAATCGATGATTAAATAATTTAATAATATGTTCGGGAACCGCAGGACTTGTTTCTAGCAATCGTTCTACTGTTTCTCTAATCATTTTTAACATGTCTTTAGCTCGAATTCGTTCAGATTTTGGTAAAGTCATTTCCGTTACAATGAACTTTTGTAGCTTTCTATACTGAAGAGAGCTAATTCTACACCCTTCGGTCTTTTTTGCCCAAGCAAAGTAAGACCCGACGGTGCTTAATATTCCTGTGAATAAACTAGCACAGCCAATGCCAATTGATGAAGATGCTGGGTTATTAAATATAAGCTGACTAGACCCACTTAGAAACCCTGTAACTGTGCTCAACACAATAACTGGTAGAGCAATATAATTATTCATGTTGCTGTAGTATCTCTCGGATTCAATGTATAGCCACGCTAAACCTCCACATTTTTCTCCCTCCGCAGCGATCATGTCTTCAAGTGAATCATTCCAACTAATGTTGTCTTGCGACGTGTCATCTGTTGTTGACATTTACGTCTTTTTATGATACTCGAGAGTTTATTACCATTTATATGTATTAGCATCAATTATCACAATGACAACTCCACAACCAAATATGTTTCAAGATGTTCTGAGAACACAATTGGCGTTTGGCATGGGCGGTTCTGGGTCACGTATGCTAACAAACTACATCGCACTAAACTTATATGATAAACTGGTAGCATCCTATAATGTATGGTTTCCTTCGGTATACGGGTTCTGCTGTCGTAGACATAAAACCCAACCAGCTACTGCTCCCCCTCCTCCGAATAAGGAGATAAGATGTACAATTGAATGCGAACGAAACATCCCACAAAGTGGAACAAAGCAATCGGGACAATCAACAAATAATGTTAATCATGTGCGTATGGACGCAGTAATTAGCTACATTACAACTCTGCCTGTGATTCGTAATATTCTATGTATGACTCATCACGAATATCTTCCACACGAATTTGAGCCTCTTCAACTAGAACCAGATCTATACTTTCAACTGTTGACACTAAAGCACAACGACGGTCAGGTTGAAACAATTAGATTTAAGTTGTTTTGCTACGATCATGACATTCAATATCTTCAGGCTTTTGTTGATAAATGTAATCACGATTATGAGCGACGCATGGCAAATAAGCTGGGGACTTCACTATATTATTTTGACATGATGGCTGCTACAAAGAGTCGTAATAGAACAACGCAGAATCCTCTTCCTACCACGCATCTAATGTTCACTAAACATAAGTTTTATACTACTCGTACATTTGACAATGTGTTTTTTGAACAGAGACAGCAAGTAAAAAATCACGTAAACTTCTTTTTGACACGTCGTGATTGGTATGAAGCAAAGGGTATTCCTTATACTCTTGGATTTCTATTTCATGGACCTCCTGGAACTGGAAAGACTTCTTCTGTAAAGGCTATTGCAAATACAGCTCGTCGCCATATTATTAATGTTCAACTGTCAGAGATTAAAACAAAGGCACAGCTAAGGCATCTCTTCTTTAACGAAGATATCAACGTATACAATGGAACTACTACTGAACGCTACACGATTCCAGTACATGAGCGTCTATATGTTATCGAAGACATCGATGCGATGGGTGATACGGTCTTGCGTCGTGAATGGAAGAAACCCACATCTAGTGTCGAGGAAAAGCCTAAGAAGACGGGAGACCCATGGATGGATGTCACAGAAGAGGATCAGAAAGAGCCGATTGATCTATCATTCTTACTAAATCTTCTAGATGGAACACTTGAATCCAGTGGAAGAATTATTGCCATCTCTTCAAACTTTCCTGAACGTATTGATCGCGCTTTGATCAGACCTGGACGAATTGATATGATTATTCATTTTAAGAAGTGTAATACAGCTATTCTACATGAAATGGTAGAAAGCTTTTATGATAAGAGTATTGTAGGAATTCAATGTGAGGACTACAAATGGAGTCCTGCGGAGGTAAATCAAATTCTATTTCGTAATTTTGAGAAGCCCGAGAATGCCGTGCGTGAGTTGAACGAACTGCAACCTAAAGATTTATATGGGTTTGATTTAGTTGAAAATCCTCCACTTAGTTATGAAGAATTCGCAAAAGAGTGACAAGCCTTTGCTAGGCGTAGAATATTTTGACTATACTTCCAAACACTTTCCTTTGAATCAGAAGACATCGATGAGAAATACACCTTCATTTTAGAAAAGATATCCATATCAACATTTTCCTTATGTTCTTCAAATGAAGCCGTAAGAAAAAAGTTTTCATCCTTATTCATGATCTGATTCTCATAAGCAGATGTACTTTCATACATGTATTTTACTACAATATTTGGGTTTGCGGATTTTGCTAGACGCACGCTAGTAAGAAACATTGAGAAATCAGGATCTTCCGGATACATTTCTGATAGTTCAGTGATAAAGGCCGTAAACTGGTCAAAAAGAGCAGTCATCAGTACAACCTTAGAAGCCATTTGTAGTGTAATACTCTTTTCTGTTAAAACTACTGCTATTTATTTACGAGTGATTCCACCAAATTCCTTCTCACGCTGCTGACTCATAGCCTCCATTCTGGCTGCTACATCGCTATTTGTTCCTGTTTTGCTTTTAATAGTATTTTCACTGCTAGGTTCGGGTTGACCTCGAAGACCTTCACCACCCTGAGTTGTGATTGGAGCATCAAGGAATGTCCACATACTACCTCCATCTGTAGCAGGTTGTTGAGGGTTATCCCATAGGGAATATGAATCACCCATTTTACCACTTCCTTCAAATCCCCATGGACTATATTCTCCGGGTGCGGCAGATGACGATCCTCCCTGTGCGATGTCGGGAACGGTAGGAAGCTCCTTTCTGGCGTTCGTTGGTTTTGCGATGTATCCAAAAATATCCTTACCGACAATTACATCTTTTGTGTCGGGCACATAAAGAGTTGGAACTTTGGTTACAAAAGCAGGAATCTGGTTTCGTGGTAGACTTTCTACTAAAACAAACTTATATAGTCCTGCTTTATTAAGACCCTTAAGTGTTTCAATAATTTGCTTACAGTTAGGACATCGCTCGCTGTAGAAAAGATATGGCTGTGACATGTTGTTCAACTTTCACGAAAAAAACGGATTGAACAATAACGAAAGATATAGATAGTAAAATGGCAAGTATCGAGAATATTAAAGTATCCAATCGTGGCTTCGAGCTCGGGTGTGAGCTCCGAAACTTTCCAGTATCATTTGTCAATGGTCTTCGTCGTATTCTAATTGGAAATATTCCAACTGTTGTTGTTCGAGATGTTAAAATTCTGGAGAATACTACCCAGCTACCTCACGAGATGTTGAAACATCGTATGGAGATGCTACCTATAAAGGTATCGCCTACCGACTCTACCACTATCAAAGATGCTAAAATTAAGATCAAGGTCTTACCTGAGACAGAAAAGGATGAGACTCGAACGATTACTACTGATGACTTTACAGTTGAATCAGTTAATCCGGAGATTATGATGAGAGATCGTGATCTTGATACTCCTCTGCTATTTCTTCGAGTGCGAAAGGGTGAATCTGTTCATATTGAAGCACGTCTTGCTCTTGAAAACGAGCAAGTATCCCAAGTTTGTACTGTAACTAGTGGATGGCATATCGACCCTGATCTTGCTAAGGAAGCTCGTAAGGCTTATCTCGAGGCAGGAAATGATGTTCGTATCTTTGATAATTCTCTTGTACAGCGATACTATTCTCGAAATGAGAATGGACGCCCCAATTGGTTTGATTTCAGTATCGAGAGTGTCGGTGTCTTGAATTCAAAGGATATTCTATCTATGGGTGTAAACATTCTACGAAAGCAGGTTGATACCTATGTGAAAGACGCGCTGGATAATATTCAGCGTGAGTCGGATGAGAACACGTATTCAGTAACACTTGACCAAGGTGGTCACACAATTGGTTATTTGATGCAAGAAGTAATCTACAGTGATTCAAATGTAAACTTTGTATCATACGATATCCTTCACCCTCTTAAGAAGACCATGGTTCTAAGATTTAACACGACAAAGAAGGCAGAGTCTATTTTGAAGACGGCAAAAGATGTAATTGAGGAATATTGTTCAGTAGTAGAAAAGAGTATATAGAATAACAATGGAAGCGGGATTTATAAGATTTGATCCTGCTAGCGAATTTGAGGTAATTGAAAGCTTTGATTTTGAAGAAGAGATAGCGAGACCGGAGTCTTTACGATTTTTTACTTTGGATGAACAGCTGAAAGACTACTTTGAGAAGGTTCTTCCTAAAAAGGGCAAGATAACCAAATTTGAGTACAATAAAATTGCTCAGGAAGTTGATCGCTTACGTGAAATTTACGAAAGAGTTATTACTGTTACCGATACTGACTACACGGTTGACCTTTCTCGCAAAGAAATAAATGTTGATTGGGTTAAGCCAATTTATACAGACTTAGAACTCGTACCATATTCATACGCATCTAATTGGATTCCTCTCTACAAGCCAGGTCTTCGCACAACTCCCAACTATTACCCACGTATGTTAGGCGCGTTGCCGAAACCGTATAGAACCACCGGAATGCAGGGTGTTTCTCATACAACTGGTGGAATCATGGTTGATGATGATGGTAAGCACGCTATACACACGCTTGGAACATATAAGAGAACAAAGGGTGTTCTACACGAAGATGGGTCATTTACGGTTATAAAGCTACCAGTTACGAATACAGCTGATGACATAAAGGTCAAAGGATTCTTTATTGAACCACGTTCAGTAGAAATCCCAAATCCACTTCCAAACAACCCATTTCTTGCTTCAAACACCGCTTCTAAGTTTATAACAGATGAGCCACTTGATCGTGTGTTTCCTACTATTGAATCTATTATGACACATGGTGTCCCAAACACACCATTTCCGTACTCAGAGGGAAAGAAGTTTCTTAAAATTTATGATGTGTCTCTATCTCAAATTCCATGGGATCTATGGAAAGAACGGTTTCCTCCGTCGGATACCATTTCTGCGACACCTACTATTATGTCTGTTGCGTTTGACACACCTTCAGATGAAGCTGCCCCATCAAAAGGATTACAGGAAATTTATGTTAATTCTTGGTATCCTGGCGTTGAACCACGTTTTTGGCTATCAAAGCAGGAGGATAACGGTAGTCTAGTGTCGAAGATGTTATTGTCAGGTGCGGGTAAAAATGGGTTGGTTACACCTGCTTTAATGACTGATAAACCAGCTACTGTATTGACAGCCAGTACTCCTGAAGAATGCTTTGTTATGGATAGTTTTGATGCCTTTTTAAACTCGGGTGTATACCGATCTCCTCCATGGAAGGATGTAGAATCCGCAGTTGATAAACATAAGCCAATTCCTACAGGACATTGTATTCCTGTGGCGCAGATTGTACAAGAACGCGCAGATGCCTTAGTCGCTGGGAAACTTCCATGGAAGGAAACTACCGATACTGAGATTCTTAAAGAGCATCAGCAGCTTCTCAAGTTTTTTCAATATGTCGAGACGAAGCAGAAGGTTCCTGTGTATGATAAATATGCCGGCCAACAACAGTCCGATTTAAGACGTCAAATTTTAGCAGTCTTAAGAGACTCTGATCGTACACCTACAGACAAAGCTGAAGCAATTGAAAAACTAGTTCGTGGATCAACTCATAAAGACGAACAATATTTTGATACAACTGATTCGTTCTTAGTATGCGGACATACTCTCTCGGAACTACGTGGTGATCTAGAGAATGACATACGAGCATTTTATGACAAATGGACTGCTATCGATGAAGGGTTTCGCTCATGTAAATACTGTGGCCAACAGATTAACTCTGACGTATTTGTAGCTCAAGATGATTTTGATGAGGAAGGTAACGCCATTAAGTCTCATGATGTTCTTGGCGATTCTTCTTCTCATGGAGGTGAATCACACATTGCTGCCTTTTCAACATCACTCAGTAAACTTAAAACTGCTTTTATGCTAGAGAATCCAGGTGAGTCGATACTATATCTGCTACTATCACTTCTACAAGTCTTACCTACTGAATCCCAGTTACTTCCGGTGGTTCAGAATATTCGCGAATTAACTTCCGTTCTACGAGCCAACAAGAAGATTGAGAAGGCTGCTAAGGAACGTACGGAAGGTATTCTGGGTATAGCAGGAATGGTTGTACTTTTACAGACACATAACCCCTTTCTTATTCCACGTAGATCATTTGGGTCTAAGATTCTGAAACTCACAGGTTATCCTCGTGACACGGACGATGTATCTGATTCTCCTACACTTGATATCGTGATTTCGATCCTGAAGACGACATTTGAATCTTCTCCAAATACCTTTAAAGGTCCTACAACAACACTTCTACGTCTCGTAATTTCAAAACCAAAGGATGTTCGCAAGGAATCAATTTTATTCATCAAACAGGCTGCTCAAAAATTCAAGACACAGTTTATGGCCGCTAAGGAGAGGTATGAAGTACCAGTCGATACTGTTGCTACCGGACAAATCTCGCTTCCAGTTGTTCGAATTGAAAAAGCGTCATATTCTCCATCTGAACGAATAGGTCAAGATGAGCAGAAATCATCTTGCGATATCCCCATGCCTAGAACATATATAACAGGTCGTTTACCCCCAAATGTAGTTCAAGATCCAATTATTCTAGCCCCTACTAAACCATCTGAGTTAGCAAAATATATCGTAGGAGTTCAGGAATCGCCAAAGGTAATAGTATTTACAGAAGCAGAAATTCGTCGTAGAGCTGCTCTCGGATTCCCTAAGTCAACTAAGTTGGATAAAATAGAAGCATTTCTGCGTTCAGATACTGATGGAATCGCATTTTTAGCTTTACTCAATCGTATACTAGATGTACTATCGCGAGAATCATATCCGCTAGACCGTTTGATTGAATACAGATCTATGAGTGTGTTTTTACAGACAACAGTAGACAAGTCTTTAGTTCGTGACGCATCTCGTGGTATTGTCTACGAGTTAATTCATGAGGTTATGAAGGACAGAAATAAAAGTGGATTATTGAATGCTCTATCTACAGCTATCCAACGTGACTTAGTGTTCAGTATGATTCTTATTACCAAAGAGCAGGCTACCAAGCAAGAATCTGATCTGCGTACTCGTGAGCGTGAAGTTTTTAAGCAGAGAATGAGAAGTATGAATGACACAGAACGTGAGGCTACTAAGATGTTACTGGATATTGGTATCGCACCTTATATCATTACAAATGAAGATCGTGAAATATTCGCAAGAGAGTATAATCTACCCGATCCTGAATCAGAATACGAACGTATAGCCCAAGAGCAGGATATGGATAGACCAGAAGAGGGATACAACGCATCACGAGATGTGGAAGATGATCAAGCCGCTATTGTGAATGGACACGAACAGCAGGTTGACTATGGTGACTACGGAGATCGTCGTGAAGAGTTAAGAGATCGCAATTATGAAGCTGTTGCGGATTTTGATTTCGATGAAGGATACGGTGTATAATATAAATGTATGTGTATCTGTCGCCGCAAGGTGGATTCAATGATGTATTGAGTAACATAAACCGTACAATAGAATATTGTAAAAACACTAACAGGACTTTATTGATAGATACAACCAAGTCTTGTTATCGCATGAATTTTTCCGACTATTTTTACTTTAAGAATATTCCAGTTTCTATAATCACGGATGTAAATGAGATTCGCAAAATAATTTCAGATGTGTCTCTGAGCATTTATCCAAGTTCTATTACAGATAGAAATTTGGATAGCTGGAGATTTATATGGACACAATCAGAAATATATACTCTATGTGGAATACTTATGGAATTACCTAATGAAGAATGTAAAGACAATATAGTTATTCGTTCTACGTCTGGCGGCGGAGCTGGATTTGGACTATTCAAAAATATATTTTTTAAACAAAACATTATTGATCATGTTAAAAATGAATTTGCAAAATTGCCCAAAAAATACATCGCTATTCAAGTTCGAAATACTGATATAAAGTGTGACTATACTTCGTTATATGAATCTAATAAAGAATTAATAGAATCGTATGATGCGGTATATGTAGCAACTGATGATCGAAACTCTGTACAATTTTTCAAAGATAAAGGATTAAATGTATTAAATTTTACAGAGTTTCCCAATAGTCCTATACGTAGTCTACATTATTCTACACTTTCAAGTGATACTAAAATCAAAAATCTGATATGCGATATGTATATCATTTCCATGGCTGATAAACTACTATCAAACTCACCTGGTGGATTTATTAATCTACTTCGCAATATACGCGAAGATGTGTCTGTTATTACAAATAAGTTTATTTAAGATAATCTCATCTTTTCAACTTTGTAATTTCGCTTGTTGTAGAGAGATAACCTTTCCTGAAACTGTCTACGGAACGCTGGATCGACAATATCGATAATGAGCGGGTCAATTGTTCGTGTCTTTTTTTCCGTTCGTAGGATTCGTCCAACAATTTGATCAACGTCAGGGCGAGGTGTTGCGATAACAAGAGTATTGAGTTTTGCGACATCAAATCCTTCCTTACACATAGAATACGTGGCAATTAAAATTCGTTTTGACTCACACCACTCTGCTCTCTGAGCCGATTTTACATTGCGTCCAAGAATACACGCGGTCTTCTGAATTTTTGGGGGAAGCATATCATACAATACCTTTGTATGATCCACTCTATCGGTGAGAACAAGAATTTCACGGTCATCCTCCTCATACAAATCTGTAAGAATTTCCACAATTAGTTTATTACGTGGAGCATACTCAACAACTTTATTAACCATGAGAGACGTAAACATAACACCTGCGTGATTATAGATAATATCGTTATACGATGAATCGGCTGGCTCAAATTCATAAACTTCAACCTTCACTTTCTCATCTACTTTGTCAGACGTATCGGACTTATAAAGTAGAGGACCAAGAAACCAATTAATAACGTGCATCAATCTATCCTTGCGATCGGGTGTAGCAGAAAGCCCCAACATATGTTTACATGTCAATTTTGGAACAGCTTGCGAAAATGACTCGGATGCGATATGGTGGCACTCATCAACAATTAGAAACCCGAATCTCTCAAACACAGACTTTGGATATTCTTTCATGGATACGCTCTGTAACATAGCAACAACAATGTCACGATTCTCTACATCAATTACGTCTCCCTGAATAGTTCCGATTCGGGCACACGGGAGGAAAGCACGGATACGGTCCGTCCACTGGTCCCGAAGAAACGTGTTGTGAACCAAGACGATCGTGGGAAGCTGTAGTACTGAGGCGATGTAGAGGGCGCAGACTGTCTTACCTCCTCCTGTTTGGAGGGAGATGATTCCGTCTCTGGGCTCTGGAGTGAGGAAGGAATCGACGACTGGTTTCTGCGAATCCCGAATAGACCCAGAAAACTTCCAATAATTTCCATTTGTTTTAGGTGTGTTACGAGTAGTACTTTTAAATGGACCATAAGTTTGAATACCGTAATGCTTTGGCACATATATGTGATCAGCAGTTTCATAAAAGACCGGATAACGTTGAACGTACTGTGGTTTTACAAATACAGATGGAACATATGGCTTAACAGTTAGCAAGCCTTTGAGGGTTTGTAGATTGGAAATTTCCTTCTTTGCGAGCTGATATCCATGAATAGTTAGTGCCATTTAGACAGGTATGATTTGATTCCTTTGAATACGTTTTACAATAAAAACTCAATCAATATGTATAAATGTTCTCACCTGCCTTAGTTGAATTTTTAGGTACTTCTCTTCTCATAGGCGCAGTATCTTTCACAGGTGTTCCTGTATTAATTGTAGCAGCTCTTGCGCTTGCTATTGGGCTTGGAGGTAAGATTTCTGGAGGACACTTTAACCCTGCAGTAACAATGTGGGCACTCGCATCTGGAAAGATTGGAAAGGCTAAAGCTTTATGCTACATATTAGCCCAACTGGCTGCTGCTGTGTTCGTATGGGGCGCAGGATCAATGATAAAGGTATAAAACGGATTTCTAAGTAATAGTATTTCAAGACTATATGGATAATATCAAGTCATTCACAAGCACAAAGCAAGCAATGGATCAAGTAGAGGACGAGACAATGGATAGTTATAGCGGGTATTCTGATACTGAGAAGTATGAGAATTACATGCACATCATAAATACTCTAAAATTCTTTGAAAATAATGGACATATTACGAAAGATTGGATGGAGCATCATCGGTGGGTTATCGAGAAGTGGCGAGACTGGATCGACAACTATTCTGTCATCAATGAAGATGTTACCAGCAAGGATTTTCGAAAGGCGTGCTCGGATGCCGAGACTTTGATTTCGTATCTTATTCGATCTATTCGAGCAACTAGCACATTTGACACAAAGGTCTACTATATTCTTCTGAATAAGATGAAGTATATCTGCGATACCTTGTTTGATGGTGATGATATTGAAGAGTTGATGAACCGAATGTCCTTAAAGTAAAAACACAGATAGAAATTCCCATGTGAAATAGCAAAGATGAATCGTGTTTTTGATTACAACGGATCAATAGTGGCTCCTTCCAATCCTGTAAAACAGTTAAGAAGAGTCAAGAGAACACTTGTTGTCGACTCAGGTGATCGTGATGCTGCAAAGTTTCCCACCAATAATGACGTGACTGTATATTTGCCCCGTGTATATGAAAATGTAGTATCTCTGCGTCTCATGGGAGCAGAGATTCCTGCTAACCCTCTAGCATTAAGCACCGGAACTGCTATTCCAACAACAACATTATACTATCTAATTGATATTGAAGGTCTAAATAAGACAGACGAGTGTTCCCCTGGAGCTGATAGATCTGGATTTCCCGATGGTCATTTTGCTAAAATTCCTGCTTATCAGGGAACTACTAGTGCTACATTTTACAGCGATAATTCTTCCCAGAATAACACTTCAGTTTATAGTCCTCCGATAGGCAAGCTAGACCGTATGCGTATTCGTTTCCGAACTCACGCACACAAGGCTACTGGAAATAGTGTTTATTTCGCAGCAGGAGATTGGTCTCTAACGTTTGAGATTGAAACTCTTGAAAATGGGTTTGATGACTTCTCTACTACCGAGACTCGTGTGATGGAACGAGCAAAGTAAAAATCGCCTTTCGGCTTTTTATATTTGTTTTAGTCGTCAGACATAAGAGCATCTGTAGAATGAAAGTGGCCATCGCTTGTACGAAAGTACACCGTCGTGCCTTGAGGCATCTCGGATAGACGAGAATAAGTCTTGTGGTCGAACTGCATATCCTGCGGTACAATAACACATACCTGCGAAGGGCTAGTCTCGTCTACTCTGTAGTCAACCACATGACCAATTACGATCGTGTTATTCGGCTTCTGAATCAGACACTTCCGTCCCTGAGGAGGAATAGGTCCATTCAGAACACCCACCTCTGCCAGCATATCTGCGAAGCTATCGAATGCCTTACACTCGGGAATATTTACCACAAGAGGTGGCACATATCCGAGATAGTCTAGAGCGTGCTGGAGAGTTACATACTTAGCAACCTGAGGCACAAACCTCATGGTCCTGAATGACGCAGCGGAGTCTCTCTTATGAACACGGTTCACACCATATAGAACATTCTCCATAGTGTCACCTGCGTCAGCAACCCAGTCGGCAAGAGTGTCAAACTCCTTGCGAACAACATAGTCCAGCCAGCGACTACCGTAAGGCTTACAGTGACGAACTCGCTTATTACGCTTTGCTAGCTGAAACGTAGCCCCATCAACCACCTCTGACAGCTCCCTGCGAAGGAAGAAGTATGGGTTCTCCGTGTAATAATCAGTCTCCATATATCCAGCCATCCGGCTGAATTGATGCGGGCTATTGGTAAGATTCTTGAGCAGATATTGATCCATGTTTGCCATTATTATTGCTGTTATTAGCTTCAATAATGGTTACAATTGAATCCGTTTTCAATGAATCATTTCATTCGTTTACCTAGGCTTACAAACGTATCAAGCGTAAACAGAAAGAACACACCTGTAAAAATATACAACATCATATCCTGAGAAGAAGGAGACTCATAACCAACCTTATTCTGCTCAATCATTCTCATGATCTGATTTAGTTTAATGTCGTTAGCTGCTTCCTGAAAGGAAGGAGGAGAATATGCGAAATCAGTTCCTCCATTTGAAGGATAAAATGGTCTAGTAAATGGTTTTTTAACATCAGACTGGTTTGTCATGTGTTCAACACTATTACCAATTTTCGCAGGGCCGTAGTTGGCATCCGCTTCTTCCTCAGAACCAACAATCGGTAGACTATTGCTCAAATCATCGATAGTCTTTCGATGTTTACTTAGAGCCGCCTGTGTTCTGTGAATAGGTGTAGGAAATACGCGTCCTTCCCGTTCAGCATCACGAGGTTCTTCTTTTTGGCTGTATTTAGAAGCCATATTATGATGCTTCTTAGGGAATGAGCTTCCCCATACTTCTTCTAAACTTGCCATTACCCACTTGTTGTGAGACACATAGAAAAATATTAACATTCGGTTCAAACAAATGAGAGTAACTGAAGTAGAACTTGGTATAGTTGCACTGTTAATTGGATATGTCGCATTTTATACTCACCCTGCGCCCAGATTTCTACAAGACTTCCTGTCTTCACCGGTTGGAACAGTAGCGGCTCTCTGTGGAATTCTAGCTGTTACAGTCTACAAGAGTTTAATCGTGGGAGTATTTCTTGCTATCGCATTTGTGATGTCAGTAAATACCGTAACTGAATATATGGATCCTAAGGAACAGGCACCTACTACTCCTGCTCAGCCCAAGAGCGCCGGTGTTGCTACTCCGGAAATGGCAGGAGCCCTCAAGAACCTTCTCGCTGGTGTAGGGAAGCCTGCCTTCAAAGGAGATAGCCGTCTTCCCACAGTAGCTCAGAAGAAAGGATCACCTCCTGTAACTTCTACGCCATCTGTTGCGCCTCCTAAGTCTAGCAATCCTAAATCCCTTGAACATTTTGCGTCTTTCTAAGCAAGAATGCTAGAGCAACTTAATGCTATTGGAGCATCGCCATTTTTTATTGGAATGATGATGTTACTTCTAAATGTTGGTAGTAGATTTATTACTCATGAATTAAGTCACGACGATAAAGAGTATAGTCAAAATATTCTTCTTCGTAGATTAACTATCTTCGCAGTTTGTTTCGTAGGAACGCGTGATATAGTAACATCAGTTCTACTCACCGCTGCTTTTGTTATTGTAGCTGGAGGTATATTCCGTGGCAAAGGACCATTCTCTCGTGAAGGAATGGTGAATCCTGATCTAGCAATGCGGGCTGCCGCTGGACTAGCTGGAAACGTTGATCAACCTGGTTATAATAAGGATGAAAAACCCATGTTTACAGCTTAATAGTTACACTATTCTTACCCGTAGATCCACCCTTCTTAGGTGTCAGAGAAGGGGGAGTCATCTTAACACTTTTTGTTTCGACACTAGCATTGACTGACTTAAGCAAGTCGTCAATATTAACAGGTCCTGACATTTCTTTCACTGGTGGAGGAGGGGGTCTCATGGTTGCCACAGGAGGTTGGGGATTGGGTTTAACAGGTTTGAATCCCATTACCTTAGGTGTCTGCGGTCTTACATTCGTCTGCTGAGGAGGGGGAGGGATCATACCACTCATAAAATTGGAAAGACCAGCTAGAGGATTAGAGCTGGGAGCAGGAGCATATGTGGCCTGTACAGGAGGTGGAGCGGCCTTCATTCCCTGCGTTTGCTGCTGCATAGCAGCCATAGAAAGTTGACGTGCGATATCGGGATTTGATTTCAGAATCTGATCCATGTTAGGAATAGGTGCCTTCATTGCCATTTGGTTCGTTAGATGAACCATGTATACCATCATACATGTGCGAATAGGAATACGTACAAGTGGGTGCATCTTTAGCTTGTCGCCATATAGGTCGTATAGCTCCTCAAAATCCTCCTCCATATCACCCACATTCATCTGTGCGGATTCAGATAGTCCATCTAGTTTTAGACCAAACGCCTGCATTAGGGGCACATTCTTTGAACTCCACTCCATAGCAGACATACCGGTAATATACCAATCACAAAACTGCTTGATTGTCTGATCCATAGCCTTCTCCTTGCGGATAAATTCAAGCTCCATCTTCATCTCGTCAATTGGCGAGTCAAGAGTAAAACGCTTACGCATGGGAACACCAAGCTTCTGAAGGCGATCAAACTTGCGAAGAATCTCATACTTTTCCTTCATCACATACTCTTCAGACATACGAGGACCGGAATTTCCAAACGGATTCGCATTCATATTTCTAAACCCATCGCTGGTCTCCATGGGACCTGCTTCGGCAAATGAGGGAACAAGACGAGGTGCCTCAGAGGCCGACTCTGCTTCACCAAATGAAGGTAGTTCGATGCTTGCTAGATCAGGAAGTTTAATGTCTCCAGAAGACTCTGTAATCTTGGGGTTTGTCAGAAAGTCAACGCCAAGTATATCAGCCATTTGTTTGAACTTACGAGTCAGTTATGAAAACTAGAACGCATAAATTAGTTTACAAACGGAGGATGACTAATGTAAATTTCATCATTATAGTGAACATTCTTCATGTCAATAGGACTAGGGATCTTGTCCTTATTAAGAACTAGCGGAGATGTGATGAATTTCTTATGTACATAGGTACATTCAAAAATATTAGGAATTGATACACCCTTGTGGTTTCTTGAACCACAACAGTTATTCGCATGAAAGTGAACAAGAACGTGGTTCTTGTTAATCTTATTAAAAACATCGACTTCTCTGTTCGTAAAAGGACTGTGGAATTCCATGATAATTTGATCAAACTTATTTAGCTGGTCATCATTTAGACTGAGTAGCCACGGTATCTCTCCACCTTCAATATCCATCTTAACAAAAATGTTATTATTCGCAGCAATTATATCATGTAGATTTGTAACGTCATTGGTATTTTCGGATCCAATGTTTTTCTTAACAAATTCAATGGTACTATTCCTGCTAGGCAAGCCAGCAATGGTTCCATCAAATGCAACACATCTTACATTGAACTTCTTCACAAAATCTTCCTCAAATGAAATATCATGAGCAATTCCTCCCGCAAGAAGCATTGAATACTTGGCATCAGGAATCTCTGCGATTACATATCCACCATCATATTCCTTACCAAGTCTCTTCTTAGGAAACGGGCATGCGTATACGGTTAGTGCTGAAGGATCCATGTTTATATATAACATTGACATTATGTGTAAAACGAATTACCAAACCATATTTTGACTTTAACTATCCGAAATGCTCAATATTGTCAATCTTAAATCAACTCCTCCGGATGTCGTAACTCCGTTTACGTTTCCTCTGGATCCATTTCAAAAGCACGCAATTCACGCAATTTCAAATGACGAGAATGTTCTTGTAACAGCAAAAACAGGATCCGGTAAGACTCTTGTTGGAGAGTATCAAATTCACCATTCTCTTGCTAAGGGAAAGCGAGTGTTCTATACAACGCCTATCAAGTCTTTGAGCAACCAAAAGTTCCATGATTTGAAGGAGATGTTTCCTAGTGTTGGAATTATGACTGGTGACATCAAGTTTATGCCACAAGCAGATGTAGTTATTATGACCACTGAAATTCTACGCAATCTGCTCTTTAAGCAGGGAACCACTACAGAGAATGTTGGAATTACCGCCGAACTATCTTTGAACAACTTGGACGCGGTGGTATTTGATGAGGTTCACTATATCAATGACCGCGATCGTGGTAAGGTTTGGGAGGAGTGTTTGACTCTGCTAGACCCATCTGTCAATCTAGTTCTACTTTCTGCTACAATTGAAAATCCATCTGGGTTTGCCAACTGGTTGGGCGATATTAAGAATAAGCGTATTCATCTCATCTCCACCGAGTATCGTGTTGTACCTCTTTCTCATCAGCTCCCAAACAAGGACGTGATTCTCGACGCAAAAGATATATTTGATCGTAAAGCCTACATAAATTGGTTTAATAAGTTTTATAGTGACCAAAAAGAGGAGCGTCTTCATAAGGAGCGAGTTGCCGCTCGTCAGGAGGGAGAAGATGTAGTCAAAAAGGGTGAACATACGACTAGTTTTGTTGACCGAATGAACAAGTTGATTGTGGAAATGGAGCTTCCCGCTTTGTTCTTCGTATTCTCTCGTAAGCTTTGTGTTGATTTGGCTAAGAAGGTCTCAAGTCAGCTAATTGATTCGAGTGAGACAGCTAGTGTTCGTCATATTGTAAAGTTTCATCTACATCGTTATCCCTATCTTGAGAAGTCTGCTCAATACCACGACCTTCTAAGTCTTCTTGAAAAGGGTGTCGCATATCATCATAGCGGTCTACTTCCAATTCTAAAGGAGATAGTTGAGATTCTGTTTGGACGTGGATTTATCAAGGTATTATTCGCAACAGAGACGTTTGCGGTAGGTATTAATATGCCTACAAAGACTGTAGTGTTCACATCTTATCGTAAATATGATGATACTTCTGATAGTCACCGTATGTTAACTCCTTCCGAGTATACTCAGATGGCGGGTCGCGCAGGGCGACGAGGAAAGGACGATAAGGGGATTGTTATCTATCTTCCAATGCGTGATCCTGAGAATCCTATCACAGTTGAGCAGATGATGCTAGGTAGGAAATCTGAACTGTCTTCGAAGATGGACTTTCATTATTCATATATTCTGTCTGTAATGCAGTCAGGAAAGAATGTTATTAATGACTCGTATTGGGCGTGTGAGATGAGAGAAATTGTTGAGAAAATTAAACAGAAAATCGCACTTAAAACTTCTCAGCTTCTAAATTTTGACGAGTCTATGTTGGAAGATCTTAAGCTAAGAGCAACGATTGAGGAGAAGTTTGCGAATTCTGTAAACGCAGAAAGAAAGAAATTTCAGGCAGAGTTGGGTCGATGGAAGAATACTCATATGCATCCAAACTGGGATGCTGCATGGAAGAATTTTAAGGAATCCGCAAGTATTATTCGAGAGATTGAGGAACTAAACAAGTATAAGGATACAGTTGAAGATTTTAATCGTGATATTGTGAAGCGTCAAACCATGCTGAATGTGACTGGATTTATGGAAAATGATCAACTAACGCCAAAGGGCATTCTTGCTTCTGAGATTCATGAAGGTCATCCACTGCTAATGTCGCACGCGTTCCATAAGAAAATTCTACACGATAAGTCTGCTGAAGAAATTGTAAAATGTCTCTCTGTCTTCTTGGAAGATGTACGTACCGAGGAGACAATTCAAAAATGTGACTTTCATCTTCAACTTAATAACTATGTTCGTGAATTCAGTGACGCTGAAATTCTTAAGAGTGATCCTGCGTATTGGAATCTTACCAGCTATTGGTATGACGCAGTGGATTCTTGGATTAATGGAGAGGATTTTGTATGTGAACAACTTGGAATTGAACAAGGAAACTTTGTTCGCGGAATGCTGAAGCTGTCAAACATCGTAGACGAATGGGTAAATCTATCAACTATTTCTCAAGATGTAGAGATGGTTGAAAAAATGAATAATGTGAAGAATTTGATTGTTCGTAGCTTTGTTATTCCTGACAGTCTATACCTTCGAATCTAAACACCATTCGTTTCTTCCAGGTAGGTTGGTTCATATTTACAGAATAGTAAACAGTACCTTGTGTTCCTGGCTTCGCAGAATTTTCACAGGTTATAATTCGCTTCCACGCAGGAATCCATACGCGTCTCTCAGTGAGAACAACTCCTGAAGTATTTCGTCGAGAAGATGTTAATACTTTGGTTAGAAAGAATACATCTCGCTCATATTTTTTTGCGTTTGTTGAAAGACTGTTAAGTTTTGAGATATCAGCATCTACTGGGTCATACATCAGAACCATTTGATTTACGATATCTGCGAAGCGGCGAATAGGTGAACTAGCATGACAATATTCTTTATTTAGTCCCCAGTGTACGGAACGTTCAGCAGTAGTACAATAAAACGCAGATTTATTAGCAAGGATAGTTAGATCAACACCCAGAGCTGCGTATTGATTAAGTTTCTCGATGTCCGGTGCGTGTTGGCTTCGAAGAATACCCTTATTTCGTAGAAGCAATTCTTTCGCGACTTCACAGTTATAGAATATCATTAGCTGTGCGATCCATTCATGTGAGTCGGTGATTTCCTTGCCTGCGAGATGAGATGCTAGCTCTTTAAGAAACATGCTATATTTTGATGAGCAAACACTCTCGTATGTAAATGTTTGGTTATTTATTACAATGACTTTCTCAAATGAAGTTTCTGTGATCTCTCGTCCATTCCACTTAAACTTCAGTGCAATTCCTCGTCTCTTCTTCCCAAGAATTAGAGAACACTCTTCTTGAATTGGAAGAAGCGGAAGTACAACTTTTCCGTCGTTATAGAATGTCTGTCCTATATTTGCCGCTTCTTCAAATAGCAAAGGGTTTTCCTTCATCCAACACCCAACATCTGCGATAACAATATATATAAATCCATCTTCTCCAATAGTTATGGCATCATCAATATCTGTACATCCGAGAGGATCTACGTTAAATGTACGTCCAACAACTAGTCTATGAGAATCGAATGATGGCTGATTAATGGTAATCTTGTTTTTCTTGCGGCGAGGCTCTGCGTAACGATAAAGTATTGCTTCTTGTTCGGCACTAATATCACCACATTTTCCAATAATTCGAATCAAATTTCCACGTGTTAATTTATTTGTCTCCCAATGTTCGACAGTAATAATAGCAAGAACATTGGAGGTTACATCTTTTGCCGAAGATCCGACAATACAGTTGGAAAGGCTTGTATCTAAAGGCTTGAATAGATACGACGGTACTTTGCGACTCGACATACCATACTTTGTTTTAGAATTAAGTTGTAGAATTCCCGGAATCATTTGATGAATTGAAATACTTCTAGTTAATGTTTTCCGTTTTCTAACACCCATAGCCCTTGAAGAAAACAATCGGCTAAATCATCCTTTTTCGGATGTTTCATCATGAATGTTTTTAGTTCTTCAGTTGGAACCAACTCCGCAGCGTGAACAATACCTGTCTTTTTACGTCCTTTATATGTTTTTGTAGCGTCTTGAATAGTTATAATATTTGTTAGCTTATGAATAGCAGAAACGCCTTTACATTTGAACCCCTGTGTAACAAACCACATATGTAGCATTCCTTGAACACATAACATACGCTTATCAGGTTGTTGCTCAAACGCAATAAGATCAGCCCCTTTCCATAGGTTGGTACGGCTGAGGAGAGATGCTGCAATAGCTGGAGCTAAGTCTACGACCGACCCTTGTTTTGCGGATTTGACACATCGCTTCCAGACATTTCCAGAAAAGTGAATATATAGCTTGTCCACAAGTTCTTTTTTCGTTGTCCCTGTGATGTTCAATGGTTGGCTCATCGTCTGAAGTTCCTCCTTCGTTTTCTTCATCAAAGTCGTTTTTGGGTATGCTAATCCTGAGACTCCCTTGTGGCGTGTACACGCATATACACTCGCCTGCTGTATCCAACATGCCGGTTTCTTACATTTATGACAGAGTGGTTTATCTAACCCACCTATCTCTGCCATTACATCAATTAAATCCCAACCTGTAATTTTAAGATCTTTTCTAGATGTTCCTTCTAGAACACAATATGCTAAATTACGTAACCCAACATCAAATGATACTAGTTTCATTGTATCATTAGGTGTGCTATTTGAAAACGGAATTTACATAAAAGACACTAGAAAACATAAATGAGTCTACCAACAGTGTCTTACAATGATCTCCACGAGATTAGGATGAAACGGACACAAGAGCAAGATGAAGAAATGATTAGTCGAGTTGTAAATCAAGTGTATAATATGGTTTTAGATGGTACGAAGAGAGGTTTGTTATCTATTAAATGGAGTGTCCTTGATAACATGTTTGATGATGTGGGGATGTATGAGTATAAACATATTGTTATTGCGACAACTCGCTTGAAGGTAATATTTCCTGGAACTGAAATTTATCACAACAAAAAGAAAGAGATTACCGTTGAATGGTATTAAGCAGTAGCCTTTAACAGTTCAAGAAGAACAGTCTTGGAATCACGCTTTCCAAAGGGAACACCCTTTTTTGTTAGAAGCTCGCGAAGTTGGGCGGATGTCTTATCCTGAAGATCATCAACATCTACATCTGTAGTCGTAGGCGGGCCCTGAACTACTTCTACCTGCTCCTTAGCTACACTTACACGGTCATCTTCCTCCTCTTCTTCCTCCTCTTCTTCTTGAGGTACAGTCTCTTCTACAACTTGTTGATGCGTTTGTTCAACGTGAGTCGCAAGAGCAAGGGCTAGAGACTGTAGATGTTGAAGCATTCGCGTCTGCTGCCAATATAGATAGCCAACCATTCCAGATAAGACAAAAACCATTGATGCTAAAACTACGATAGTTACGTATGTGAGTTCCATTTGGTTGATTAGTAGGAAGAAACGTTGTTTCTTTAAACGTATGGATAATACAAATGCCAGGATCCGATGCTTCCCAGTTTACTCAGTTCAAGAGAGCCAATGCTGTTCACCAAAAAGGTGATACTTTAGCGAATGATTCAAAGTCAGTTAATAGATTAACACAGTTTACACCCCTGCTGACTGCGGCTCGGAATACAAATGAGTTTTTAGCTACACTGACAGCTAAATCAACAGCTCCCAATACTCGTGATCCTATTAACTTTCAAAGTGCGTTTGGAAAACGTAGCTTAGTTCATAAGAATTGTAGCTAATAACTTCTAAGCAAACAACAAATGCCCAACATGGATTCATCAGAATATACTTCTAGGAAAAGGTTAGCTGCCCTTCATGGTGCCAATGCACTAGCAAACGCGACCAAGTTTCGTGTGCTGACTAGATTTGATATTTATAATCCACACAAACCCGGAAATAAAGGTACTTCTCTAGCATCAGCAGATACGTGTACAACATGTGCGCCATTAGCTGATAAAAGCGATACGTTTGCGGCAAGAGCCTACGCTCGCAGCAGAGTTCCTCATTTTAATTAGAATTCCTCCCTTTCATATAATAAATGAGTGAAATTACAGGAACTTACAACTCAGGTTCGCGTTCAGAAATAGCAATACCGTTTCTTATGGAAGATTTACCAAACGGGACTGCGATGATTAACTTAAGTGGGTATAGCGCGACTATTGCTAACTTGAAATTAAGAACGACTTTACCTGGTAAAATGTTTTTTGTAACAAGTGATGATTTTCTAACTTTCAAGAATCAAGTTCTTAATACAAGAAACCAGTGGTACGTTCAAAATCAAGCTGGAGAACATGTTACAATACCTGGCACGTGGAGTGGGACTGTAGGTGGTGGCAAAAAAAGACGTAAGACTGGCAAGTTTCGCAAATCTAGAAAGAGCCGTCGCACTCGTCGCCGCACTTAGAAGTCTTCATCAAACGTAATCTTTGATGCGTCCTGGTTCATGGGCTTTGAATACTCAGATACCTTCTTCTCAAAGAAATTAGTCTTACCTTCTAGAGAAATCAGCTCCATAAAATCAAATGGATTGCTGACCTTGTAAATCTTTTGAAGACCAAGCTGTTGTGCTAGGCGATCTGCTACAAATTGAATATATTGCGTCATATCCCGTGAGTTCATACCAATGAGTGCACACGATAAGGCATCACAAATAAACTCAGTTTCAATCTCAACTGCCTCACGAATGATATCAGTAATCTGGTCATCCGTTAGCTTGTTCTGTAGTTTGTGATATAGTGCAATTGCGAACTCTGTATGTAGAGCTTCATCACGAGAAATGAGCTCGTTTGAGAATGTAAGACCAGGAAGTAGACCACGTTTCTTAATCCAATAAATAGCACAAAATGACCCACTAAAGAAGATACCCTCAACACATGCGAATGCTACAAGGCGAGTAGCGTATCCATCGGAAGACTCGATCCACTTAATTGCCCAGTCAGCTTTCTTTTTGATACACGGAATGGTGTCAATCGCACGGAAGTACCTTGCTTGTTCATCCTTATCTTTGACATACTGGTCAATTAGCAGGGAATACGTCTCCGAGTGAACACCCTCCATTGCGTTTTGAATACCGTAAAAGAGGCGGGCGATCGGTGATTGAATTTCACGTTGAAATCGCGCAGCTAGATTCTCCTGTACGATTCCATCAGAACCTGCGAAGAAAGCCAGAACATGCTTGACAAAATGCTGCTCGCGTTCATCAAGTTTCTCCCAGTCATCCTTATCTTTACTGAAATCAACTTCCTCAACCGTCCAGAAAGTTGCTACGGCTTTCTTGTAAAATTTGTAGAGATCTTCCTCTTGCGGGGCGATAGGGAATAAAGTGTAACGCGCACCAAGACTCGTGCTAGATCGATCGAAAAGGGGCTCCATATTTGTAGGGCGTGAAAAGGAATTAAACTGTTTGTCCATTCTATACTACAATAAGGGAATGTCAAGTTCTGATCCGTTTTTAGGTACAAATACACGTAATTTATTACAGCATATTTTCTCGCCAAAAATTATTCAACGTGACAGTAGAGAGTACGAAGTAAAGGTTGATGTGCTTAACGTAGATAACATTATTGTCACAGGTGATGTATTTGGACCCACTGGATCTTATTGGAATAATTCTGGTGGGGCCGGCGCTACTGGACATACAGGACATACAGGACATACGGGACATACAGGACATACAGGACATACAGGACCTAGTGGTAATAGTGGTGCTACGGGACATACAGGACCTAGTGGTTCTACAGGACATACAGGACATACAGGACATACAGGACCTAGTGGTTCTACAGGACATACTGGACATACAGGACCTAGTGGCTCTACAGGACATACGGGACCCACCGGTAATAGTGGCTCTACGGGGCATACAGGACCTAGTGGAACTACAGGGCCTACTGGACCTACTGGACCTCTTGGTAATAATGGTACACCAGGCACTACTGGACCTACTGGACCTCCTGGTAATAATGGTACACCGGGCACTACAGGTCCTACAGGTCCCGGATTTACTCTAGAATTTACTCAAGGAGATAACACTAATATTCCAACCAGTTCTGTTAACTTACAAAATAATGATGTGTATTTCTTTCCAGGAATAAATGATGGCGGCGCAACTGCCACACAGTTTAACAAAACCGGGTTATATATTGTAATATGGGGATCTTATGGTGTTGGAGGATTTTATAATGGGTCTTGTACATTATATCGTAATTTTAATGGATTTTTAGGTGGTTTTGATTATGGTCCAGGAAACGGAATTCAACTTACACCTCTTGGTGTTAATACACTTTCGTATAGAAATCTTACAGGAGGTACATTAAATTTAGCATTTAGAGTTTATTATTGTTCAGCTCCTTAAATCTTCCCTACAATCTTATGAATTGACAAAGCAGAAACGCCTGATACTTCTGAAACTGTTTTCATTTGCGTCTTTGTTTTGAGTCCCATTACATGAGCTACAACACCAGCAACAATCGTCTTTGGTGTGTGCTCAAATTCATCTTCAGACTTCAGTGAAATTTCATATAGTAAATCCATAATCTTAGATCGTTGATCGTCGTTCAATGAAAGACCTGCGCATAAACGTTCTGCGATTCCAATTTGCGTTTGAAGAACAGTGTTGTCTGTTGGAGAGAAGTGTGTTACAGCCTTACAAAGTGCTCGAATATTAACGGTCATTAGCTTAGCAATTTCTTCGTGTGATCTAGGAACTCCATTATTGCGACATGCGACAAATACTGCGGCACCCATAAGTGCGCGACGTGTTTCTCCTCGTACTTTTTGAGCATCTTCTAACTGCTTATACATTCCACATGCGTCCATAATGATGGCTTTAGGCAAACCCGCATGTGTACAACAAAGATTGATTGAGTCAAAGATACCCATCCACGATCTTTGACTATTTGATGATAGTGACCAACATGAGAGTCTTTGAAGAGCCTTCATATTGGGAGAGTTTGCGCCTTTATAGGATATGATTGAACCATATGACGATTCAGGAAGCAGATCAGAAGTTACAAATCCTGTTCTGCATTGGTCTTCACCTTTCGAATCTTCATAGTTACGCCATTCAGCGCCTTCGTCAATAACTTGATCGAATATTATTCCGCACGTTGTACATACTTGTTGACCTTCGTCTGTAATTAGATTATGCTTACAACTCATTGTAATGTTACATTGCCCTATCTTTTTCTTCGTCCGTTTTACGTGGCGTATACGAAAGTGAGAAATCTATAATAGATCCATATTGGGGAAATATTTTGTTAAAAAAAGGTTTGAATATTCTTTCGAATAAGTACTTGTATTTGGTTGTTAGTTCATCGAGAAATAAGAAGATAGCAAAGATGAAGAATATTCCAGAAATATAACTGTCAACTAATACATCCAATTCTTTGCGTACGGGAAACACAGGTGGGGCAATTTCAATAATTTGTGCGCTCCAGAATGCTACTATGGACAGTAAAGCTGTTTCTAGTGATACATCAGTTAACTGAAACCATAACGGTCTTTTTTCCCATTTATCGTCGTGTGTATCAAATATGTGATACATTACATATGACACTAAAGAACCAAGTAACGTGTAAAAAATAGCGAGAATACAGGCATTCCCACTAACAAAAAACACTTCTTTCCAATTCATTCGTACCATAATACTTGTTTTACATAAAGTATTTATTCAGTGGGATCTCTAGCCATAAAGGCTATCGCAGATGGATCATATACCTGAGGACGGTAATTTGTAGCTAATATTGGTACACCCAAGTCGCGTGTTTTTACAGGTTTTATCCAAGATATCAACAAATATTTTTGTTCAACTACCCATACCCAATATCCAGCAGATGCGTATTCTTTCAAAAGAAAATCAATAGCTTCCGATAACTGATAAAGTGGATACCCAAACACAAATGATGGCACTTCATAGACAATATACGGTGCTTTAGTATTATGTATTGCCTGTTGGCGGATCTTTGACTGAATTTGTGTCATCACGGGAGACATCGCAGCCATACGATTTAATCTTCTAGATTCTTGCTGATTCCATACCTCACGGGCTTTCAGCATTGTCACTTATTACACAACAAGAATGTCTTTACCGTTTAAGAAACTAGCTTTGGGAGGCGGTGGAGTAAAAGGTATATTACATGTTGGCGCATTGCGAGAACTAGCAAAATATCAGCCACTAGAATTTTCGGATGGTGTTTATGGATGCTCTATTGGGTCTATAATGGCTGCGTGTGTTTCATTTGGTATTCCTCTCGATGATAAGCTGATAGAATTAACAAAGAAGCATTTATCCAGTGATAAGATCATACCAAATTTATCATTTAAAAATATTACATCAGGTCTTTCTGAGAAAGGTATGTTTACGATGGATTTATTTAGAGAAAATCTATATGAATTATTCAATGAATGTGAAATTGACATAAAGACTAAAAAAATTAGTGATGCAAAAATGCCGTTGTACATTATCGCATCAAACATTACAAAGGGTATTCCAACTATATTCACAGGTGATGTTTTGGTAATAGATGCGTTATGTTGCTCATGTTGTATGCCTGGTGTTTTCAAACCGCAAGAAATATACGACCAACTTTATATTGACGGTGACCTATTTGTTCCAAATATTGGATCTCTACATAAAGACGCGTTGGTCTTATCTCTAAAAACACATCTACCTCTGAAAATCACACCTAAAACAATATGCGACATATCTATTCCCGAGTTCATACGTCAGGTATATAACATGAGTGTAATCAATCACATTGAATTTCATAAGACTGATTTAACTCTTGAATTAGTTTATCCTAAATTGTTAGCCGATTCAGATCTCAGTGACTTTGATGTTTCAGATATTATGAAAGTTTCTGGAGAATCAATGAGAGGGTTTCTCGTCTCCAAGGGCTTTCTTAAGGAACTCCCTGAGGTTACTGACTGACGGCTTGCCCATCATTTCATATATTTTATCTTTTGTTTGAACTTTGAATGTGGGATACGATGCGATATTGTATAAGGCAGATTTACCCTTATCCGTCTCTGCGTTGATCTCTTCAAATGAAACAGTTTTACCACCATAGGTGTATCCCGAATTCTTTACAAGCTGTTTCATTGAATGCCATGGTTGCTGAGCAGTTTTACAATGAGGGCACCATGTGGCATAGAAAAACATAAAGTTAGCCTGATTGTCATCTAATCCGCTAGATGTAGGCGGCTCCTGTTCAATGACACGGGCTCCAGGTGGTGTTCCGGTTATAGCATAGTATATGCCAATACATCCTATCACTACTATCAGTGATACAATAATCTCAGTTATCATCTTTACGAAACGAAGGATATAAAATCTTTGCGTCTGATCGCTGTTTCTCATAAAACTTACGATAGACATCCTGTGCTGTCATTGTTGGTTCTCTAATTTGAGCCCACGCTACTTCGATTGTTTGACGTTCTGGTTCGTAAGCTTTTGGAGTGACTTTGTACCACTTTCCTTTGTATCTGAGAATGTCCATAGTTTTCTCACACTTTTCAGAAATTGAATCCATTTTGAATCTTGTTTACCCTTATTACACCATTCCTTGAAAGTGTGTTGGCTTCCCATCGATAGATTACATCTTGAGCAAATTGGCTGAAGATTTGAGATTTCTGTGGAGCCTCCTTTACATTCGGGTACATCATGTCCTGCTTGAAAGTCAAATACGTTAATTTTATTGCGACACCATGTGGTCTTACATTTAGTTTCAAACTTACGACCAACTTTTTGAATCCAAAGTTGTTCTCTTATAGCTTTGGGTACTGCCTTTTTCTTATACGTATCCATTGCTATGTAATACATATAGCATTTAGATATTACTTTATTAAATTAATATAATGTTAAACTTAATCACATCATTTTACGTCTCAAAAACTAATTCCTTGAGAAACATGGACTTAGAGAGGTCACTAAAAAATAATATTCAAAGCGAATATATTGAACGTATTCATTTATTTGTTGATGACGATTTTGCTTTAAAAAGATTAGAAAGTAGCGAATTTTTATCAGATAAAATTGTCATTATTGGAATCACACAGCAACCGTTATATTCTGATTTAGTTTCTTATGCAAATACCTTACCTAATAAATTATGTATGATATCAAATTCAGATATTTGGTTACATAGCATACTAAATATAGACTTGTTAGTCAATATGTCTAAGAGTGATATTTATGCACTAACAAGACATGAATCAGATATGAGTAGTCCTTTAATTGATGAGTATCGAGGAAGCCACGATGTATTTATATTTCATTCACCACTTTGTGAAAGTATAATAAAACACATAAAATTTCCACAAAATGTATGGGGATCAGAAAATGTATTGTTATACGAACTCAACAAATTAAAGTATAATTTAAGTAATCCTTGTAGACAGATAAAAATTATTCATGAACACATCTTAGATGACAGAGATGAAAATAGAGAAAGAATAAATCGTGGCGATATCGATGGTGATGGTATTCATAGAATACGGTCTCATAAGGTCGAACCTTCAATGATTGATTAATGCAAAACGGATTGTTTACGTTCTTTATCGAACACTATCATCATAAGATGTCAGTTTCAACTCAAGATAACGCCAGTGTAAACATGCGAGGTATCATTCGCGATATCAAGCGCAACGTTCTTCCTAATGCCGAGCTAACGTATAAAATTCGGTACCTTGGTGAGAATATTTGGTCTCTTCGCATTCTACGCCCAAATATGAGGCGTTCTGCGAGAATTGAGATTATTATTGATGAGTTCAACAATCCCGATGACCGTGGGGCTCGCGGGGCTGTGTTTACGTATGGTGATATTCCACGTCATCAGGTGTCTCTGATCATGGATTCAATTATGGAGCGAATTTAATAAAGAAAAAAGAGAAAGGGTAACCTTTTTCAATTTAAGGGAATCCTACAAGGTGTGCGCCAATACCGAATCCTGCGCCAGTACGAGCAGAGGCACCAACAGAGGGGGCATACACATCAAGGATAGCAAAAGTGGCTAGCGCAACTAGACCAATCATGCCAATCTGGGATAGAGGAAGAGACTTTCCACCCATAAACTTGGGTAGCCAAAACGCAGCTACAGCTACTACTAGACCCTCAAGACCATACTTTACAGCGCGACTTACTAGGTCACCAACATCGAGTCCAGGGGAAGCTGCTTGTTTAACTTCAGGCATTTTATACAAGACTTTAGATAATTATTCAATGAAGCTTATTAGATATAAAGTTGTTATTGATCCAGATGTTATTAAAGAACATGAAATACGTGTTCCTGTACAAATTGGATATTATATAGGCATGTATTTGAATGATCCAGATGGATGGTCAAAACATGGATACTTTTTTGAACCTGTTGATGAAAACGAGAGTGTTCATATACGTTTATCATCTCCATCAACAATCAAGTCAGTATGTGGATTGCCCGGTAACTTATCATGCGCAGAGCTTGGTGGTCGATTTATGTATCTAAACGCAGATAGATGGTTTAATGGAGCCCCTGCTTCTAAATTACCCCTCGAACAATATCGGCAATACATGGTTTCTCATGAGATCGGTCATATACTTGGATTTGAACATGAAAAGTGTCCCTGTGAGAATTGTCCTGCGCCAGTTATGATGCAACAGACGAAGGGTATAGGTCAATGTAAACCAAATACAAAAGTATGAGTTCGTTAAACAACCGACTTTAACAGACGAGCCCACTAATAAACAAATGTCCCGCGAAGTACTTCCCACAACTGAAGATGATGGAACTGTGATTGATTACCTTGAGGAGGATCCTGAGATTCCTACGCAGCGTTATTCAATCATTTCATTTCTATCTCCCGAGAAGACGATTAAGCAGAAGGCTGAGTTCATGAACGAGCAATTTGTACAGTGGCTTGAGTATGACTGGAAGATCAAGGGAATGGAGCACCTAATGGCTTTTCTATCGAAGAAGTATTCGCTAAAGGTTGATGATCTAATGGGTGACCTACAGGAGTTCACTAAGGTTCATAACGCGGAAATCAAGAAGACCGATATTCATGAGCAGTATCAGGTATTTCTTCTGAAGAATGAGAAGGATCTAGAGACTCAGTTTTCCGAGAAGGTTCAGTTTCGTACCAATGTTCGTGGTGTGAAGGTACGTCGCATCTTTGCGAATCTAGAAGAGTGCCAGCAGTATGCGAAGGTGCTACAGCGCAAGTATCCTCGTGACAATCTTTATATTGGAAAGGTAGGATGTTGGCTACCGTGGGATCCTTCTGAGCACATGATGCCCGAGGTTGAGTATGCTGAGAAGGAGCTCAATGAGCTAATGCGCAAGTACAAGGAGAATGAGGTAAACCGTGATATCTTTTTCGAGGAGGAGAAGCAACTGAAGATTGAGAACCAAAAGAAGGAGAATGCTCAACGTAATGCTAAGGCACTAGAGGATTCGAAGAAGGATGCTGGTATTGTAGATATCGCAGATCTCACTCAGCAATTTAATACCGCTCTACATCCGTCTGAGGGAGCTATTCGCGACGAGTAAATGTAAAGGTTAATATAAATGGATGTTGAAGAGACATCTACTCGTATGCGTCGCCCTACAGCTAAGGGAGCAGAATATGCTGCCGGATTACAAGCTAAAAAGGCCGCTGCGTTAGCTCGTATTCAATCTAAACAGCGTACAGCCAGAAGTCAGCCTGAAGTCGATCAACTATCCGCTCTGTTTTCAAGAGTAAACCTAGCCGAGAGTGATGCGGATGTTGACGCGCTTGCTGCGCAATTAGGACGTATGGGTGGTCGCAGACATAAAACACTCAAGAAAAAGGGCAAGAAAGCACGTAAAACGCGTAAACATTAACGCCGCTTGGTATCATCTTCCTTCTTAACTTTAACCCAAGGATCACTTGATTTCCGCTTCATCTTATCAGGAGAATATTCATCTGCTGCTAACATTGAGCTTGCGAATGGTCTATTATCAGCCCATAATGAATCATCACACATCTTAAACGGAGGATGTTCAGAAGCCTTGTACCAGAATACTTGGTCTTCTAACTTATTAGATTGAATACCATTACATACGACTAAGCACTCAAAGTTCTCGGTACATTGATCCATAAACTGACAAAACATTTGAAATGTCGGAAACATACCAGCATAGTTATCATAAATACGTTTGCGATTACCAATCACATTCTCACGCAGAATAAATACAAAGTCAATATTGGTTCTTAAGTTGGGTGGAACACCTAGTGGGTATTGCATAGTAATCATCGTTGCTAAATCAATATGACGGCCATTCATAAAAACGTATCTAGTAGACTCCTCATTCATCCACGTCTTATCATACAGACAGTCATCCAGAATTAAGAAGGCTCTAGGATCTACATTTGAACTACCACCACCTCTATTCTCACGATTTCTTGCTTGTTTCACAGCCATCTGACGCTTAATTGACCCCATAACAATCGATGGATTATATTTGTCGTGAATTAGCTTAGCCGGTACCAAATCTTGAAAAAAAGGGCTTGCTACCTCAGACCCAGAAATAACAGTTCCAATAGGAAAGCAGTCTCTGGTATTCGCAAGAACATCTCTTACTAAGAAAGACTTTCCAGTGTCGCGCTTACCAATTAATACAATCATTGGAGCTTTTCTTGAATCTAACGCACACCGGTCACGGATCATATCCATGCTAAACTTTTTAATGTTAAAGTTCATATTAATACTATCGCGTGAAGATTTTGATTATGCTTTAACATAACTCTATAATATGGTAAAACGAACTATGCAGAGTTCCAGCAGTGAGTTAAGAAGTTCTCAGGTCGCACTCTCTATTCATAAGTATGACCTTTCACTTTTAGGAAACTCAGCTTCTTCACACTGGAATATTACAAACATTCAACCATACTTTCCTCCGATTGAGAAACTTTTTAAGTCGTCAGAGCTCGAATCTGTAAATGAATACGGTATTCGATTTAACGATGAAGTGCTTCTAGCCTCCGACAAGACTAAGATAAGAACTGTAAAGGGTAATAACATAGATGTTCATCTCAAATCTACCATGCTACTATCACCATATAAGTGGATGCGAGGAGAATATGGCACAACACTAGGACTACCAACATCGATTGAACATGCCACACAAGCAATGAACAAGATACAAAATACAAACAACGCTGCTTATGTTGGTTCGATTATATCTAGTGTACTATCAGAGTCAGGTTGTGTTCACTTCGCAAAAGTTTATGGTGTCTTCACTGGAACATCATCGCAACATACGATTGATATTTCCGAAGACTATGGCGAATTAGCCGATAGACCATGGTTTTCTCAAAACATTGGAAAGTTATTTGAAATAAAACTTTCAGAAGATGTTCAAGACTCAAGCGAATTCAAACATACTCGCACTGCTAGGCTTTCTATACAATTAGGAGAAAAGGCAGATCTTGGAGATGTAGAGGATCTAGAAACTCCGCACGTGGAAGAAGTTGAAATGGCAGGGATAAACAGAGTATTACACGATGAAGACGATATCACAGATGATGAATCAGACTCATCATCCGTATCTACATCCTATATTTTCGCAGTAAACTCATGTGATTGTGACGAGGAAGAAGACGATGATGAAGATGAGTCGGGTGAGCCGTTCGCATGGGCAACGTTTAAGTCTGTTCCCGTTCATGTAACAGTAATGGAAAAGTGTGAAGGTACACTTTATCAGCTAATGATGACAAATCCTGAAACAGAGAAACATCTTGCTTGGATTTCACAGGTTATGTTCGCACTGGCGTATGCTCAGCGAACAATTGGTCTGACACATAATGATCTCCACGCAAACAATATTATGTATACACCCACAGATACCGAGTTTTATTATTATAATTGTGCCGGAGTGTTGTATCGTGTCCCTACATTTGGTTACACCATCAAGATTATTGATTTTGAGCGTGGAATTGCGTCAATAAAGATTGCAGGAATGAAGGAGCCCAAGTTATTTATGAGCGATCACTTTTGTGTAGAAGAGGAAGCTGGTGGTCAATTTAATTATGGTGATTACTATATTACAAAACAGCCAGAAATCAAACCAAATCCTTCATTTGACTTAGCCAGATTAGCAACATCATTGTTCTGGGATATATTTCCTGAACCGGAACCTGAGAATCTTTTATACAAACTATTTGTGAAGTGGCTTACATTGGAAGACGGTACATCTGTACTTTTTGGTAAAAAGAATCCTAAACACGATCGCTATCATGGATTTCATCTTTACAAGGCGATAGTTCGCCTCTGTAAGGATAATGCGGTTCCAAGAAAGGAAATTGCCAGTCTAAAGAGTGTTTATGGTGTTGAAAGCATTACCGAGGGAAGTAATATCCTCCTAATTGATGCTTAGAACGTAGGCTGTCCAACGAACATATCTTGAACAGATGATACAGCAGGAACATTTTCAGCTACAACCTTTACTGCCTCCAGTGCACCCTCACTTGTAGTTGCGAATACTACGCCAGATGTTATGAGACCCCCGAAGAGAGAAAGCTTTCCGGCGGTTTCCCAGTTAATCGGCTCACTTTTTGACTTTCTGTCAAGAGCGTAGAGGATAAAGGCAACCAGAGCTACTGCGACTGAAGCTATTACAATTATCATTTGTTGTCTATTTCCGTAATTCTCTACAGATTTAGAACGAGAGTTTCGGATGCCTTCTTTTCGAGTTCTGCCATGGGGTCAACAACTTCCTCCTTCAGTTCAGGAATTTCAAGTACTGCGTCTTCATCTGAAATCTTCAGCTTAGGGTGATCATCGTCGGATTCATCACTCTCGAATGTTACATTTTTTGTTTCCTCTTCATCAGATGATTCTTCTACTGGTAGCTCTAGGGAGGGAGTAGGCTTCTCATTCGCAAAATACTTCTTAGTAATGGCCTTCCAAGGAAGAAATTCACGGATGACTTGGTCTAGACATACACCAATACTCTTTTCAATCTCCTGACGATTACGAGCATGTGTCTCCGCGGGAACATCGGTATTTAGGAGGTACGCAGTTTGCCATAGCTTGCGCGCAGAATGAATGTAAAGTGCGTGAACAAATAGAGCAAGAGATGGTCTATCAAAATCAATTTCAACCTCCTTGTTGGAATCACGATGATGTAGAGACGCAAATGACTTCATGTATGAGATAAATACACCCATGATTAGATCATCTAGATATGTACACTTGGTAACCTTCTCAATACGTTCTACTTCCGTTGCGAGGGTTGAGTCTGACCATTCGGGGATCTTCGTTAGCATATTTTGAAATGTACGGAGCACCTGATCATTCTGATTGTTTCTCTCGCATAGTTCTTTGGAAGATTTGTGAATGCTCCAAAATCCTTCTGCGATAGGAGGAACTATTAGGGAACGTAGGTGATCGGATAGATGGGTCTTGGCAAATTCGGAATCGGTCATTTGTTATTCGTGACGTTTGTTAAAAAATGGAGATAACGCAACCATCAAAAACGGATTAGTTAGTTCCACAGTAGTCAATGTCATGACTTTAAGATGAATAATTCAATTGTTTCAACTTTTAAGTCTCACGACAATATGCTTTCGCAAGATATGATTGATGCACTGCGCGCTTCTGCCTTTATCCCTCCGGGGATGACATGGGGCGACTACTTCCTCAGTGATGAGGAGTACTTTGTTGCTTCGGCAACTGAGCCAGATGGCAGCGTGGTGTCTGATGGCTGGGAGATTGTTGGCGAGAAGACGGATTCCTTTCAGGATTCTCTTCCCGCACGCATGCCCAAGTGGTGCAAGCACGGCAATGCCTGCATTTGGCAGAATTGCCCGTTCCGCCACGAGCGGTGCGAGCACTACGACAAGTGGGTGGCCTCACGTGGTAAGACCCGTGGCTGCCGCTGCCAGCAGACCGACCCGCGTAACTGCAAGACGCCCGAGGAGGGTGGCTGCAAGTACGACCACCGTGATCTGAGCAAGTTGGAGGTCTACCACACAACTCTTCCGTGCAAGACGGAGGTTGAGCTGTGGGATTCCTTCTACGAGCGTGGTCTGGATATTCACGCAGGTAACTGCTACGATGTGACTGGCATGACGCGCATGAACCGTGCGCTGCTTGTGCGCAGCCTCACTGCTAGCGGCCTGGTGTTTGAGGACAATGACAGGTGGATGGAGATCTACGCTGAGTGGTAACCAAAATACAAAAAATACAAAAATTTAAAACAAAATATAAAAAAGGAAAGACTTTATTCGGTGATACCGGTAGTTGCTCTGGACCTATAATGGGGAGTAAAGTTTTTTCATTGAAAACGGATTCATTACCATCAATATTAACACACAGTCAGAGCATTACAATTATTCAACATGTCAACAATCAATTCAAGCAAGCAAATGGAGACCAAGCTGTACGCACTCGTTGAGTGCCTCGCAGCAAACTATGGTTTCGATGCCGATGAGGCGTTTGAGTTCACGCGTTGGGAGACTGATGTCGATCATGTTGGGGAGATCCTCAAGGTGGTCGATTTGACCGCCAAGCCTGCGACTGCACCTAAGAAGGCTGCGGCTAAGAAGGAGGAGTCTGTGAAGGACGACGCATCCGAGGCTCCTACGGAGTCTGACCCGACTGACAAGATCGCGGCCTGTCGTAAGAACATCGAGCTCTGGCAGAAGAAGCTGAGCGATGGTAAGGCGAAGGACGCTGATAAGCAGAAGGAGAAGATTGAGAAGGAGCAGAAGAAGCTCGCAAAGCTTCTCGAGAAGGCTCCTAAGGTCGAGGAGAAGAAGCCTGAGCCTAAGAAGGCAGAGAAGCCTGCCGAGAAGGAGAAGCGTATCAAGCGTTTCTCTCCTGTCATGGCGACTCAGCTGAAGACCGCGCTGGATGGCGTGAAGGTCGAGATGACCGATAAGCTGAAGAAGGAGTTCCAGCAGTATGTCGAGGATCTCACTGACGATGACTTCCGCAAGGAGGGCCTCGCAGATCACATGCGGGCGTTCGCCAAGCTGAAGGCGCCCGTGGAGGAGCCTGAGGCTGAGGAGGAGGATGACGAGGAGGAGTCTGAGACGGTGACCGTGAAGAGCGACTCTAAGATCGTGGATGTCACGCTCAAGGAGCTTCAGGACATCGGCATGACTGCTACTATCGACCCGCCTGGGACGTTCTGGGACGCAGACAATGGTCGCTTCGTGAAGGGTCCGGAGGCTGATGATGACGAGGACTTCGAGACTGTCAACTTTGATGGCAAGGAGTACGTTGTCGGTGAGAAGACTGGGCGTGTGTATGAGGCGCGCGATAGCGGTGACGTGTTCGCGGGCTTCATTGGTGTTGGTAAGTTCAAGACGATGACTAAGTAAAACACAAAAGTATAAAAGTTAAAAAAACAAATACAAAAGCCGAAAGGCAATTTTTACATGTCATCTTCCCAAAATAGAATTTGACAATTTGGGAATGAATATTCAAACCACGTAAATACTCCTAGAGTTGGGAACAAAATACGAGGAACGTAAATCTCCTTTAGTTCATGAACTACGAGTGGATCAACATAATTTCCATCTGCGTCACGGCGTGCACTTGCTTTCTTCCAAATATAGTCTAGAGTGATTTCTTCAAAATTTCTAGCATTACTCATGTAAGCCAAAAGTTGATTATATTCACCCTTTTTTACATGAACTTTACTAGATACATTTTTACGATAATACGCCATATCACAAATATACCACCATACATCTTGCCATTTATTGATAACTTCCTGAGGAACGTCCATTACCTACAATAGGTAAGGAATGTCTAAACTATAATATCCTCAGAGCTGAATAGTCGAACCAAAAATGTTATACCAGGTAATCCCCAGAATGAATAGAATGGTAAAAAGAAAGCAACTGCGCCCCATAACATCGGAGATATAAACTGATTACCGTATTCAATCGCAGTAAATATAGATAATGTATAGAGAAACATTCCAAAGAAGTACGCAACTGCCTTGAATAACATTCCAATTACTGTTCCAACTGTTTGAGATGGCGTCGTGTTTGATGGTGCCTGATTAGGAGGTGCGCTTAGTTTGAATGATGCGCCATCTTTAATGGTATCCGACGACTTCTTGCCATTTATGGTATATTCAACACGCAACTCCTTCTGCTTGTTGGGATTTGGATCCGGAATACCAGCAGAGGTTGGGCTAACCTTAATATTGATCTCACCGTTATTTGTTTGATTCTGTATGGCATCCGTTACGTCGGTAAAGTTGCCGGTGTAACCATACTCAGCTTTTATAATTTGTAATCCAGAGGCAAGACGTATAGGGGGAGCGTCTAGTGCTACTACATCATTATCATTTTTTGCTATCTGATTATCCTGTCCCCCATTTATGGTGTAGTTTATGGTTAGAGTTTTCAATTGACCAGGAGCAGGATCGGTAACGTTTAATGTACTTGGGCTTACTGTGAACTTTAGTGATCCATCTGTTACCAAAGAAGCGACTAGTTTGGTGACATCTGTTGAAGCAGTGCTTGTACCATATACAGCTCGTACTATCGAAATTCCAGTACTCATTCTTATTATGAAGAAAACACGACATTTGCGATGCCTCCCATAACTCGTAGAAAGTTATATGATTCTACAAAGACTCGAACATTAAATGTGTATGCGAGTGTGTTTGCTTCGGTTTTTCTAGTAATACGAACTAGCTGATCAGGTCTATAATTTTCTACTCTATCTCCTGGAATAATTACGGGATTAGGACTTCCTGCTGTTGACTTAAGAATACATATTTCACTTGAAGGAGATACGACTCCGAGCGTACTCGCCAGTGGAGGTTGTACATAGGTATTACGAAGAATGGTTTTATTAAACATTGAACCATTTATGTGACCGCTTGGTTGACCGTTATCATGTTCAAGTCCAAAAGAGTATGTATAGATACCGGGAATATCAGAAATAGTACGTCCAGTGTGATGACGATAATTTTGAATATTTGAAAAGAACTCCGATTGCTTAATTCCAAACCGTTCCTTACCATCAATCACTAATGACGATTCTATTAGAATATCTCTACTTGTAATACCAGAATCCTGTTGTCCCCCCGATGAATACCATGGAGTCATAAATGAAGATATAAATGAAAGTGGTGGTTGATAAGGATTTTCCCAGTTCGTATAATTATCATAGTCATTTTTTGGAATACGATCATTGCGTTGTCCAACCCATACAACACGAGTACATAGATTACGCATAATCAAATCTAGATCATTTGAAGGTCCATGCTGTCCATGTGCCTCACGAATGTCTATTTGTGTTACGATGAATGAATGATCTGTTGATGCTATGTGAGCCATTTCTGCGTCAGACACAAATATATAATTACATTCCATAAACGGGTTCATTCGCCATGTTAATAAATTTTCATTTACTGGCACATATTGGTCGGGAAAACTAGGAGGTGATAAGAAGTGAGATAAACTAAATGCATCGGCAATTTCTGGGCATGCGCCTCTTACTCCAAAGTTAGGGTTGGGAACCATATTAATTGTCTCCCGTACATCTCGAACTGTAAATAACTGATAAGTGTTTTTTAAGTCAACTACAAATTCAACTTCGGAATGCTGAAGTGCTACTAAAGGTAATGCGCCACCAATAGTTTCACAAAACCAAAAATGTAGAGGAATGGTTAGAACTCTACCTGCGATAGACGGTGCGGCTGATCCAGAACCACTTGACATGGCATGCGGGTATTGATTGATACGGTCAAATGCATTAGCAGGATCAAACAGCTCAGGAACGTTACCAACTAGTTTATCAAGAATAGCCTTCTTATTCCCACTAAATTTTAGTGCGGCATAGAGCTTCATCCATTCGCCTGTATGACGAACAATTTCCTGACCGTTGATCAATACTGAAACATAGTTGATCATGTTATAACCAATATTTTGAATCCATTGAAATTCATACCCAATTGCGTCCGATGCTCCATTTATGTTGGGAGGAGGAGTTCCAAGCGGAATAACAGGCGAGTAAATGTCAGGTAGTGTAATGCTTAAATAACAGTCGTGTAAAAGTTGTGCGTATCGTTCTACTTTTGCTCGTAGTGTTAATGATCCTGACTGAGTAAGAACTAGATTGGATGTTTTGAAATATAAACGGAAATGTTCCATTGCGAATTCTGAGTGACGCTTATAGACAGTTCGAAAGTGCGTAAAGGAGGGATTTCCTGTTATCAGTACATCTTGCGCCCCTTTACCCACTAATTGCATTAATCCACCTGTCATGGTTCTATTATATGGTTGTTAGTTTAGAATGTTTAACTTCCACACGTTGGGCATAGACCGACCTTCTTAGCCGATGACGTTGCACAACTACATATTCTATTAATAGTCAAGCTTCTTCCGACTCCACATGTTCCGGCCGGTGTTTCAATTACATAATCAGCTGTTTGTGCCGCTGTATAATCAGTCCAACTTGAAGCAGGACGACGAATCTTTGATGTACCAAATTCGGTATACACTCTGCGTCCCGATTCAGGCTCAGATCTAGGGGGTGGATTAGTGATGTCGCCATTTTTATCGGATTGAAAATTTCGAGCACCGCGTAGTCTCTGTAAACGTACCCAGTCTCCTGCGGATAACCCACGAGTTCCACGTTGGATATCTGATGCCATATTATGAAACTACTGAGGTAAAAAAACGAATCTCTCCTGGTGACATTCTGATACCAAGTCTAATTAGACGTTTGGTATCTTGAAAAGCAGGATGGTCGAATATTTCGTTAGTATCTGGATCTAAAACAAACACTAATCCCTTTGCTTTAATTATCTGTAAGCGTCTTGTTCTGCGTTGTATGTTTCGCATGTAGAGAGTGTCAAGATCATCTGTCTTGAATCCAGGCTTGTATGCTAAGTCTTCACCTGTAGAAGTTGTATCGAATCGCATACACTGAATTACTGGTTTCTCTTTTGCGTGTAGGTGTCTGTGAATTTCACAATCAATAGCTGATTGTTTCAGTAGCAAACTAATGTTCTTTACAATTCGACCTTTTTCATATGCGACTTCGTATAGGTATTCGTCGGATGTCATAAACATCTCGCGAGGTTCATCTCCTTCGTAGCGCTTGAGTGTCATGTCATTTCTGCGAATTGGAACAATATTGAACCCTTCATTTGTCGTTGACTGTTCGGGAGTAAACACGCTCATATAGAGTTTCACTATAACTGTGCGATCGGGGATTGGAAGCTTACGGTGAGAGCAGATACGAATCGCACGACCAATCACCTGTTCAATAAGGGCAGGATTCCAGTATGGCTCCATGATATGTACTTTGCGTACGTCAGCTAATGTAATACCTTCAGCCGCAGCGCGAGAACCCAAGAATACACAAAGCCGATGTTCTTTGATTGAGTCTTTTAGAGACTGAGGAAATGTATCAGAATAATCCTGATTAAATATTTGACGGTGTAGTTCACGTTCTTCCTCTGCCCCACCCAAGAAGACACCATACGCAGGAACACCTTCTTTCATGTCAGGAGATTCAGACCAAACGCCGCCTTTCTTTACCAGTTTATATTGTTGGAATCCATTTGCTTCGAGAACTGCGTTGAAAACACCAATACCCTCAAGAGAACGATACTGTGAATAAATGAACTGATTATTGAATTTTCCGGGTTCACCTAAGGTTGACTTAATATCCTTTAACATAGCTAACATCTTCGGTGAGAACTTTGCCAGTGCTTCTTCGGATAAGTATCTAGCAGGATCAGCTTTCAATCGTTCAAGAACATCTGATTTTTCAACAACAGTTTCTTCAGTCGCACCTTCTTCCATCGTAGTGCGGAGTTCGGGAGGAATTGCGTAGTTACACGCAAGACGAGATGTCATACGAAATGATCCAAAATCATCGTTTAGATTCGGTGATCTAGATTTGCGAGATTCACGTTGTACTTCAACCCAACGAGTTTCTAGATAACGCTGAAACTGTTCGGGAGACATAGGAACCTTTACAAGTGTATTTTCTTCTTCAAGTCTCTTCGGAAGTAGCCGTTCATCGGCTCCTTTGAAGTATGATACTAATCCCTGGATTCGCTTGCTAAATAAAATTGGATTCTTGATTGTGAGACCATCAACGAACATTCTCATAAACTCTTCAAATTCAGTGGGAAGCAATTCTAGTTTTTCAATCACCATCTTTTCGGGTTCTGGAAATTCGATACCTGCGAATGTAGTTTCAAATTTAGTCTTCCATGTTGAAACCCACGCTTTCATGTCGGGATTCTGCTCTGCGTCCTGGTTATATTTTACTGCTACACGTTCACCCTTCTCGTTGTACTGCGTTTCAAAATAGGGAGGATTACGAGTTAACATAATCGTTCTCTTTACAGAATTGTACTCGATCGTATCCACGTCCTTTAGTTGACGAAAGAATCCATTCATTAGAGCCTCGTCCCATTGTGTGGCAGACTTAGTAGGAATAGAAATGCGTTCTATGGGTCCCCGAAGTAGATTCATTAAGAAGGATATTTCTTGGGGCTTATTGATTACAGGAGTTCCTGAAAGTGCGACCACCTTACAATTGCGAGCGGCATAGATGCGATCGTATAATCGTCTACGAATCGTATCATTCACTGCGTAGTTAATCATGTTGTGAGCCTCATCAATAATGATTACACTATCATCAAACTGCTGAGGATTATCGGGAGGAAGAATTGTATCAATGTTAGAACTTGAGATACCGTTATAGTTAATAAATGTAAACCGCTGATCTAAAATGTCATCAATTTGTGCGCGAATACCCTTTTGTACGTCAAGAGGCAGAGTACGGAAGTTAGGCTGCCGTTCAGGAGATGTTGTAAAGAAACGACCGTTTGTATCCAAAAATGTTTGTGAGATACCCATCGCTTTGGCTTGTGTTACATCATCGGGTCCCTTGATAGATTTCGGCTCCCAGTATTGTTCAAAAGCATAGATAGGGTCTCCACATTTACGAATCTCGCCCTTGTAGTTGTCTGCTAGAGATGCGGGTAACATAACGTAACACTTTTTGGTGCTCAACAGCGATTCAGCTACTGCGATTGAAGAACATGTTTTACCAGAGCCGAGACCGTGGTATAACAGGAGACCTCGATAGGGTGTTTCCATCATAAGATACTCACGAACGATCTTCTGATAAGAAAATAGCTCTTTTGAGCTTTTAGACATATCACCTCGACGAGCACATAAATCTTCCTCGGAATCAGCTGTGTCGAGTGGATCTATATTGGTCTTTCTATACTTCAAAAATATACGTGTTATAGAATCCGAAAATGCTTTTCTATTCGGTAGGACGAACATTCTCTCTACTTATTTTTGGCGACGAAATCATAATGGAAGCAATCATCCGCAAAAATCCGAAGCTTTGGATGATCGCAGTTTATTTGTTCTTGGTAGCGGGGTTTCTCTATCTAAAACCCTCCGCTGCGTTTGGTGAAAAAGGACGTATCCGACCGTTCGGCACTGGGAAAAAGGAGTCAACCGTCTTTCCAGTATGGTGGTGGATGTTTGGATTCGCGGTGGTATCGTATTTAGGTGTAGTGTATTATCTAGATTTTAATATGTAACTTCGTATAGCCCAATCCGTTTGATAAAGACCGAGCTGCGAGACTGTATGATTGCTTTTCCGGCAGAGTTGGTTACTATAAAGTTGTAAATCGTTTCATTACACCCGCATTTCATTCCATGGTCTATATGACACACAAATTCAGAGTGGTCATATGTACCTAAATAATAACCATTTGTTAGCAGCACATACTTCTTTCCGTAAACTAGTTTATCAACATCGTGTATAGCATATTCCTTTAAGAATTCAATCTTTTCATGACTATATCCATTGAGTAGTTCATCTTTAGTTGGACAAGTGATCATTCTAATTATAATATCCAAGATTGGCAGATTATAAATCCATTTTGAACTTACTTAGCAGCATTAGCCTCCTTCTGTCTTTCCTTCTCAGCTAGTTCAGCCATCATCTTCTTCTTAAAGTCTGTCATTTCCTTCAAGTCTGCTTGGCATACTGTCTTCTCACTATTGTGAATATTCCATACAGTTGTAACCCACGCAGTTAACATGGTTATATAACCGACTCCCAGAATTCTAGCACTCTCTTCAGGAATACCAAAGGATTCAAATGTTCCCGAAAAAGGATGACGAATAACAAAAAACGCAGCGGCAAGTGTGTATACAAGAGTTGGAGCCATAGCGGATATCAATCCTTGCTTTAAAGATGTAGATGTTCCGATCTTAGAACATTGTAACTGTGTTGATAGCAGAGATATAACGAACCCAGATAAAAACATAACACCCAGTACTCCTGCCGATGAAAATGCGAGCAGTTTATAATCCATTATTTGGAGGCAAGAGAAACGATACGCTCTAATTCCGAAATCATTTGTTTACGCTCTACATAATGTGGGCGAGTTATATTTTTGCACTCTGCGAGAGTCTTCCAGGCTATGCCGGAAATCTCACGTCTTTGGCTTGGTGTGAACCTCTGTGAGATGTTAATGAATTTTGAATCCTTCAGGAGAACTACAAAGTATACGTGTTTATATTTGATATTGTTTGTTCCTGTAAAAGTTTCTGTAAAGGTAAGATCTTCTCGAAGTGTGAACGCGGCTCGTGGAATATTTGTTTCTTCAAAGCACTCACGAATAGCACAATCAATATCTGACTCTCCTCTCATTCTGCGCCCTTTTGGAAAACCCCACTCTGGCTCAGCAAATTGAGATCTAACAGACATTACTAGACTTTTGCGATCTAAGGCATTGAATTTGTTGCGTGCGATTTCATATTCGGGGCTATCTGTGTCTCTCCCATTCCCCCAGAGTTTTGTCCATAATGTTTCAAATTGTTCTGACACAATTGAATTCTGTTCACTAATGGTCATATTCTGTAACTGACGTTTTACATAGTCTTTATCACGTGTATCATATTTTCCACGAATAAATTCCATATATGACATACTGTCTTTACGTCTCACCATAAGTACACTAACTGTTTTCGAATCAACTGGCAATTCAAGAGGTTCAAATATTCCACGAAGAAATAATATTCCACACGAAATCACTGGTTCCGCACAAGACCTGAAGACGTGACCTTTGTCTCCACAATTATTACAATACATTCTACTTATATCCATGTTGTCACTGTTAAGACGTCCGTTTTTTACTTCGGTGTTTCTAACAAATGGGAGGTCTATTTGCAAAACCCGCGGCTCCCGCAGCGCCAGTAAAATTTGCTCCAGATTTCTCGAAAGCTACCCTTACAGGTGAAGAACTTATGAAACAAACAACTGCTTTTCAGGCTCAGGCTCAAGCCGCCGCTACTGCCGCTGCTAATGCTGCCAGAGCTTCTGCTGGATCTATGTACATGCCAATTCTAATTGTAGTTGGGCTCGTTGCGTTAGTATTAGGTCTCATTCTTGCCTACGACGCTGTTGCGATGAGATTTGGATGGCCGACTGCTATTCTTCCTTCTCCATCAAAAGGACCATCGGGAGGTCAAGTTCCTTCTAGTAATATTTTGTATATTTCGTATGCTAGATATGGTACAGATAATGTAACAAACTTCAATGACGTAAGTGCGTATATCAATTCAATGATACAGAATGAATCAATGTTACCTTCATTCACAGTTGGATACGCAAATCTAGGACTCGCTGCTGATCCTTATCCGGGTAAGTTAAAGACTCTATACGTTCAGTATTATGTTGGAACCGGCGCCTATCAATATGCTCAGGCTGATGATGGCACACCATTTCCTCAGATTCCTCAGTCTGCGGTAAGTGCTCCCCCCAGTTCTGGACCTATGGGAAGCCAAGCCCCTCCTCCCCCGTTTTTAAGTAAGCTTTACAGCTCACTATTTGGAAACAGCAGTGGTGATCTGGCTCCTTCTTTTCACGATGCGACAACATCTGCCAGTATTCAGGGAAACCTTGCGCCTCTATCGGCTGAGCGCGATGGAGGGTACGGTATGCAGTGGTGGATGTATGTGAAAGATTGGAACTACGGATACGGCAAAAAGAAGTCGGTTGTAAAGCGTCCTGATACCACGAACGGAGCGGTAATGAATCCTCATATCAGTCTTCATCCTACAGACAACTCTCTTCAGGTAAGTGTTTCTGTCTATCCTGCCACCGAAGGCGGTTCTGGAAAAGCCCAACCTGCGGCTGCGGGATCTTCCAGTTCTTCTGATGATGTATTTGTCTGCGATGTTCCCAATATTCCTCTACAGACATGGTTCTCGGTCAGTGTAACAGTATTCGGTCGCAATATGGATATCTATATTGATGGCAAGTTAGTGAAGTCTTGCTTTTTAAGTGGAGTACCTAAGCCTGCGGTAGGTGATATTCAGTTGACACCTGACGGAGGATTCTCTGGTAACATCTGTAACTTCTATCATTATCCTAAAATGTTAACACCATCTGATGCGATGGCATTCTGGTCAGCTGGAACAACGTGTAGAAATCAGACAACAACAGGCAAGTCTTCTGCTACAGGATACTCTGTAAAGTTTGGATTATATGACGCACTAGGCAAGGAGGTACAAGAATATGCCTTCTAAAGAATAATGTTGTCATCGTTTTTTTCTATGTGTCGAAGAGGTGACTCTTGTTCAAAAACACTTCCTGAGGAGTTTAATAGAGTCCGCAAAGTTCTTACGACATCAAAATATGATATAATGCACTATTCAAAAAGTCATCCGCTGTACAATGACTACAGTAAGTTTATAAAAGATAACTCTGAACAGTTTAAGAATGTAATTTGTAGAGGAGGAATAACTGAGGAATATATATCTGCTATTCAAGATCAAGAACCTATATTAAGTGTTGCTCGTTCTATTGGTACAGATGGAAGCGTTCAGTTTAATGCATTTGCTCAGTCTACAATTTATAAGCATCCTGATAACTCAACCGAGTTACATATTTTTACTATATGTACCACACCAGGATCTTCTCTTGGAAGACCTATGATGGAAAGTTTACAGAACTATGTAACTACACATATTCCATCAATTAAAGATATAACTCTTGAATCAGTTGCCGAATCTGTCGAATTTTATAAAAAATTAGGATTCGAGTATCGTCCTCGAACGGAAGATGATGACCAATATGTAGTTCCAATGAAGAAGACTATTGGAGGATATTTACCCTTAAAATACTTTAAAGGATTATCATCACGAAAAAAGACTCAGAGAAAGAAGGAGATTTCTAAGTTTGGGAAAATGTCCTTTAAGAATCCTAAGGCGTATGTAGGATTCTCAACTGATAAAAATGTAAAAACAAGACGATCAAATTATACTGCGAAGTTTAAGTCTATGTTTTCTAAGGCTAAGTCTTTAACACAAAAGGCAAAGGCTACTGGTGTTCCTGTTGGGTATCTAAGAAAGTCGTATGATCGTGGAATGGCTGCTTGGAGAACAGGTCATCGTCCAGGTGCTACTCAACAGCAGTGGGGATACGCTCGTGTACATTCACTGCTAACTTGTGGAAAAACATATTCAACTACCGATTCAGATATCGTGAAGGAAGCTAAAAGTAGGTCTAAGACCGCTCGAAATTACTTTAAGAAGTGTAAATAACCTGGAGTCTGAGAATATAAATATGAATACCTTTTTCAATGTATAGATAAGTCTTTCCGGCAGGATTCTCTACAACATTGATAACATTACACTCATTTGCCTCTTTAAGCATATCTGCATTTCTTAGTTTAACATGTTCAACTGCGAGATTGTATGTGTTATATGCATTTGGGTATGATTCACCGTTTTGAATAACAATATACACCGGCATCTTAGTTTCATTTAGATTGTGAAAATAAATCCGTTTTAATGAACTCAGGAGCTTCACGCTTAGTATACTTCACGATATTACGTGCCTTCAATTTTGATTCAATATAAAACGTTCGGTATGCCTTTATGGTGTCGGACGTTTTGTATTCATCTGGCATTGCTAATCTGGCAGGAGTCATTTCAACTCTTGGCATCTTAGGTGGATTGTTCAGAAGCCATACTATATGTGCTTCGGTCTTGTGAGTCTTTTTTTCGCCGTATCGAAACTGGTATTCCTTACAGAGCCACCAACCGAGAGAACAAAGCCATAGATAGTTGGTCAAGGACTCACGAGTCCAAATAGCAGATGGGTGATTCTTGTGTGCTAGCTTATACGCATTTTCTGGTAGGTTGGGTGTTTCGAGAACCCAATGAGCAGAGTATAGTAGTTGGGCTGTTTCTATGATCATTTTTACAACGTGTTTATCGCAATGGTATTCTGCTGCTTGACGTGGCTTCCAACTTAGAAAGAATATGTTCATCTCAAAGGTATCTTAAGTCAGCATTTATAAATCCATTTTATAGATAATGGACTCATCTGTATTTGTTTCGATAGCAGTAGCCCTACTGGTTGTAGCAGGAGCATATTGGTATTTTAGCGGCACTGCTAGTATGCCGTCATATACTACGATTCACTCAACTACAGAAGACGGTAGGCACTCATTTAGAAGTAATAAAGCACTTCCTAGATCACTTGACCAAAAGGAGGGTCTCGCATTTTCTTACACATGCTGGATTATGGTTAATGACTTTGCTTATAGATACGGTGAGCCGAAGGTTATCTTCACAAAGGGTTCTGAAGATTTGAAAACTATGTGCCCTGCTCTACTACTAGACGCAAATACAAATTCATTACTCGTGAAGGTAGATACATTTGGCGGCACAGAGACTATCCCTATTCCCAACATTCCTGCTAAAAAGTGGTTACATGTGGCTATAGCTGTTGATCAGGATTCGATAGATGTATACATTAATGGTAACCTATACATCCATCATAGTATTATACATGTGCCCAAGCAGAACAATTCTACTGTAAGTACTGGCGTAGGCGGCGGGTTTGATGGTAAGATTTCTGGTCTACAATACTATAGTTATTTCTTGACACCGGCAGGTGTCAGGACGGCGATGTCAACTGGTCCGCAACCTAACCCTACCGATGTGAGTGGACCTATGCCGCCTTACTTTGATATGTCATGGTGGACTGGCCGTCGCTCGTAAACTCACTCCTCTTTCCGTCGCTCGTAAACTCACTCCTCTTTCCGTCGCTCGTAAACTCACTCCTCTTTCCGTCGCTCGTAAACTCATGAAGACTTTAATAGAGCCGCTTGAGCCTTTGACTGAGCAGCTGCGTCTGCTCCCTGTTTGGCCTGTGCGCTCATCTTATCAAACTCACTCTTTAGTTTTGTGAGTCTATCGTCGAGATCTTTTGTATCTGTTTGTAGTGTGAGAAGAGTAGGTGGTCCAGGTGTAAGGTGTTCTCTATTGGTGTTAAATACATGTAACAGCAAAAGTAGAACTCCAATAAGTATCATAATTCGAACACACTCATTTCGCTCCATTATCTTCTTTGCTTTCTTAGATATAAATGAGTTCTCAAGGACCAAAAGTAAGTGGTGTAGTTGCCGTTAATGGTATCGCGTTACAAACTTTACCGGCATCAGTTACCGTAACTGCGGGATATGCTTTTGACAAAGACGCTATACGTGATGCCGGTGATTGGATTCGTTATAAGAAAGAGCTATTAGTGTTCAACGAGAATAAAGCAAAGAACTTTCAAGATCCTTGGTTTGTTCGTGGTAATGAGTATAGACTAACTTGGATGCAAGGGCGTGCTAAACAGCCTACTTCGGCGCCGAACTGTACAGCATGTGATTCCGGAAGCGGCTTTGTTGGTAATGGACCTTTCTAGTAGCTCGGCATAAGATTAACCTTTGTTAGGTATGTTTTTGCGTAAAAGGACATCAAATTGGATAAGATTATTTTGGTCTTTCTAAAAATTTCAAGTATATACATGCGGTTGTATTTTGATGATTGTATATTCGTAATTTTATCTAACATTTTGAATAGGTCATTTTCACGACGAATGTATTTCGTAAGAGAAACATTTGAAAGTCGTCCTTTGAATTGATCAATCTCAAGGTTCACCTTTGAAAATGGTACTATTGGTGCGATATCAAACAGACTCTCTAGAGTTCCAATATCACCATATACCATGTATATCCGCCCTACATCCCCATTAAATAACGGTGACAGCTTTTCAAGCACATCGTTATATCCCTTATATTTTGCTAAGGCAAAGATACGCTTGGCCATCTTGAAATAGTTACCTTCATGGTGTAACATAAAAATATTTTCACGAATGGATTTTTCAATATCTACTGTAAACTTATTTATGACATTTCCGTTGCTTTTGAACTGGTATATCATAGAAAAATCTGTAAACCTGTTATTTTGAACCCATGACACAACATCTAGTTTTGTTATAGTAGGGCTTTGAAACGCATCTATAAGAGTAAACCTTCTTCTGTCCTTAAGAATCTTATAGCCTGTCAGTACCTCTAATGGTGTCCAGCGAATAATATTAGGTCTAAAATCTCTTCGTAGTCCAAGAAGCTCTAGCTTTGAGACATTTGGCTTGATACGCCTCTTACCCTCGCGATATTCTTCTGGTGTTATGATTCCTTCATCGTGTAGTTTTTCTAGCTGTTCGATAGATTTATCATAGTCATATGTGTCATGAATAACTACCCATTCTTCAACGGAACCGCTTTTAATATCACCAATGTAAGTGTTAGGTAGATTCTTTAGATCCCGAATTATTTGCTTAAATTTCTTAACAAGATCTCTTACTACAAGTTGTCTAGTTCCAATAACATCAACAATTTCTGTAGCATCATAATCTCCTGCGTATACCTGTGATCTTAACGACATACTGCCAACGATTCTTACATTTTTACCATTCGTAAACGACATAATACGAAGCACTTCCGATGCGTCGGATGGATACCCATCTGGGTAATCTTTTTTCGTAGTTATTGACATGTTATTATTATTGGAGGAAAATGAATAGTGTTATTTTATTTCTAGTAACAAGCAAGGATGGTAACTAAGCGAAAAACCAGAGCAGCTCGCAGTAGGACATGTTCCGAAAACATGTCTGACGATGGCAATCAACCGCCAAAGAAGAGGGTTCGTCAAAGACGTAATACTAAGGAAGATGGTACAATTTGGGTAGACGATGACACACTACATGATGAAGAGGGTGTACTAACATTCCGAGTTGATGAAGATGATTCAGATTATGAGCCTTCTGAAGATGAAGAATCAGAGTATGTTCCATCAGAGGAAGAAGAGAACGATGAGACACACTATGTAGTTGACGAAGAATTTGCTCAATATCTTCTAGATAAATATATGGGAAATATGGACCCACCTCAAATGTTTCCACCCCCTAGGAAGTCTAAGACTACTAAGAAAAATGAGCTAGACAATATTCCTATTGAGCTCAGTAAGGTTGAACAAAAGTATTACGACAGTCAACCAAATGCTAAAAAGAAGGAACTACTTGATCTAATGACTCGCATGTCTAGTATGGCGTTGAATGAAGGAGATATTCCTCATAAGTTTAGAGTCCTACAGATGCCAATTTCAGACTACATCAAATCTAGTGTGATCAAGAAGATTGAATGTCTTACAGAGATGTCTGACAGTGGTGAAGGTCACAAACTTAGAAACTGGCTCGACGCATTTATGCGTATCCCCTTTGGAAAGTCTGTACCGCTTCCCGTTCAACTAAAAGATGGCACATCAAAATGTACTGAATTCATGGTGAATGCTAGAAAGCAGATGGATACTCATATTTATGGTATGGAACCTGCTAAGCTACAGATTATGCAAACCATCGCACAGTGGATAGTGAATCCTACTTCAGTCGGAAATGTTATCGCACTACAGGGTCCTATGGGAGTCGGTAAGACATCTTTTGCTAGAAATGCTATCGCAGAGGTTCTACAGCGTCCATTTGAGTTCTTCACTCTAGGTGGAGCTTCCGATATTGCTAACTTTATCGGTCACTCGTATACGTACGAGGGTTCTATGTGGGGACGTATCGCAGACTCTCTAATGCACGCAAAGAACATGAATCCAGTAATGTACTTTGATGAACTTGATAAGGTATCAACAACACCACAAGGAGACGAAATTGTTAGTATGATGATTCATATGACAGATCGTTCTCAGAACACTCAGTTTCATGATCGCTATTTCGCAGGAGTTGACTTTGATCTATCTCAGTGTCTGTTCGTATTCTCGTTTAATGACATAGATAAGGTACATCCTATTCTGCGTGATCGCATGAATGTGATTCACTGTGATGGATATACTGAAAAGGATAAGACTATCATTCTAAAAGATTACATCTTGCCACAGATTCTAGATAGACTAGCATTCAAAAAGGAGGATATTAATCTTTCGGAATCAGCTATCAAGTTTATCATTGATGACTACTCTAAAGATGAAAAAGGTGTTCGCACACTCATACGAACAGTAGAAAGCATGATGACTCGCATCAATATGCTACGAGTCGCCAAACATGAAAGTATGAAGGACTATAAGTTTTATATGGATATTGAGTTTCCTCTAACAATTACTGAACAGACAGTTAAACATATTCTTATTGATTTTGTTAAGAAAGATCCGGAGTCGTGGAGAAGCTTATACTGTTAAGCTGGAACCAACTGCTCACGGATCAGAGAATAGAACTCCTCGAAGCCATCCTCTAGGATAGGCTCCATCCAATCATCCCACTCGGCGGACGGGACGTAGTTATCTGCTAGGATGACACATGCCTGACGAATACGCTCACCGACATCCTCAATCTCCATAAGAGGAGGAAGCAGACGCCCCAAACGATCCGATAGAGACTCCTGTGAACCTACACCCTCCATGTAGCCCGCAAGGATGTTACAGATGCGCGAGAGGTTTCCCTGTGCGCACATGCCAATGTTATCCGTCATCTCATTTTTTAGAATCTTACAGAGATCCTCACGATCAGGAGACGCCTTGACATACTGCCACACCGAATCCAACACCTTACCATAGATGCCCTCCTCAATGTCATACACCGCCACCGTACTCACATACTGGTTGAACATCTGAGCTGCCGCATGAGAAGTCAGCTGGCACTCTGAGATGATCTCGCCAATTGTTTTTGACACAACAGACGTGTTCCAGCGGTAGCCCTCTGGCACAGGAATCTTACGCACATGCTCAACAATCTCCTTTGTCTGCCTCACTGCCTGAGTGGTGTGAACATTCTGGGGATCTGCTGCGAATCGTGCTAGCGGATTTGCCGGAGGTGGAGGGGCATCAGCTCCTGGATTTGGGTTCAGTGCATTCCTAAACATGGCTCTCTGGAGTGCCCTGCGGGCGATAAACTCGCGATGCTGGCGTGCTCTCACATCCTCCCGACGCTGTTTGGCAGCTGCGTCTGGGTCTACACCCGTGGCAGCAATCTCCTCACGTTGTCGGACCTTTAGATCGGCAATGGATTTGTTATGCCTAGCTCGCATTAGCCCCACGTTTGCCCTATAATTCTGCTCGAGAATCCAGAGGGCATCATCATTAGCACCGTTCGCCACCTCTGCCTCCTTGGCAGTGCGATGATTTTTATCAAAGTCCAGAGCCTCCTTCTTGTTTACGTATCCCAGCTCTCTAATTGCCAGCGTATTGGGTCCATAATTGATAACCGAATTGTAGTGTACTTTACACCGCGTGTTGTCACCCACTTGCTTACAGGGGTTTGTGCATTTAATTCCATCAGAACGAATTCCGCAGCAAATTGTGTCCATTGTTGATTGCTTGTATAATTTGATTATATGATGCCCTGATAACAATTCGTTGTTGACCACATAAATCCGTTTTCTACGAACAATGAAAAACGGATTCTTTAGGTTGACGGAAAGCATACATCGTCCAATACACAATAATTCATTCAATCATTGGACGATGCGTAATAATATATTTCTCAATACTGTCCGTCTCGGGCGGTGGGAGACCGCAATTGTACTTTGATCTCAGTCTAAAAGAGATTAACCTTATCATGGTTGTCATGATACGAGCAGCTTAGTATTGATTATGGCTCGTAAAACATAGATCAATACAAAACAGTTTTGGGAGCACTGTAAAAACCCATAGGACAACTGTTATCGAGTTGTTCGAAAGTATATGCTAACGTTGATAAGTTAGCACGGGCGTACCATGTTAGTTTGTATAAACGGTTGGGTATGACGACTATATGCGATTATGGAGAAGGTGGGGCATATAGTAAAGGTTTAAAGATCCTTTCAAAATCTTTTTACTTTAGGTTGTTGTATATGAAAAACGGATTCATTCGTTTCATTGTACTATATCTCATGCCGCTCCGTAAGGAATAGATTGATAGTACTTGTTAGTTTCTACAGATCAATCGAATGGTATTAGAAGCTAGCGCCCTGAAATGGGTCAGAGTAGAGATTCATATACTACGCCAAACAGTTTCCATACTGGGTATATGAACGTGAGGTGATCTACATGACAAGAAAGCGAGTGAGGGGCTTTTTTGTTTATAATATCTTATACATCTCAAGTGCTGTGATAGTTACGTATATTGTTAATACTACAGAGACTAGGGTTAAAAAGTGACCAAATAGGTCACCATAGTTGATTTTTACACCATAGATCTCTACAATAAACGAATGTTCGAGCTTATCGAACGACTTTTTTGAGAATATTGGCCTTAATACATCATTGCCAATGCTCGCGAAGAAGCTATTTAGGGTTAATCCGAGGACTGTACCCACAGCTGTTCGTACAATAATCTCGGAACCTAGACCCATGACCTTTACTCTATACGAACCATGAAAAACGGATTCTTTGGTTTCAGGATAGACTCATACCAGACAAGGTACGAAAGTACATTACCGGAAACGGGGGGGACGCACTAG